TGATATCGTTGTAGGTTTCAACCTCAACCTCTGAACCATTTGGGTTCGATACATAAACATCTAAGGAGTTACCACCAGCGAATGATGATGATTTAACTGAACATACCACATTTGGGTATTTTGCTTTAACAAATTGTTTCACCATTGAGGAGGCGATTGGACCACGTCCGTAAACATAAGGGGTAACACCATCATTACGGAACCTAACAGAATCAGATGGTAAACTCATTTTGATTCCTTCTACTACTACGTTGATTTTCTTACTTTTCATCTTTTATTAATTTTAGGGTTTTAAGGGTTTAAATCGGTGGGAACATCTCTCCCACTCTTACTATACTAAAGTACGACATTTATTTGACATACACAAGCCTTTTGCCATTTATTTTCAAAAAAAGTCGTAACGTGTTGATTACCAATGAGATTAATTAGGTAACCAATTCGGCTATAATATACATAAGGCAAAACCATATCACTACGGCTATGATATACATATACTTGTTTAAAAATCGTTTTATCATACGTTTCTATTAAGCGGCTTGTAACTCATTCATTACGAATGATTTACATGAGTGCCATTTGGTATTCATCGATTTCCATATATTCCAGTCAACCATCTTAGGGAATGCTCCATGCATATCACCAACAGTCAAACTCTCCAATAGATTCTTATCGATACTATTCCATTTACCACCTTTGATGGTTAGGATATTAAACCAATAAGATTTTCCATCAATTACTCGTTCCATCTGAACCACAGTGGTGTTCTTACTTAGGTAGTAAGGTAGGTTCTCTATCTTACACTCAACATCACCAATGACTGGGAATCCAGCTCTAGCTTTGGCTGTGTAACGGAATCGTTGTTCTTTTCCTAACTCAGTTAAATTACTTACTCCAACGGTGTTTCCGTTGATTCTCATTGTACCATAGAATACATCACCACTCATAGTGCCTGTATTGATTGTGATTAAGGGGTTGTTCATATTATTTATTTAAGGGTTTAAAAATCATTTCAACTTTAGGGGTAGATTCCAACTCAATTGGGTTGGCTCTCATCCTACACTCATTACCAGTAGCCATCAGAACCATTATCAATATTATCTTTATCTCTCTCATTACTATACTAAAGTACAATAAATTTTTGACATATACAAGCCTTTCACCATTTATTTTTCAAAAAAGTTCCAACGGGTTGATAATCAACCGAATAGGTTTTGGTTAGGTATATACCAATTCCTCTATATCAGATACCGCTAATCCCACCTCATGCGATTCGGAACCTCCACCCTCTACCTCATCACAGGCCAGCTGATAGAATTCCAATATCTCATCCTTATAAATCGGATGTAACCTAATCAGTTTAGTAACGTACTCTCTTAACTCCATTAGTGTGTTCATAGTACTGGATATCCTTTAACAATGTTAACAATCGCTTGAATCTTTGGTGATGTGGCTCCTTCCAATTCCTTATATAGGTACCCATCAAAAAGTCCGTAGAGTTGGTTCATCAAATGAAATCCCTCCACCTCACCAATTAAATTTAAAACGGCTTCCCTAACCTCTCCGGTCATATGGGCGTGTCTGTCGAATCGTGTGTAACTCATATCTTAATTATTTTCGTTTTCGAAGTTCGGTGTTGATTGAAGCAAGGTACATTACCGTTACTATTAATAGGAATATTATCATCTCTTTTCGTTTATTTTTTCAACCATAGGTTATATACATAATCATAAGAAGTTTCCAGCTCATCAGCAAGACCATCGAACAATCTCTCTCTCACCAAACTATCCCAAACACCAATGTATTCGTACACATCACCACCAACAATCAGCTGGTTCAATAACCCAGCAAAGGTTGCTGTTTCACTAAGTTCCATTCCTAATCCATCTGAATTACAATCTGATGGGAAATTCTCTAAATAAAATTCTTTAATCTTCATATCTAAGGGGTTTAGTTTTTACGTTGTCCTAATTTTCGTGTACCATATTCAATGGTTACCTGAGTATATGCTACTTCGTTCTCAAACATATACTTGTCCATTGAAACACTACCTTCTCTGGTCCATCTTTCAATGGTTTCATTGTTTTGTAGTTTTAGAAAAACATCTTCAGCTACTGTAATAGATTCTCCTTTTTTAAGGTACGTTGTTTCGATATTGTGAGTGTACTCTTTAATATCCTGCTTTGCTACTAAAATAAATTCTCTATGTATCATATCTAAGGGGATTAATATTGAATCATTGAAACCGGTACGTTGTAAGAAGCATATCCACCAACCACTCTTAGGTTAGCTTTGGTTCGGTTAATCTTAACAACCTCCAACTCCCTACCCTGCAACTTAGGATGGTTTACTTTAACTTTCATACCAACTTCCAATCCTATTTTCTTTTCTAAGGATTCAATGGTACGTTTCTGTTTAATCAACTGAACAACCATTTGGTTGATACTTCTTAGCTCTTCTACTGATAACTTTGATAATTGTGAATAGTTCATCTTTTATATTTTAAGGGTTTAAATTAATCTCTCTCTCAATCTTATACTCAAATATACAAAAAAGAATTGGATTGCACAAGCTTTTTGCCATTTATTTTTCCATTTTGATAGACTTTTTTTCCACATTTTTTGGTGGAGTTCAAGCCCATTTTTGCATGCCGGGGTTCATTTTCGTCTATGGTCAAACGAAATCCAAATCGCTCCCAACGGGATATTAATTTTCAGCAGTATCAGAATAGGTTCTCTCCCACCCACCAGCCCTTAAAGATACGAAGAATTTCTCACATTTCCAAATAAAGTTATCAACAGCCAATTGTGGATAAATAAAGTTATCAACACTCATAAGCCATTGAGGATGAGCCCGTTATGAAATTCTTTGTTCATAACTTTATTTTGCTATGTGAAATATTTTTTGTATCTTTGTACCCTTTTAGCCCCGTTTTTAGCTATCGCCAGGGTTTGTCACCATTGGCTTGGGATTCCGTAATGGGATTGGGATGGGATTGCTCGGAGAAGTGTGGTAAAACCATAGGGAGAAAAGCTAGGAGCTAAACACATCCCCCCTTAAGCTTCTCAACCCGGTTGATAGGTTGCTTTTCCACATCCTCTTTTCAACAATGTGGTAAGTGGTGGGAATTTGTGGGAGAAAGTGGTAAGGATTCATTGACATTAGGTGTTAATACCTCTTTATATCAAAATCAAGGAGCCCCTTTGGGTGGGGCTTTCGGTGTAGTTAAATTTTCGGGGGTATCACAATAGCGATTTGAGAGTGGTGTAGCTTGAGTGTGTAAGGGTTTCGTTAGCCCTCTATCTCTTCTACTAGTATTTCCTTTATCTTATCTATCTTCTCTCTTACTTCTTCCATTTCTTCTTTTCCTTCTACTATCTCTTCTATTTCCATTAGGGTGAATAGTATCTTTAATAAGACCTTTTGGTTTTGATTTGTTTTCATCTGAGTGGGGTGTTAGTGAGTTAGTACTTCCCTTATATATAGGGAGTTCTTTTGATTTTTGTTTATTCTCTATACGTTATGTATCTATACTACTACTATTACTATTCTTAGCTGATTTATTTTTATCATTGGTTTCACAGCTCCAGTTTGGATTGGACATTAAAAAACCCACCTTTTCGGGGTGGGTTAGGATTCGTTTAAATATCCGTTTCATTCTTATAGTGATTTTCATAATAATCTTCACTCATTAGAATTCCACCTATCATTTGGTTTATAACCACAGCTTCATTCCAGCTATTATATTTGTAGACATTTGTATCCTTTACAATTACCCAATTTTTTTGTTGAGTAATATCCCGCCTATCCATCCAATTCCATTCGTTACTACTCATTATAATGTTCGATTCATATTTTCAATTAATTCCATAAACCCCCATTGAAATTTCCTTCCAGAGTACATATGAATATAGGAGTTCATTCTACCTAGTCCAAAATCCTTCCATCCTTCACCATTTGCTAGTAACTTAAGCGATAGCTGCTCCATTATCAATTCCGGCAGTACTAACCGATTCCCAGTTTCCCTTGATTTTTTGAAATAGAATTCCTTAATAGCATAGAATGTATCCATATACAATTTCATATGCTCAGGGTTCTTAAACGATAGTAACCCTACGTTATGAGCTCCATCCCATATTGGACTCCAATGTGGAAAAATCTCTTTGATTCCCCATTCATCAAATACTTGAATATTATTTGCATAGTACTTATCCCCAATTTCACCATCGTTAAAATCATATAGTACATCGTAACTATCAGGTATGATAAGTGGTTCTGCTAAAAACACATCCCCATCCATATGAATAAAATCACCGGTTTCTCTTTTCATTGCTTCAAACTTCGGTTCGCACCATAGGTAATTCTCAGTATTCTTTTCCAAAAACTTCACTTCATTTACAAAATTCCCCAATTCGTTAGCTCCCCTTTCATCCGTATAAAGTGTAATTGGATGAAATCTTCTAGCCATTTTGATTGAACATTGAAACAATTCCAATTGCCCTTTGATATAAGGTTCACCAAATCCGTTTGGTGTTGTTGTTAAGGTTTGTACTATTCTCATTCTATTGGTTCTTTACATTGTGGACATACAGTTGGTGTTTTTGTATAGAATACGTTACCGCATTTCTTACAAACTTTCATTTCATCATCACGCCATTCCAAATCTGGGTATCCTATATCTGAATTATTCATTGTTAATAATATACTTTTTCACAAATTCAACCCCATTGTTGATTTGTAGTTCAAATTTATCCAATCTTACCTTCATTATATCCTTAGCTTTTGGTATCTCACCTTGCCTCATTTTCAAAGTTGCATCCTTTACCTTAGATAATCCATCCACATCAATCAGTTTTATATTCGATTGAGTTCCAATCAGCGGGTCCACATTTTGTGGTACTGATAAATCGATTATAACTTTGGTACCTTCCACATCATTAAAATTTATGATATGATAGTCCGCATTGGTTGCTACTATAATGATATCAGCCAATTTAATATACCTTTGGAGGCTTGAATATCTATCACTTTTTACATCCAATTGTTTTGCTATCTTATCTGATAACGATTCAGTTCGATTCAATAACGTAATTTCGTTGGTATCCAATTCCGTAATGATATTTCTCATTGTGGCTCTACCCATCTTACCAGCACCAATTACCAAAATCGTTTTGTTCTGAATATCGGTTACATTTTCCTTAATATATTCAACAGCTGCGTTTGATACTGATACTGAACCCTCTGATATTTTAGTTTCTGAACGTATTGTTTTAGCTATCGATTGTGCAAAGTTGGTTATCTTTTCAAAATACCCACCCAACTTAGCTGAAATACCTGCCATTCTAAGTGCATCCTTAATCTGACCAGCCACTTCATAATCACCCAATAACTGAGAGTCCATTCCAGATGCAACTTCTACTAAATGTTCAAAACATTCCCTATCATTAATGTAATATGCTTCTCTTTTGAATAGTTCCATATCACCATCACCTACCAAAAGTTTCAAAAGTTCATCCTCTGGTTGGTCAAATGAATAGATTTCAGTTCTATTACAAGTTGAAATGATAAAAAAATGAAATAATCCGCTATTAGAATACCTTTCTAAAATAGCAGATTCAGTTAGTGCAAATTTACTTCTTACAGATAACTCAGTTTTTTTATAACTAATACCAACACAATTTAGTGGTTTAAATATCATTCTTCATTAAGGTATTTGATAAGATTAATAATTGTAATTGTGAAAAAAACCGGCCATACAATAACCATCAAAGCTCTTTCAAAATTATTAAATTGTAATTCATCATCACCTCCTCTTGATAGGAGCCAATCATAAAACATAGTAAATCCAAATCCTAAAACTAAATATATTAAAATTTCTTGTCCATATTGTAACATCATAACTAATACTTTTTTGTTAAATTTTCCACATCCCACATTTGTTGTGAGATTTCAATTTTTCTTTCTAATTGTATAATAGCTTCTTTTTGAGCTTGAATATACTCCTGCATTAAATAAATTTGGTGTTTTAATCTACCATTTTCTTCATCCAATTCCCGTTTATCTTTGAAGTATTTTTTAATTTTTTCTATCATTTATAGTAAGTGAGGTTTGCCTTCAGTTAATCCGGCGTTAGTTACTTGAACCCATTTTGGGCTGAATTCAGATATTGAATTTGCACCACCATAAGATAGTGCCGATTTTACTCCATCCAATAATCCATTTATTACATATTTTACTCCACCTTTATAAGGTATAATAGTTGATTCACCTTCTACGTTTCTAGCTGCCTGTCCATGTGATACCTTAGTTTCTAATGATGCTGAACCTCTATAACGTTTATACAATCCGTTTCCTTTTTCAATAATTTGACCGGGTGATTCATCAGTTCCAGCAATTAGTGAACCAATCATAACACAATCTGCTCCAACCGCTAACGCTTTAGCAATATCACCACTTCCTCTAATTCCACCATCAGCCATAATTGGTACATTTGATATCGTAGCGATATCCTCAATACAACTTACATTTGGTACACCAAACCCAGTTTTGATTCGAGTAGTACAAAGTGAACCTCCACCAATTCCAACTCTCAATCCATCTGCCCCAGCTGATTCTAATGCTACAGCTGCCTCAGCAGTTGCGATATTACCCGCAATGATATCCACCTTTTCAAATAGTGGATTTTGTTTACACCATACAATCATATCGATTACATTTTGGTGATGTCCATGCGCTACATCGATAACCAAAATATTGGCACCAGCTTCTACCAATTTAGTAGCTCTTACCTTATCTTCTCCCTGAACACCAATTGCAGCCATAATTGGAATTTGTTTAATTTCAGCATGCCAATCATCATACATAATTCCCCAATCTTCATATGGACCACCAAACCCATCACCATAGATTTTATAGCTTAACATTTTAATTTGTTTAGCTTGCTCTTCAATTGACATAAATCGGTGAATACATCCAACACCTCCCATTAGAAACATTTTGAATGCCATATCTAATTCACACACCGTATCCATTGGGGATGCTACTAATGGATTCATTAATCCATATCGTCTACTTACCAATGTATTTAGATTAATGTTTTGGCGGGAGTTTACGTTTGAATACGCTGGTACCAATTGGATATCATCGTATGTAAGTGATTGTTTCATGTAACTTTTTGGTTTTTATTTTGTTTGATAAACTAAGGTATCCAATTCAGTAATAGGAGCGTTCATAAGTTTTCTATAAACTCTACATCCAAATTTCTTACGGGTTGATGCAGATTCACTATCCGCATATCGTTGTGCTATAAATTGAGAATCACAAACTGCTACTAAGTAACAACGTCCGTTTAAATCACCACCCTCATATGCTAATATTACAAATGTTTCCATAACTTATTTTATTTATACAAATATACGAAAAATTATCGATATCTACAAGCTTTTCGATAAAATTTCTTCAACAATTTGAATATCTTCGGGATAATCAACTGCATGGGATTGGTTATCTAACATAACCATTTTAATTTTATGCCCCATCTCTAAAAATCTAATGATTTCAATATCCTCATCATATTCTAATGGAGTTTTTTTACCAAAACTACTAAATTCTTTAAGGTGCTCTCTATTAAATGCGTATATACATACCTGCTTTTTGGGATGGTTACCATTACCTGTTTTGGTTCCGGGTATTGGATTCCTAGACATATAGATTAACTCATCATTTAAATTGGTAATTACTTTTGGTATTTTCTTATCCTCTACATTTTCATGTTTGTTTAAATAAGACATACAATTTACAATATGGTTTGGATATTTCAACTTAGCTTGAATTACCTTATCAATATCAGTTGGGTCCAATAATGGTTCATCACCTTGGATATTTATAATAATATCAGCATCAATTTCCATTGTTGCTTCAGCAACTCTATCAGTTCCAGTTAAACAAGAATCTGAAGTTAATATTACATTATATCCATAGCTGTTAACTAAATCTACAATTTCTTCATTTTCAGTTGCTATATACACATTTTCAATTCCAACTGAATTCTTAGCTATTTCAGCAACCCAAATAATCATTTCTTTATTTTGGATTTTTGCTAATGGTTTTCCTGGGAATCTTGAAGATTTGTATCTTGCTGGAATAACAACTGCTATTTTTGGTTTTAATGTTTTTTCAATCTTTGAATAATCGTAAGTTTCTGAATTTTCAATATCCAATAAAATATTCTCTATTCTATTTGGATTTAAAAATGAAGATTGTAATGTTTGTGGATATAATGGATGAATGTGCTTCATTCCACTTATCATATAATTGTGAGTAAATCCCCAATTGTGAGTTATATGTAATGGAATCATCCAATCCGTTAAAACTTTATGAAGTGGTGATGAATTATATAATTTGAATTTGTATTGCAAATATGTAACTAATTGTTCGGTCTTTACGTTTCCAACACCCCTACCCATTCCTAATAATGTACCATCCAACCACACTACACCTTCCTCTAAAGCAGATATACAATTAGCGAATGCTAATCCAATGTTATCATGTGTATGAATACCAATATCACATCCAAATTCTTTAAAAATTTTAACAATTTCTTTTACTTTACTTGGTTCAACATTACCATATGAATCAGCAAAATATAATGCTATTGGATTAACATTTACTAATTTACTAAAATCTCGCATTTCATCATCCGATAACATAGAAATACTCATCAAATTTATCATCAAATCATATCCTTTATTTTTTATATGATTTGCAATTCCAATTGAGTGGGTTATTTCAGAATGTTTTATTGCCAATCTACAAATTGAAAATGGTGAATCGGATTTTTGATGAATAATATTATCAATCAATGCAAAATCAATAGAATCTCCTTTAATAAAATCTTTAGCATCAATCATAAATGCTAATTTAGAATTTAGTGGTAATCTATATTCTAATATTTCCCAAATAAATCTATCATTACATTTTCTAAATTGCCCACCTTTTAGTGGTGATTTATAACCAATCTCAATAACATCCACACCAGACGTATCCAATGAAAATACTAAATCTTTAACCATTTTTGGTTCAAAATTCCAATTGGTATAGTATCCACCATCTCTTAAAGTACAATCTAAAATTTTAACCTTTTTCATAAATTTATTTTATATACTTTATGTGTTCTAATGTATCTGTCCAATTTTTAAAAGTAAATCCTTTATCATCCACATAAACAAATGCGTTTGGTTTACCCCAAACTACATCCGAAATGTATTGTTTAAAATTATAAGATTCCAACCAATCCCAAATTAACTCAGTTCCTGTTTTATCATTAATCAATGGTCTGTTTGGGTTTGATTTGCAACTGAATATTACTATTTTATAATTATCACTTAGATACTTCAACGCAGTTTCAGTTCCTTCCATTGGTTCACCATATATAGTACCATCAAAAAATCCTTTAGAATCATTATGAATTACTCCATCAAAATCTAATGCAACTACCTTTTTAGATTTTTCCAAAAACTCAGCAAAATCTCCCATTTATATTAAAGTTATGTTTGAAATATTTTTAAGTATATTAAACTCATAATTAATATTATGAGCCGGTCCAACTATACCCGCTTTCTTAGCTTCTGCAACTTCATCATATGTGGGGTCATAATAGTGACCTGTTTTATTTCCATCAAACCCAATCAAATGAACATTTTTATTAAAAAATAAAGATAAATTTAATGCTAATGAGGTTCCAGATGTTAACCTAGCAGTTGATTCATTCATATATGGATGCGAAACATTTAATAATCGAGTGTTGGGTTGTATATGTAAAATTTCTCTTTTACTGTTACCACGTATTTCCGATGTAGTAAATAACTGAGTTTTGTTTACATATTTTTCAAAATTAGGTAGCATGTATTTTGTATGTGGTAATGTAAAATCACTACAATGGAAAGATATTGCTGATACTTTTGTTCCAACATCACCCTCATACCCTTCTATTTGAAAATCATTAAACCTAATTACACATTCATACGAATCTATAAATTCCCCTTGATTATCCATTTTACCATTACCAACTAATAGTACAGTATCTGGAAAACTTTTAAATAAAGATTGTACCGAATCGTATTTTTGCATATCCGATATTATTTAAACCATCCGATTTTCTTTCCTTCTTTTTTACGTCTATCGTATTCCTCAACTGAACCCGGATATCTAAATGCCCATACCCCAATCAATATGAATGTAAATGCTGCATATCCAACAATTCTAAGTGGAACTGTAAAGTACATTGATATAAGTGAAATACTCATTACAATTACCATCATAATTCTACCTTTGTTTGGATACACCCTTTTGGTTTCCCAATTGGTTAGGTATTTTCCAAAGATTTTGTGTTCATGCAACCACTTATCCAATTCAGGAGATGATTTTGAGAATGCCCAAGCGGCCAAAAGTGCGAAGAAAGTTGTAGGTACACCCGGAGTAATCACTCCAATGTATGCACAACCTACGAATAAAAGCCCCAAGGCTCTCCATAACCATTTTTTCATATAAATTATCGTTTAAGTATAAGTACTAATGCTAAAATAAATAGAACTATTCCAATTGGTATCCAAAGAGGAGCAGTTACCCACCACCAAGACCAATCAATATAGTTTGTTAATTTTAAAGTCATAAAGATTAGGAATAATATCATACCCAATCCGATTCCGTTGCTGTTATTATTTGAATTTGCCATTTTAATTAAAATATTGTTTTAAATTATTAGTTTCGATAGTTTTCTTTAATACTTCAACATATCTTTTATCCGAAGCGTAACTATTAGAAAGGTATTGGTAGTATTCTGCTTCAGTATTTATTGTTGCCAAATACCTACATTGGTAAAATGCGTAATCATAAACTGATTCTCGCCAACTTTGATAAAATGCGTGATTGTTCTGAGTTCCACCAGCAGTAGTTACTCTCTGCTTAGCTTCTTTCATTCCAAATAGGTTATGGTTTTCTTTGAAAATATTACTTTTCCACTTACCAGTTTCAATCATAGACTGAGCCATTACAATATGTGGAAACTTAACGTTTAATTCCTTTAAAAGTTCAACCAATTTATCTTCACTAAATTTATTTTGCTCAGCGGTCATATTCAATACAATCAATTCCTTTTCATAATTTTCCAATGATTGAATTTTAGCATACCTACCAATTGTAAATGAAATAGCTACTAAACTAATACAAGTTAGTATAACCATTTTAACTGTTTTCAAATCTTTTTTGAATACTAAGTTTGTTCTATCGTACTTATAAATCATAATTTATTTTTTTAATTTACCATTAATGTACTGAGTTCTTAATGATTTAGCCTCAATGTATTGAGTTCGTAATTCGTTAAGAACTTCAGCTTGAATTTCATCATAATAACCTTTAGTTTCAATATCGGTTATCATTTCCCTTACCGTTTGAACTGTACTTGTCCAATCTTCCATTTGTTCATCACGCAACCATTCATCCAAATCAAATAAGAATTTAGATTGCTTTCTATCTAAAAAAATGGTTTTTTTACTCATTAATTTTTAATAATTCACATAACTTATTATAGGTTGCCTGCCCAGATGAACTCAACCTATCATAATCCCATCCCAACTCTTCAATTAAATCTTTAATATCAGCTAACATAACATAACTTATTTGCTATTAGTAAAATCGTTTCCTCATCTTCTTTAGTAAGTCTCCAACTATTACCTAATAGTTTAGATACAGCTTCATCAAATGCATCACCATCGATTGAATTATTTGTTTCCGATAACCCTTTTGGAGTGAACCCCTCACTATAAAGTTCATCTACCAACTCCATTGCTTCAGCCAATTTTAATTTCTCAGCTTCTAATTTGTTTTTTTCATTTTCCCAAAACTTTTGTTTTTCTTCTTGGGATAGAGTTTTCCATTCTTCTAATTTCATAATTTATATTTTAAAGGTTACCAACTTGCGTTATATTCAAAATCATCCGCTATCTCATCAGTCAAAATATCTTCTAAATACACAATAGTATTTAAGATACTCTTAAAGTACCATTCATCATATTCAGTTCCACCAAAGAAAAATCCACTAGATGATGGTAGTAATGTACTAGCTAAATCATTATCAGCTTCAACTTGTTTACATACATCCAATAACTCTTCTAATTTTTCTCTGCTTACATAAGAAGATTGACACTCATCAATTCCATTCTGAACATTCTGAACGAACCAATTGTGGATTTGATTTGCCTTTCGCCAATATGCAACCTCTTCAACAATAAACTTAACACGCTCCGGCTTGATTCTTTCATCAACTTTACCACCGGTTTTAACTTCCACATCCATACGGTGTTCTGGTTTGTAATAATCACCACTACGAACATAACTCTTTTTGTACAAATAACTGTCTAGTCCCATAACTTTTTATTTTAATGCGTTTAATAATTTTTTATAATCTATACCAATAACACCCAACAGACCCATAGTTCCGGCCATAACTGCAACTGCCATCTCATTTAAAGGTCCTGCAAAGTGGATGTAGTTCTGAATTGTTCCGTTCATTATACCATAGAAGATATAAAATGAACATACTGCGATTAAAATTGCTTGATAATTTTTCATATTTTAGGGTTTTAATTAATTACTCTCTTAATTACTTGTCTAATATACAACAAATATTCGATATAAACAAGCTTTTTTGTCATTATTTTGTAATTAAACTCACTTTAATATCTTCAAGTAAGTCCAATTGGTTACGAAATACATCCTTTTCGAATGCCTCTCTATCAATATCCATAGATTCCTGTACCCTATTTATTAGAATAGTACTAAAATTGGATGAAATTGAACGTTCGAAGGAGAATTTATGGTTAGTAATAGCTATGTAAAAATCATTAATAACTATATAGTATTCCATACGTCTGTTACTAACATAGTACTTACCAAAGCCAGGTGACATCATAAAATCGGTATCTTCTTGCTCACACATTAGGTTTACAATATCCGAAAGTAATTGTTCGGTTTCACCTAATTTATAAGGTGGTTTAATAATATTTTTTATTTTGGTTATAATATTCATAGGGATTTTGGTTTAAATGTAACAATTTACATTGGTTAATGCTAATAATTTAATGACTCTAAGGTTATCCATATCAGCCCTACTAACTGCCTCAACCAATTTGTTATCACAAACTGCTTCAACAAATCCTCCACCACTCATAACACCATCTCTATGCATCATAATGGAAACCATTATATCCACATTGTGGTTTGAAACCTCAACTTGCCAGTCTTTAGCGAACTGAATAGCTGCATTTTTGTACTTTTCTCTTAATTCTAAATAATCCATTTTTTTACGTTTTAGGGGTTTAATTATTAATTCTCAATCTTTATATTCAAATATACGAAATCTTCCTGATATAACCAAGCTTTTGGTTAATTATTTTCATACACACTAAATGGTGAATTCATTGGGATAATGAACTTATTGTTGGAAGTGTCAATTTTGTTTCTAACTTTTTTGAATTTCAATCCAACTATAACGTTTTGCTCATCCAAATATCTCATATCATATGCATCACCATCAATTACATCATATCCACTCCATTTAGTTGGTAATTGTTTACCTTCAAATACCATAGCTACCCTACCTTTACCTTCCCTTAGTAGATTTACACAATCAATCATATTATACCCTGAAAATGAGTAGGTTAAATCGTAATTAGAGTACTTTTCTAGCAATCTAAATCGTTTTGATACCTTTGTGTAATCATAGAAAGAAACATCAGGAAACCACTCCAAAATGTTCTTATTATCCAATTTAAAGGTAGTTGGGTCTAAATCTGAGGTTCCATTCAATCTAACTGAGAATCGTAATCCACTACGTTCAGCTTTCTCTTTTTCTTTACCAATTTCATAGATTAACCAACCCATAAAAAATTCCCTGTCCTCAAAGAATAGTTTTGTTTTTTTGATGCGGGCCTGATTAATTTGGTTCTTATGGATATCGATTTTATTCCTACCAGACTCATTCAAACAAGCAGCGGTACATTCATCCGTTCTCATTGGACAAACCTCATATCCACTTGACTTAGCGGGTGCTAAGTATATAATGTAGGTTGATTCATTATACTTTAATCCTTTAGCCATCTTAGAAGATGAATTAACACTACCAAGATAACTTAATCCGGTTAGTTTCTTTGCTTGAGATAAATTTTGAAATTTCATTTACTATTAATTTTAGGGGTTTAATTGATTATCTATATAATGTTACAATACTACCGAAGTAACTATCAAATACCTCAAGTAGGTTTTCATAATCACCACTCCTCATTTCAGAACAAATTTCTTCAGAATTCATTCCTAATTGTTTTGCCAGATTTGATGCGGTTCCCAATAAGTAAAAAGCGTTACCCTGTGGACCGGTTAAATCAATTGTAATTCCTGTTTGTTTTGGTTTTTCTAAAATCATAACTTTATTTTTTTTAATTATTAAATACCTTGCTCTCTGCGTAAATCATACTCTTCCTTTTCAGCTTCCGAATACTCAACAACCTTTAAGTAAGGTTGAAAATCAGTTTCGTAATAACCTCGAAATCCAGCGAAGAATAACATCTCATCGATGAACAATTTTCGAACGTAAGTCATATCGGATGAACCAAATCCCTGGTCTTCCGGCCAATCGGAATATTCATTGGCAACTATCTCCAATGAATTAAAAACAGCATCAGCATAAGTGAATCCGTTTTTAGAAGGGAATCCTTTTCTGATAACATCGTAACCTTCTACTAATGAAGAGGTTTCGTGAACAAAAGCTAAATTAAATGGTAAACTCATATTTTTAGGGTTTTAAGGTTTTAAGTATCTCTCAATCTTTATACTCAAATATAGGAAATTAATTTGGATTGCACAAGCCTTTTGCCAATTATTTTCAAAAAAAGTTATTAACATTTTGGCATAAAAAATAACTCATTGAAAATCAATGAGTTATAAATTACTTATAATTTGTCTTACTTAGATTTTGATTTAGTTTGGTCCTCAATTACCAAAGAATCATACTCTTGTTGGAGTTTCTGAATCTCAGCTTTGTTAGCCTTTTTATCCTTGCTTAACTTTAATTTTAGTATTTTTTCAGTAATTTCTTGATTGCGTTCCATAGGTTTAAATATAATTTTCTGGATTAAGTTTCATATCTTCAATAACATCAATATGAGATTGTTTATGCATTTCTAAAATATCATGCATCTCATCATATAACTTTTGTCTAGCTTCCTCACCAGCCTCTTCATCATCTCCCCAAAAAACATCAGTATCATATTCATCGATATCTACAAATTCAGTATCATCATATTCCTCTGATGTGTAATATACTCCAGCAAAGTTATAACCTTCATCTTCAAATGTGTTGTGAACAATTACATCTGATTTAATTTTTCTTAGATTATCTGCAAATCTTTCAATCCAACCATTAATCGGGTCCCATGCTGATGTAACTCTAACAACGGGTTCGTCTGGTGAATCATCTTCAATAGAACCATATAACCATTTAGCACCAGTATTATCACAATACCAATTCCTATCATATTCCAATGGTGTATCATCTCCAAATACTCTTTTAGTAAGTGCTTCGGTTTGAACATCCCACTCACCATCTTCGGTTTGAAATACTCTTTTAATTTCTGCAAGAACATCTTCGTTTGAGTTCTGAATAACAATGTAATTTTCTATATTATTTGCCATAACTTATTATTTATTTAAAAATCCTATTACTTTTTCTTTAATCCCACTTTGTTTGATACCTTCATTACTTCTAGCAGTTAGTACAAAGTTATCAAGTCCATGTCCTTGATTGTATTCCGGACTCATATTAAGGTCATCTATTGCAACCCATGTTTCAATTTCAGAATTTAATTCCAAATACTTTTCAATCTCCAATATTCTTTTTTTACTATACCAACCCTTCCAACTGAAAAGTGCATCGGATTCTGAATCCCAATCACCTAAATTTGGTGTGAATGCTAACGGTCTTTTACTAATACCTTGCTCAATATAGTAATCACCCAACTCTTCTAATGTAGCATGTAATTTCCAATCCGAACTAACAATTATTTCAGCACCAGTTTCCTCAAGTACTTCATTCAATACCTTAATAGCTTTTTCATCGAAATTATCCAACCTTACATTCACCGGGGCTTCTTTTTGAATTAAAGATGAGTTTGGATTATCCGAACGATACTTACTCCATTTCTTACTTCTACCTCCCCAATTGTTAGAGAGGCAAATTACACCATCATTATCTAAAAATATAACTTTCATTATTTCATTTTTTTAATACTATCCAACAATTCGGGATATTCCAATAGTAATTTTGGATTATTTTTCAAAGTTTGAATTGTAATATCATTCTTTAACTTAGTAGTACTCCAACCATGTGCTCTTGATGTGAATATAACTTTAGGTGTTAAGTTATCACCGGTAAATCGTTTACCAATATAATCCTCACCCAATATTCTAACATCAGGTTTAAAAAACTCAATTAATTGTATAAGCTCTTCTTCAGTTTGATAAGTATAAACCGCATCAACTGATTCTAATTCCATTAAAGTATTATATCTTTCAGCACGAGGTACAACGGGTGTATATTTATTAGCCCTATCAATAGATGGGTCATTTTGTAGAAACACCATAAAGTAATCACAATGCTTTTTTGCAGTTTGAAAGGTGTAAACGTAACCTGGATGAATGATATCGAAGTTACCTGCGGTAAATCCTACTATCTTTTGTTCTCCGTTTATAATCATTTTATTCTTTGTTTATAATCTCCCACTTAAAAGGAGGTCTATTTCTTTGATACTCACGCATTGACCAATCAATATCATCAGTTTTTAATGTTATTAATTCTGGTTGTGGGTTGTTATAATCCAACCAAGTGATTTTAATAATGTAATTCATACTTTAAAATTTACCCCATTGGGATTTATGTCTATTTTCTTCAGCTATCTTAAAACCCAACCAAATATCCTTAAAGAATGATTTGATATTATTAATTATTTTGTTCATATTACAAATATACTAATTATTTTTTAATTATCCAAATTTATTTCCAAAATATCTGTATTCCTATTAATATTGCTGCTAAAATCAATGATATACCTGTTTTTGCATTAATACCCTCATTCATAAATATAAATGTGAGAATAGCAAACGTAATCATCCCACCAGCTTGCCCTATAAATCTTCCCGGCCATAATTGCCCATCAAAGTGTTCAGCAACCAAAGAAGTTCCTTTAATAAAAATGTAAGATATTAAGGTCCCACCCATTAGAGATATTAAGAATGGATTACGTTTGAACCAAGGCCAAACGAATTGCCCATTGGTTTGTATCCAAATTATACATTGGGCTATTGTAAATAATATAACTCCCCAAATTAGGTTTTTCATACAATCATTTTATTTATGAGATGAAAACCCTTTTATGGTACGGCCATCTTTTTCCAATTTAGTTTCGATATCTTCTAATCGTTTATCAAAATCATCCAAAGATGTATTGATATTATTTAGTGCGGAATTTATATCTGTAAATCCTTTATTAACATCATCTACTATTGTATAATCATTTTCTTCTAATTCTTCCAATTTTCCACCATTGACTGGTATTTTGGGTTTAGATGTTCTAACAATTAAAATGGTTAACATTACTATTGGTGCAAATATTAATAATACTATAAATATTGCTACGATTGTATTGAATATTTCTATCATGCTTTTAAGTTATAAATTCAGTATCTTTCTTTAAGTCAACATAGACTCCTTTATAAATACCTTCATTAAATTTATTAATAACCTTTTCAACCAACATTGTTGGAGTACCTGTTATTTGGTACAATCCATCCATTAGTTTAATGACATCTCTAGTTGAATCTATTGGATTAATTGGTGTAATTGTTTCTACTTCCAGTACACCATCTATATATTTTTGAAATTTTAAATAATTTTTAATTATTAACATATTATCACTGTTAATTTCAACAACTACACCCTTTGATAAATCTCTGAATGTGTTCCATAAATACCAATTAACACATTTTAAATCAACTAATATTCTATTCTTAAATGCCAATCTATATCCATCATCTAAAATTTCTTTCAATTTAGGTAAATCGGGACTATCAGATACCAAACAAACATCAGCATCCCAAGTTTTAGGATTTGATGGGTTGTTTAAATACTCAGCAAATCCACCAGCTAAATAAACTTCATATTCAGATAAATCATGCAGCTCTGATAGTTCTTTGTACCACATAGTTAATGTGTACAACTCAGGTCTACCCCACACAAGGGTAGTTGTTAAATTATCAAATCTACAAAAAAAATCCATTATCTATTTTTAATACCTTTGTTTTTACCGGCAATTATAGATTCTAATTTATCAGTTAGTTTTTCAATAGTATCTGAATTTCCTTGATTACCTTTCAGTTTCTCAGTTTTAATTGTATTGGTAAGTAAATTAATCACTTCCTCTTTTTTCTTATCGTTCATACAGTTTGTTTAAATATTCAAATACTTTTTCTGAAAATAATGTATTGTACACATCACTTCCTATTTCAGATGCTTCAACTATGATACCTGATTTTGCATAATTCAATGCATATGCGATATCGTATTGTGAATATATTGGTTTTGCTCTATCAAGCTCTTCATTAATCATATTGATAAAATCATCTGATTTTAACCACTCATCATACTCAGCATCTCTTAAATCAGCATTGTAAATATATCCTTCCAATTCTTCCTCTGGAATACTATTAATCATAAATTCTTTTGTTCTACCCATTTTTATTAATTGTTATGTTATACTCTAATATACAAATTTTATACTTTTTCGTTTGTTGGTTTTAACCACATACCATCTTTAAATATTAGGTTTAAAAAACCAGGGATGATTTCATCTACATCCATAAGTAATCTAAGACTTTTTGGTGTATCATATTTCATCATCTTCATTAACTCTTCTCTAATTCTTTCACCACTAACAGTTTGTTCTAATTTCTTTAGGATGTTAGGTTGTTTCATTGCTTCCCAAATATCATCACTCATAACAAAATCCTTTGTGATTGTAAATCTTAATGCTCTTAGAATTCTCAAAGGGTCATCCATCATAGTTTGTTTAGCTGGTAATGGAGTTCTTAATAAACCTATTTTTAAATCATCAATTCCACCAAATATATCTATAAGGTTTCCATCAATATCCTCAGCCATAGCGTTTAATGTAAAATCTCTTCTAAGTAAATCATCTTCCAATGTTCCCAATTCTAAGATTGGTCTACGAGTTCCCTCAACATATCCAACTTCCTTTCTTGCCATTACGAAATCAGCAACCATCCCAGAGTATTTATGTTCTTTTGGGAACTTAGCTCTGATAGTAAAACACTCAGGTGTACTTAGGAATATTTCAAAATCATTTACAGTCATCCAATCTGTCATTATTTGAAATCCACTCTCTACAGTCCAATCTAAGTTGTCCAAAACAAATGTGAAGTCAATATCTTTTGTATCAACCCCTAACAACCTATCTCTAACACAACCCCCTACTTTGAATATCTTTGGCATAACCTATCTTTTTTATTACATAGTAAATATACAAAATATAATTGATATATCCTAATATTTTAAAAGAAAAAGAGCAACTATTTTAGCTGCTCTTTATCAATTAGTGAGAATCTCCCACATCATTTTTCTCTCCATAAATAAGGTAGTCAGGGTTTATAACCTTAGCTACTTTATTACGTTCACCTGTATGGTATTTGATTACAATTCCTTCATGTGGAACCTTAGTACCTTCAATCATATTTTTAAATACGAATTTATCTTGCACCTCTTGCGACCAATTTCCAAAATGTAATATTTCAACATAAGGTAATTGTAATATATCTTTAATCATCAATTTAGAATTGATAGGACTTAAATACTCACCATTCTCCTTTACATCGAATCCTACAAACTCCATTTCTGTCAAACCATAATCATAGTTCTTTTGAATTCCGGCCCCATAGATTTCTCCATAGATTGTGATTCCATCTCCAATTTCTGGTTCCATTGAATTACTTTTAACGTATTCCCATAACCTCTTTTTGATTTCATATTTATCCGCAATTTGGTACCAAACATTGGTATCATAGAAACCTTGAGAATCCGAACCCTTTTCTACATTATGTGAACCAACTACAAATTCATACCCAATCCACTTATCAGCAAACCCAATGAACTTCTTAACCTTATCCCAAAATGATAATTTAAGTTTCTTAACAATACCATATCTAGCATTAGTACCATGTATCTTACGAGTAATTTCAACGGTATCTTCTTCAGTAAACATTCCATCCACATTTTTTAGGTTTGGGAATTTATAGTAGATGTGGAAGTTTGGATTGTCTTGGTATCTAATCTTTCTACCTCCGGCTAATTGGATTTGTTTAACTGGTGGTTCGTATTTAGTAATTCCTAAGAATTCCATACAATCATCACCTTCGCCTAAATCAAAATCACCCATAGTAACTCTACCACGTAGGTATTTCATTGGGATAATTAAACATTCAGAATAAACACCTCTTAATTTTACAGTCCTAACTCTATTACCTTTACGAAGATAGTTAGTTACACCCATCTCTTCAGAAAGTTCTTCAGGTATAACCGCATCAGTTGTAGCAATGATTGTTTCATCACCAATAGTAAACTCTCCCTTCTTAGTGATTGCATTCCAACCACCAGCAACTACCAATTCGATGTTATCAGCACCCTCAATTGGATTTACTTCTTTGATTTTTGCTATGTAGCAAACTGAATTTTCGTTTTTCATTTCTTATAATTTTATTTCAAATCTATTTCTCATTCTTTCAACTGCTTCAGTTGGAACACCATGTTGGTTTACACCACCATGTCTATTCTCAACTACTAATGAGTAAACCTGATATCCATAGGTTTTTGCTAAGGTAAAATATATATCCATCTCCCATTTTTGAGTAAAAGTGTTAGATACTACTATTTTTCTATAAAATTGGTCATTAACTAATGAATCCTTCATATAAGTTTCTACTGTATTTCTACAAAACTCATGTGCATCTTTTAGTTTAGAACCATCGAAGTTATAGTTACCTTCCTTATCATAAAAATACTTATCAGCTTCACATACTAAGAAATCACTTTCTACTATTGAATTTGCTAATGTTGATTTACCACTACCTGGCAATCCTCTTAATAAAAATAATTCTTTCATAACTTACTTTTTATAGTTTTCTACAATTGTATGATGGTCTTTATCTAAAAATCCATCAATAGGTTGTTTATCTAATATTCTAACAATATCACTCATACTAATTGGTGATAAGTTGTTACCATCTACACCAACATCCATAACTTTACCTCTACCAACTCTTCGGTTAGGTGGTAAGTGAACGTGTCCATGTAAGTGAGGAACTCCCTTACCTAAACCATCCCAACTTGCTATTGGGTAGTGCATACACACAAAATGAGTTCCATCATGTTTACCACTACCATCGGGCCATTTGATACTCAAATCTAAATATTGATGAACTGAACTGAATATCTCAGCGATACCATCTCTATTGTTAGCTATGTGGTGGTCGTGGTTACCTAATACTAAGTGAATGTTTTGACAAACAATTCGGTTTCTAAATTCAGCGATTGAATCAAATCCACCAAAAGACCAGTCACCTAAGTGAATTAAGATATCATCTTGTCCAACTACTGCATTGATATTATTAACTAATACGGCATTCATTTGGTTCAATGTATCGAAATCTCTGAAATGGTTTGCACCAGCTCTATCCCATTGTGTTGTTCCTTTACAAATGTTAGCATGGTTATAGTGGGTATCACTTGTGAACCATACTTTTTGTCCTTTATTTAGTAATATCTTCATAACTATCTATCTTTTAATCGTTTGAATACTGCTTTTATGTTTGGTTCTTCTAATTTAAGTTTCAAAGATTGCCATTTTGATTCTAAGAAATCATTGTACTCTTTCTCAGTTTTGAAACCCATTCTTTTCCAGTCCATTGTAGTTTTCATATCTCTTAATCTTATACTCAAATGTAGTAAAAATTATTGACATATACAAGCTTTTTGCCGATTATTTTCAAAAAAGTTACTAACTTCTATACCTTAAATCATTTTGCCTGTAAACACTTAATACTGAACCCTGTCCATGTGTTATTGCGAACTGATAACCATAATAATCATAGATAGTTGATGGGAAATTCTCAGTTAAACTATCTATTGGTTCAATTTCAGTTCCATAATTTTGAGCCAATTCCCACATCAAATCCATAATATGTAATGGTTTATCTGAATATGTATTATAATGCCTTTCATCGTACTTACTTTGTTTCTCTAAAACATCCAGCATTAAGTAATCAAATGTAGAATCATCACAAACACCATATCTTTGTAATAGTTTATTTGCTCTTTCCAATTGGATTCTATCCTTTAAGGCAAGTTTAGTAAAATAATCTACCATTGCCTTTTCACCTTCTGGACTTTTCATATATACCAATACGTCTTTCATAAGTTATAATGAATTAGGATAGTAAAGTAATGTTGGATTTTTCTTTTGAATATCCGGTATCTCCTTACCACGTTCTTTTATTTGTTTATTAAATTCCATAACATCAAATCGTTTGGTAATCAAATGAACTCCATTTTTTGTTGGAATCTTTGTGATTATCTTACCACCATCATTTGGCTTAACCATCTCAATGATATTTGAAATCATATTTTGTATATGTTGTGATGTAGTATCAACATCAACAATCCATCTCTTCTCTTGTGTTTTTATTTGTCCAACAACTGAATCGAATAATCCCTTTTGATTATGGTTACCATTCTGAATACGTTGTGCCAAATCAACCATCATACTAAGTGATACATCAAAGTGATTTTGTTTCTGAACGTGAATGTAAGCTCTTGCCTTAAACATCTCACACATTTGAACAATCTCATCCCATCTACGGTCCAAATGGTCAATACTCTCAATACAATAAGTTTTGATTGTCCTTACTGATTGATGATTATCTCTTTCTCCTTCAGGTTGGTCCTTCTTTCGTTTGAAAACATATAACATATAAAAGTCACCCCGCTTTTCAAAGTTCAATAATGGCTTAATTAATTCTAAATTGTTTATCATAACTCTAAATTAAATGTAATAATATATAAGAAAGTTTATATCCAGCAAACGCACCTAATGCAGATGGAATTGGGAATACAATAAGTTGTCCGAAATCGGTAACATATTTAGGTCGATTTACAATCTTACCCATAAAAAAGTAATAAACTAAATATCCAATGAATACTGCTATATCAGTTCTAGTTGCGATAAATACAACTAACATTGCTCCTAAGAATCCAAAGATAAAGTTATCTCTAACACCTTCCCATATTTCTTGTGTGGTGCAATCTTTCCATTCCTTAATAATCTTTTTATACTTACTCATATCAATTAATTTTAAGTCAAATATACAAAAAAAAATCGATATCTCCAAAGAAATACCGATTTATTTTTAATTAATTTTAACCAGTTTTATCCGTTGTGATTATGTATATCAGATTCTTTAAAAATAAGGAATAAACCCATTGCTAATAGTATAGCTGATAGGATAATTCTATAAGGTGATTGAATCATAGCTCCATTCACACATTGTAACGAAAACAAACCAGCGGTATATATAGCTGTACTTTGTGGATACAATGCGTTGATGCGTTTAAATGTATTGGTTAACGAAAACCATAGTACACCCAATAACAATATAACTCCAACAAATATTAGTGCCGGTAGATTTAACCCAACCCCAACTGCAATAACCATAACAGTTATTAGGGATAGAAATAAAGCTAACAGGTTTCTTAGAAAAAAAGTGGTACCACTAATTGTACCATTGAACTGAAAATACTTTTTGATTGCGTTCATTTATTTGGATAGGAATTTATTAATGAGGTGTGGGTTTGAATCAGTAATCAAAAGATAACCAGGTTTCAAAGAAGGTTGAATTTCGTTGATGGTGGGCGACAGTTGACTCTAAAATGGTTGAATGTTGTGTATCTTTCGTTATCGTAATCGTTCATCCGCTATGTGCCTCATAGTTGGCTTGTAAGATTATATTAAGAAAACTTCATCTCCCCCATTCCCTCAATATCTTTTAGATATTCGTATTTGAATTATGAATATCTAATTCGTTTTGAAGTTTCTCAACGTGCTCTTCGTATTGTTTAATGACTGCATCACGTTCGATTACATTCATTTCCACCTCTTTTACAGATACAACACTACCATATCTTTCAGTTTGTTTACCCTCAGAAACATCCATCTTTTTTAATTCTTTGATGATTCCTTTGATTTCCGCCATTTGGAAGATTTTATCATACACCGGAGCGTTTGCTCTATGTAATCTTGCTTTCAATTGAACCAACTCATCGGTTAATTCAGCAATATCCTCTAATTTTTTCTTCACACTATATCTACGAGGATTCCCCTCTTCAATAGAGTTTTGTGTTTGTAGGATTCTATAACACTCTTTAATTTCTGCCACCAACTTATTTTTGGCTTTAAGGGCTTGCTTTACGTTCATTTTTTTATGATTTTATTTATTGGTTTCTATACATTTTTACAAAATCCTCCAAATCGGATTGAACTTTGTTAATCCTATCGAATGCGGCTTTAACCTCCACACCTGATACAATCTTATCTCTGAATTTATTTTCTAATTCATCAATTGTTCTTTTTAATAATTCGATTTGAGATATTGTAAACTTTACTTCATCTGTTGATATCTTATTAACTCTATTAATCTCACCATCTATACGTTGATTAACTAACCTATCTCTGGATGATATTTCCCTATCCAATTCATCAATTAAATCCTCCAATTGGTTGATTTCTTTTTGTAATTTTCTACCTTTATAAAAGCTAAAACCAAATAGACCTATTGAAAATCCAAAACTCAGTAAAATTAAATTTGTGTAATCCATGCTATCTTAAATTAAATTATTAATATTTTGCGGAAAGAGTAGGATTCGAACCCACGATACCTTTCAGTATGCCGGTTTTCAAGACCGGTGCAATCGACCAACTCTGCCATCTTTCCTCTTTTGTAGTCCCACCGGGAATCGAACCCGACTTTTCAGGATGAAAACCTGATGACCTAACCGATAGTCGATAGGACCATATAAATGTGAGCCAAACTTATGTACTTAGTGGGTGTACTCCGTTTATACTACTCTCACATTCAAATCAGTAGTGTGATGTTAATGGTTGAAAGATATTTACCTTCCTTTCGGCCTACCATCGTGGCCCATGCGTTTGTGGAGCGAATAGCAGGAATCGAACCTGCATCTCCAACTTGGAAGGATGGAGTAATAAGCCATTATACGATATTCGCTTATATACGATGAGAATACTCGTTTTAATGAACCAGCTTTATAAGGGTTATTGGTTGCCTTAATTTCCACTTCCTTTTGAGAAGTACCAATTCAATGTGGGTAAGTAATGTCCTACCACTCATAAAGTTACAAACTACTCTCTTTGTAGTCCACCTCTTCGAATCTGCCGACCCGATTAACACCTCGCGATGCTAGAAGTTTTTCGAAAGAATCACATTTCCCTTGAGAGGATTTGTGGCAGGGAACAGCTCCCTACTATGTACACACCTTTCGTCTGCAACTGGTAACCTCTTTCTCTAGTTTGTTTTTTGATTTTGCGTCAATAGGCAAATTGAGTTTTGGTTTGTAGATAAATTCAAGTAGTGGATTACCACTAGCTCCGCCCCATTTTGAAGAACGGAATACTATACTACTCGATACGTTATCTCTAACGTCATACTTTAAGATTACTTCAGTACCCACTCTTTGGTGAGAGGTAGGTAAGGATGATAACAACACCACTTGTACTTCATCATACCTTTCGGTTTTAAGTAACCTTTAATATTGAATCACGCAATGATAAGGAGAGATTAAGTCCTCACTTCTTGCATTAATTCTATGGGTTATTTTTATTGGTGTTCCCACCTCAACTGAAGTATCTACAATACCCCAGTCATCATTCCATTTCGCTACGGAGTTACCCTCACTACATTCAGGAACAATGATATCCCACTTGCCTACTCAAGCTCCATCCGAAGATGAAACCGCAAACCCCTCTAAACCAAAGAGATTCACTTTATCCTACTTTCGTAGTTTATTTAACGACCATAGGCGGCCGTTATACACTATGTAGAACAAGTCTACTATGTGCAATATTTTCAATACTTTCAAAGAACTAATTTTCTTTTTCAAAGATACGAATAATTTTTCAATTATCCTAATCTTTTTTTAATTATTTTTCAATAATTTATTTAGTTGCGGGAGAGGGAATCGAACCCCCGACCTCAAGGTTATGAGCCTTGCGAGCTACCGCTGCTACTATCCCGCTATATATGTTTAAGAACTTAATTTTCAACTTCTATGTATATAAGTATATACAAATATACCAAAACGTAAAAAAAATCGAAAAATAATTTAATTTTTTTATTGTGGACCAGAATGGATTCGAACCATTGACCTACGCATTATGAGTGCGGTGCTCTAACCAACTGAGCTACAAGTCCAAAACGAGAGAGGGTTCGGGTCTTTCAAGGTTTCTGATTAAGTGCAATGAGTGACGTCTTTCTACTATAAACCTTTTTTCGAAAATTAATACACTCTACCTCTTAATTACAGCTTCACTCCCTCTCTATTTTTTACTACTTTGCGTCTGCTTCAGTAGTAATTTCTGCTACAGTTGAATCAGTTGCGATTACAGCTGATGAATCCGTTGCTACTGCAGTTGAGTCTGTTGTTGACGTTTCTGTGTTTGATTGTTTGTTTCCACAAGATGCCATAACTACCGTTACTGCTACTACTGTTAAAATTGCCATTACTTTTTTCATAACTTTTGTTTTAATTGTTTTAAATTGATAAATAAACATAGGAACCTACCTATATTTGTAATCATAATTGGATTCGAACCAATTCCAGCTTTACAATAAAGAACCTTTCGATTCAACCTTTGTGAGGTGCCGCCAACCAATGGCCTTATGATTATTTAAATGAACTATACAAATATACGAAATGTTTTTCACAATTCCAAATATTTTTTCATTTATTTTTGTGGAGGATATCGGAGTCGAACCGATGACCCCCTGCGTGCAAGGCAGGTGCTCTAGCCAGCTGAGCTAATCCCCCATTAATCACATCGTACCGGCATTCTGGTTCTCGCTAACAGAAATTCCATCTCATTTAACCCAGTCTGTGCGATGTGGGTACCGGAGGATGTGATTTGTAGTCAGAGCCGGATTCGAACCGGATAAGCAACCACTTTATTGGATTCGGGAACCGTCCCTCATTACGCCCATCTGACCATTTTAAACATCCAGTCTGACCTTCCAGACAGTACAAGTCGGTATTAATTTCACGTGCCGTTTTGTAGTGAATGTTTAATATCCTATTTGTTCTTTAATCTCCCATTGCTTTTCAATAGAAATTCTTTCAATTCTCTCTACTGGTACAAACCCATCCAATCCCTTATCTTTAACATCTTCAAAATGTTCGATAGTATCTAAACGAAATCCGAACTTATATCTGATGTATTGGAACTTTTCACCATCCCAATATGCAGTATGGTTATTTCTGCAAAATCCATTGTACCAACCTTCTTTCATTTCAATTTTTGGTATCATACTTTTTGTTTTAGTGAACCCATCAGGAATCGAACCTGAAACCTACACATTAGAAGTGTGTTGCTCTATCCAATTGAGCTATGGGTCCAAATTCACACTCTATTTTATCCAACTACAAGTGTGGTGGTTGTCCCCATAGCGGGCCCATTGGGCCTTTGATTGGGTTAGGAATAAACCAATTAAACTCTTTCGGAGCAGATGGTTAATCTGGATAGAGCCTTTCCCTATCAGAAGTCCCATATGGCCATCACACCACTTCTCATCATATTGGACATACTATCCGTTGTATGTTACGGAACGTGCGGTCTCACCGGGAATCGAACCCGGCATACCGCCGTGACAGGGCGGCGTTATAGCCGATTAACTATGGGACCAAAAGTGATAGGTGACCCTCCTATCGTGAAATGATATATCATTTCTTTTCTTTATAGAATCCGAAGATACTGTAGGAACATTTTTGAGCCTCCGGTCGGGCTCGAACCAACCACCTGCTGATTACAAATCAGCTGCTCTACCAAATGAGCTACGGAGGCAAAATTAGGAAAGCTACCTGATATCTTTACAGCCGAATTAGGTACGGATTTCTACATTTAGAATGTTCCTCAAATTCAAACCCCTTTTATGTCCGTACTATGTGGAGGATAAAAAACCACATTAGTTGATAAAAAATGAATTCTTCACCTCTTTCCTATTGTACCGATGGGCGGACTCGAACCGCCACGAGCATTACTACCCAAGGGATTTTAAGTCCCTCGTGTCTACCATTTCACCACATCGGCATTTTAGATTTTCAACATGTCAAAGAACAAAACTGTCTCTCTTTTACTATGTAAAGATACAACATAATTTTGAATTATACAAGCTTTTTTAAAAACTTTTATAATTTTTGTGGAGGTGGCGAGAGTCGAACTCGCGTCCAAATACGGATTTAATAAACATCATTCACAAGCTTAGTACATTTTTCTTAATGTACAAAATAGATAAAGATTTATACATTCATTATCATTAATGTTTCCAACTCGATTTCGGGTTCAGTTGGGTTCCACCTGAGTTCACATTCTATTTTAAGTCCCACGATGTGTGCGGGAGGGATTATGCTGCTACAGCGTAATCGGCACCAACGAAAGACATAGCATCTTCGAAGGTCATTGTAGATAATTCTACTGCGTTTATTGTTCGATAGGTATTTACGGATTTCCATCTAACCCGGCTTGCAACTTACCAATTCATCGTACCTGTCAAAACCAGGCACCCCCATAAATCAAAGAACTTATCTTTTTTGATACTTCAAATATACAAAATCTTTTTGGTATTTCCAAATTTAATTTCAATTATTTTGTGACCCCGAATGGATTCGAACCATTGACTCCCTCATTAAAAGTGAGGTGCTCTAACCAACTGAGCTACGAGGTCATTCTGAGGTTAAGGTTGGAATCGAACCAACTCCGTAGATTTTGCAGACCTACCGGCCTCCAAGACCATCCTAACCATTCCTATCTACAAGTGTAATCTGCTGCCCTTGTTGCGATTTGCATATCAGGTTTAAGATTAACTTCATATCCTAATGAGTTTGCCCAACCCTTTGTAGATTGTACTAACTTAGAAGAGTAATGCTTTTCATTTAAGTTGTAATCTAAATCAATCTGAATAGTTACACCTAAGTTACTCCTTAACCATTCAGCCACTTCAATAGAATATTCAGTTTCTTTCCACAATCTTGTCCACTTATCTAAAATCTTATCTACTTTTAGTTTGTGATTAATATAGTGTACACCTGTATTACCATACCTATACGCAATTACAATTGAATATGATGTACAATCTGATAAGTTTTGAGAATCACACCCAATATGAATATCCGCATGTGGACATTCTTTTAATATATCAATCGTATGTTGTACGATATCTACCACTTCCCCATTTACTTTTCTAAAAACTTTTACCATTACTATTAATATTAATTATTAAATTGTGGAGGTGAGTGGAATCGAACCACTTCCTCTGGATTTTCAGTCCAGCGCTTCTACCAAGTTAGCTTCACCTCCTTTTGCACGGGTAGAAAGATTCGAACTTCCATCTAAGCTTTTGGAGAGCCGTATGCTACCATTGCACCATACCCGTATTTTGTACACTTAGAGAGATTCGAACTCCCATTATCCGGTTCGTAGCCGGAGGTTCTATCCGTTGAACTATAAGTGCATTGTACCCAAGGAGAGACTCGAACTCTCAAGCCTTTCGGCCACGGTTTCTAAGACCGCTGTGTCTACCAATTCCACCACTCGGGCATTGTTGGGTGATTAATGGGATTCGAACCCATCCTATCAGAATCACAATCTGACGTGCTAACCGCTAACACTATAAACACCATGTTGTGTATAATATATTATCCATTTACCCCATATATCTGAGTTTTATATAATATATTGTACATTGTTGTGTGTATGAGGTTCGAACTCATTTGGTCATCCTTATGAGAGATAACTCTTTTCCACTAAGCCACACAATTTAAAAGAAGTATAACCAGAATTTTGTGTAAACCTATCATTTGTCTTTTTGCCCCAACCTTGTCCGAATTGCTCACCTTCATAGACTATTTTGGGTTGCATCCTCAGTAGTAAAACGAATTTCTTCTCCTACTTTAAGCAATGATGTTCTGAGTTTCCTCTCCGTAGAGCGATAGGAACTTCTTTGCGGAGAGTATAGGATTCGAACCTATGGAACCCTTACGAGTTCAACACCTTAGCAGGGTGCCGCTTTAAACCAACTCAGCCAACTATCCAATTGTTGGTAATATAGGAATCGAACCTATAACCTTTCGCGTATCAGGCGAATGCTCTAACCAATTGAGCTAATTACCAATAAGTTGCAGGATATCGCTTAACCTGCGGTGTTGATATCATTACACACCTTTGATGTTACCACCAGCGATTTTTTTGTGGGAGCAGAAGGATTCGAACCTACTACCTATGCGGGTTACCAGATTTACAGTCTGGCGCCTAACCAATTCGTGCGTTACTCCCAATGGCGTTCCATATTACTCACATCTGATAACCATATTGGGTTACCCACTTAATCTTACAACAGCTTTAAACTGAGAGATTGTAAGAATGTGTATGGAACATTTTGTAGAAGATATAGGATTCGAACCTATGACCCTTTGGATGTAAACCAAATGCTCTAACCAACTGAGCTAATCTTCTATTTGTCTAGATGGTAGGATTCGAACCTACGTGCTCTCGCGTCCAAGGCGAGCGAGAAAAACCTGACTCCTCTACATCTAGTTATTGTTATCCCTCGAGGACTCGAACCTCGACTGCCTGAATCAAAGTCAGGTGTCCTGCCATTAGACCAAAGGATAATTTGTGTTACCAATATTTCAAAGAACTATACTTTTGCGGGGAGGGAGAATTTCGAAATCTCGACCTGATGATTAACAGTCATCTGCTCTTCCTCTGAGCTACCACCCCAATAAATTAAAAAACCCCTAACTAAATTTTCATCAGTTAGGGGTTCTTAAATACTTTACTATTTAATCTCTACATTATATCATTCAAATATAATATCCCCTAACTTTGTATACGGTAATCTATTATCCGATTTGCGAATCGCACAATTACCAACCCAACTAAACGTTGATTGATTAAGGCCCATATGTTGTATTAGAGTTTTCATTTTTATGAATGTTATATGTTTATATATATTGTGTTTTTTATTTAACGTTGTAAATATACGAATAATATTTGAATTAAACAAGCTTTTTTTTATTTTTTTTTATTTTTCTACAAAACTTCGGTTAAAATTCTCCATTCTTTTAGCGTATTACCATCAAATGTAACCTCTACTGGTTTATTTTTGAGTTTATCTACACTATCTACTTTAGCTTCTTTTAAGAGTTTAGAAACGTATCTCATTGTTTCATCATATGATTTACTTCTGTCCTCTTCAGTCCATTTAGTATGTTCAGTACATTTGATTTGTTCAGAATCCCAATTTCCTTTGAAATCACCAACTCCCCAACCACCATCACCCAATGTGAAACTGATACCTAACATACATCCCTGATATCCACCAAGTCCAAATGAAACTGCTTCTATTTTTCCTAGTCTCTTTTCCATAACTTATTTTATTTATACAAATATACGAATAATATTTGAATTAAACAAGCTTTATTTAATATTAATATTCCAACTGATTGAAATACGTGGTACTTCGGTTGAAGTGTACTCTAAAGTCCCATGCATTAACCACGATGGGAAAGATATAAGTAAACCTTCTTTTGGTTGGATATGTAATTGAGGTGCCAACTCCTGATTTGTATTATTTGGTAATAACTTAACCAATGTGTTTATCGGTGAATCTATAACAAACTCACCACCTTTATCATTTTCCAAATCAACATACAATACGGCTGAGAACCCATTCGATGGTTGCCCAGCTCCCAAATGGTCATGCATCTCTTGATAACATCCCTTAGTTCCAATCGTCATCCAACAATCATCTACTGAAAATTTGGTTGTAGTAAATTCACCATCTACTAAATACTGAGATGTGTGATGTAATATCAAATCCTGCAAATAATCAGGGTAGAACTTCCGTTCAACTTCACAAAATATGTTTGTTCTCGTATTACACTTCCATTGGTTTGTATTAAACAAATCATCATTTTCCTTTATGTACTTATACACATCTGCTTTCAATCGATGATGTAATTCCGCATCAATTCTGTCAAAGTATATTGGTGTTGGGAATAGGTTTTGTATTGGCATAACTTATTTTATTTATACAAATATACAAAAATTAATTCACATATCCAAATAAAAAACCCAACTTTTTTTAGGAGTTGGGTTTTTAAAAATGATTTGATAATTTATTTTGTTTTTAATTCATTTATTGCATCTTCAACATACTTATCTCTTTGTTGTTGTAGATATTCAATTCGGTCTAATAGAATTTGTTTATCTTCTTTATCAGTTTGTTGGATATATGTTTTTTGCTCTTCGTATAGTTTTTGCCAATATGCAACCCTCTCTTCCATCATTCTACCTTGATACCATATAATTCCTATCATAAGTACAATAGTAAATGATTGCTCTTTTAACTTAGAAAAGAATGTATCTGTAAATCCAGATATTGGACTGGTTGATTCTTTCATATTATATAGTTTTATTTATACACAATGTAAGTGTTTGTGTCTTTACCATTAAATGGTTGATTTATTGGATAATATATAAAACCACCTTCATTAACAAATGGTAGGTACATTGAGTTTAATGTATTAATTATATCATCATTTATTTTTCGCCACCAAATATCCATTACTACAATATCATACATTTTTGTAGGTTGGAATGTATATATATCACCCTCTATAATATTAACATTTGAACCCAATGCATCCAATTCTCTATTAATATCAATAATATCAGTATTAATTTCAATTACATCAATAGTGGTGCAAAAATCCTGCACCACGAATGGTATTACACCAAGTCCTAATCCACCAATTAAGATTGAAGTAAATTCCTTATCTAATAATTCAGGTGAATATTCCGTAATATAATTTGGTACATCATCTAATAATAGTTTACCATCTGGATTTATTAATTCTAAATAATTAAAATCATTATTCATTTGTATTTTGTATCCATTTTTTTCTATAACTGATGTTAATGATTTACCAAGTACACCCTCAATTTGATTATCTAATAATAATTGTTTATTTATCATTTTTTACTTAGTTTAAATGAATGGGTCTTGTCTTGTCTGTATCAAATAATCACCATCTGGTACTTGTACAGTGAAAGTAAGCGACATGTCGGAATCATACTGGAAATCGACATAATTAAAATTGTCAGAAGTTACAACAATTTCACAATAATCGGGGGTTTTTAAGGCTTCAAAAACCTGTACCAGAATAACATCAGATGGATTAGCGGTGAAATTTCCAATTTTTACCTGTGGTAGAGCAGCTGGATTATTAACTACAATTGAACCATTTTTGTATATTCGCATGCCCCCTCCAGTTGGCCCCCCTCTAAAGTGTTCCCAATATATATTTTGTGATGTAACAAGTGGTAAAGCTGAATGGTTATATTTACGCCACTCTGACATTGCTGCTGGGTTGGCTCCATTTGGTCTAAAAGTGCTGTTTACATTAATAGTAGCATATGTTCCATTCTCTGCTGCATCCAATGATATTTGAGCAGTGGCTGAACGTCCTAATTCTGTATTAATTGCAGACATTGCTATTTGTCCTGATGCTGGTATTGTCATATTTACTTATAAATTGATTATACTAAAAACAAAAAATCCCATATTATATGTTTAGTATAAATATGAGATTTCTTTGTTTTATGAATATAACGATGTTAGTTCATTCCTTTGTACAATTGAGGTGCTGTTCCATAAACAGGTAACTTACCATCCCATTTGTTAATCCACTCTAATTGTAATAACAATGGTGTTAATGTAACTTGCTTCATTCTATTTGCTTCAGCTTCAGCTTTTGCTGCGGTTAACATTGCCTGAGCGTTACCATTTGCGGTTGCTACTTTGATTTTTGCCTGTGCTTCTGCGGTTTTAACTTCATTCTCTGCTCTCAGTGCTGATTGAACTGCGTTGTTCTTAGCTTCAATTGAACGTTTGAATGTTTCAGGATATATTAAGTTAGATGTGAATTGATTGATAACAAATCCCTCTTTTAATAACTGAGCATCTAACAATCTACGAACTTCAATTTCGAATATTGCTCTATTACTAATCAACTCATCAGCCGTATATTTATTGGTTGCCAAACGGAATGCATCATACACTGCCGTTTTTAAGAAACCTTCTTCAATATCTTCCAATGGTCTACGATACTTAGCGAAGATTGCCGGAACTTTATCCCTTTGTACTGAATAGTTCATAATTGGTGATACTGAAAATTCAGAACCATCTTTTGAGTTTACAATAAATGAATTGTCAACATCTTCAGTTTTCTTATACTCTTTGTGCTGAATGAATGTTGGAAACTCATACACCTTAGTTGTGATTGGATTGTAAAATACCATACCAGTAACTGCCGTTACATCATCAACTCCTTTGTTATCACCATACTGATTAACTTTTACACCAACGTGCCCAGCATCAATTCTTTCACACGATTGTGATAATACTGCTAATCCAATAAATACTCCTACTCCGATTAAAATTCTCTTTACCATTTGTTTAATTTTTAATTGTTTATTTAATTTTTCTTGTTCTATTAATTGTTCTTGTTCTGGTGATAATCTATTACCCCATCTGTCATAACTTGCCATATTATTTTGTTGGTTTTGGTTTAGATGTTTTCACAGTTGTACTGTGTGGTGGTAACGGATGTTCCGATTTAGTTACCTTTGGTTTACGTTTTGTTTTAGGTTTAGCGGCCATCTTAGCAGCTTCCTTTAATTCCTCTTTATCAACCAGTCCACCTTCATTTGATGTTATTAACTCTTTTAATTCCAATAAACCCCAGAATGATAATAATACTAAACCCACAAATCCTACGATGTTTAAAAGGGTATTAGCTGCTGTTAGTGCTGGAAAGATTCCATATGTTACCAATAAAAATATTGTAATAAAGGTAACGATTTGTTTTTGGTATTGCTTTAACTTATTCATAATTTTATTTTTATTTATACAAATATACGAAATTAATTCGATATATCCTAATTATTTATATTTTAATTTAACTCTATCTGAAATAGGAATGGGTTCGTTGCTTTCATCAATCCTTACAAATTTAATGTTAGTTGATAGGATTATGGTTTGCTGACCCGAATATACATTATGTGCTCTAGCTTCTAACATTAGAGTTAAAGAAGTATTCCCTATCTCCTTTACTCTTCCATATATTTTTAGAAGTTGCCCTTCTTTAGCGGGTCTTTTAAATAAACACTCATCAATTTTTACAGTCACTATTCTGGGTGTATCACATACTTCCATTGCCATAGCGGCACCAGCAGCATCAATCCATGCTAAAAGTTTGCCACCAAATAGATTTGCATGAAACCCCAAATCAGCTTTCTTAATTGGATGGGTTGATATTAGTTGCATTTCCATTAATCGAAACTTATATTTTCATCGTTCATAAATTCGTTGAGTTTACTTCTAGCCGTTTCATATGCTTTGTAAGCATCCTCACTATATTCAGCATCTGACATATATTTGTATTGTGCTCGTAACCATTGGTCCATTTCCCAAAGTACTGAGTGCATTGATGCCCCCTGAATTGCCATTTGGAATTCATGTTCATCATCGGGTAAATTGAATTGTAATTTTGCTTTCATTTAAATTTTATTATAAGGAGTGTCCTAATTTCTGATGTATTGATTTCATATGTTTACATGGTGTGTATCTATTGAATGAACGAGCTGAACATTCACAATTGGTAATTTTCCAATCGGTTACTGTAACATTATAGTAGGATAACTTTCCAGTCTTTTTATTCCTACTTCCCATTTCTCTATATTGCCAAGTCATACTCATATTAATCGAACCACTGTCTGCGGTTGGTTTTTAAGTTTTTAATACCTTCATCCCTATACTTAGGGTCATCTCCTAATTTCTCAGCTGCTTCAGCTATCCTACGAGCTATCTCATCATCACCTTCTTTTCCAATTTCTTTAGCTCTCTTCAATTCCTTATCAGTTAATTCACCACCTTTGGATAAAGAGGCAAAGTTCTTTGTGTGATATTGACCTAATGGTTTAGTGAATTGTTTTAAATAGGCTGCCTTCTCATCCAAATATTGTAAAAAGGAATCGAAGTTTTCCTTAGCCAACTCATCAAGTTGGGTTTGGGTTAGTTCGTTTTCGGGATTAAAAAGCTGCATCTTGCGCCATTATGAATCCAATACTATCTAACTCCTCTTTAACTTTCTTAACTCCACCACCAATCATCAACTCAGCTCCGATAGCATCAATGGTTAATTGAGCCTTCATAGCGTTAATGAACTTTTTACCTTTAACACCTAATCGAACTGGTGCTTTTTCAATTTCAACTAATGATGGAAACTTCTCATTTCCAGCAGGAACTATTACACAATTCTTATAACGAACAGTTGATTCTAATGGTTCCGTACTTAATGTGATTACTTTACTTTTCATATTTTTCAATTTTAGGGGTTTAATTATCTCTTAATCTTATAACCAAATATAAGTAAAATAATTGAGACCTACAAGCCTTTTTTCAATTATTTTCAAAAAAGTTATCAACATTTATTTGTTAATAACTTGGGCATCATCTACTTTATCACATAAATAAAACAGCCCATCCTTACCTTTTAGTATTTTTTCACAATGGTAAGCTTCACATATTTCTTTTGATGTGAATTTCTGCATTACCTTCTCAAACTTTTCTCCTTTAAATGTTCGTTTTACAACAAACATCTCATTACCCATATGGATAAATTGTCTATTGTAAAACATTAATCGTATCTTTTAAATCCATAAACCTCTTTACGAGTGGCCATGTCAATTAATGATTTAATTTCAGTTTCTCTAGCTGAAATCATACCTCCGGTCATTTGCAATAATTCCAAATCCCATTCTTTATCCACCCAACGCATGAATAACTTTGTTAGAATCTTTGATTCAATCTTTTGTATTAATTTTTGTATCATATTACATAAACATTTTATAGTTATTTTCCTCAGCGTATGCTGCAACTTCATATGGGTGGTTTGAATATTCATAACCCATATTATAATACCTACTCATCCAACAGGGTGATTGTAAATAATGTTGATATTCGTGAATGATTGTCCTTACCAAATCTCTCCTATTTTTTACATTATCAATTACAATAGTAAGTGTATTATCCATACTCTCATACCAACCTTTCAATTCTTTATCCTCTTCAGATTTTGACTTTGTAGTTGAACCATAAAATTCCAAATCATCATCGGCCCAAATTTCATCCGATTTTATAATTTCCAAATAAGGTAAAGTTGATTGAAAATTACTATATCCATAGTGTTTAGCAACCTTTTTTAACTTACTATTAATAAACTTTTCCAACTCCTTAGTTAATATCATATCTCTTAATTATATGTCTAATATACGAATAATATTTGGTATTTCCAAATTTTTAACAACAAATTAAGTGATTTTTAACCCTTTTTTTCTGAATTTTACCCATAAGAATCTGATATTCTTTGGTTTCCATCACATAGTTTAAATCTATCGTTGTAGCGTAATAGGAATCGCTTCCTGATGATTTCCAATCGGATTCCATTAGATAGGTGTGTATAAAGAACCACTTAAGGTCAGCCCCAGAATCATCGTAGGATACCAATAGGTAGTCCGATTCCCTCTTAGAAAACTCACCACCCCTCCAAATATGGGTAGTTTTAGCGGTTTTAATCTCCAATGCGGTACCTTTCACATAAAGGTCAGGTTCACCATCGGAAAATGGGGATATTACCTCAGGAACCACCTTAGAAAATGATGCTTCTAACATATTGGATATCAGTTCCGATTTCAACTTAGTAGATAGGGAACCATAATCCACAACAGATTTGAAAATTTTGAATCTGTTATTAGCTTCCTCAACAACCTGTGGTAAATAACTTAAAATATACTCTCTCATAGATTTAAACGTAATAGGTTAACAATGCAATTTCCCTTTCCTTACCCCATTCTTCTTTGTTAATGAAAATACCCAATTCATTAGCCAGATTTAACCCCCTATCCCATGCATCAACTTCATTCATAAACTGATACATATTGAATTTGGTAGGTTGTTCACAATCATCAACATTTTTATAGTGGTTAGCACTATACTTACCATGTGGTTGTAAAAAGTGACCAGCTTCATGTAAAAGTGCATACAATCCGTTTTTATTTAGATTATATCTCCTATGAATGTAAATTTTAGCATTATCAGAATTACCAATGTAACAGGTACTATTTGATAGTTCAACTGATATTGATTGGTTTTTAAGAAAATTAACAACTTTTTGAAAATTGTTAGGGAATTGGTTCATATTATAGGTATTTAGGTCCGTACATACCATATTTAGCAGTTCCATCAAAGATATTACCTCTACTATGTTTAGCAGCGGCTCTCCAACTAGCAGGTTTCATTAAATCACCTTTTTTGATTGGAGCTCCTAAGTGTTCACCATCAACCATTGATACGAACCCCCAAACAGTGGTTCCATGCATCATTTTAATAAATTTACTACCTTTATTGGGTAATATTGGAGTCCAAGCTTTGTGAGTAAAGGTATTGTTCCACTCAGTTTCTAACTCAGTATTAACATTTTCTAACCAGATTTCGAATTTTGTTTTCATTTTATTAGTTTTAGGGGTTTAATTATCTCTTATTACTCTGTAAACATACGAATAATTCCTGATATAAACAAGACATTTCGTAATTATTTTTTAACAAATGAACGTTCACAACTACCTGTTTTACAAATAAACCAATTCCAATTTTCATTAGATACGAACCTATCCCAATTTGAACCTTTAACAAAATGACCTACACTTTTATCATAGGTACATACATCAATCTCTTTTAAACATCTACGGATTGATGAATAATATCCGCTACTCTTATATCCTAACATATCCTCAATAACATCCACCCACTTTGGTTTTGGATTATTATTAATTACTTTGATAAGGGATGGATATACCCTAATTAAGAACTTTTTGTTCTCTGAATCATAGCCAACTTTTTTCTCAAATACTTCGTTAAATTTCTCTTTGTTCATAATTTTTAATTTTAGGGGTTTAATTATCATCTCTTATTACTATGTAAACCTACGAATAATTCCTGATATAAACAAGCCTTTTGCCAATTATTTTTCAACTTTTTTATAACGTGTTGATAATCAATGGCACAAAAAATCCCCAACCTTACGGGGTTGGGGTTCTTGTTAGGTCCAGTCACTTTAAATTACGACAGGATTCCTATATAAGTATTACATCATTGGGATTTGAGGTTGATTTGGTTTATCTTCCTTCTTATCCACAATCATACAATCAGTAGTAAGAATCATACCAACAACCGAAACTGCGTTTTGAATAGCGGTTCTGGTTACCTTCTTAGGGTCAATGATACCTGCTTCGAACATATCTACATACTTTTCGTTTCTAGCATCATATCCACCTCCATTTAGTTTGATATCTCTCAATACTACACCGGATTCGATTCCTCCATTTTTAAGGATTTGTACTAATGGTGCTTTCAATGCTGATGCAACTACATCAACTCCATCATTCTCATCCTCATTATCAGAATTCATAAGTGCATCCAATGCCGGTAAACATTTCAATAATGCAATACCACCACCTTCAACAATACCTTCTTCAATTGCTGCTCTAGTTGCCTGAAGTGCATCATCAACTCTATCTTTCTTTTCTTTCAATTCTACTTCAGAACCAGCTCCGATGTAAAGAACTGCAACTCCACCAGCTAACTTAGCCAATCTCTCTTGCAACTTCTCTTTATCGTAATCTGATGTTGATTCATCCATTTGAAGTTTGATTTGCTCAACTCTCTTTTTGATATCATCAACTTCACCACCACCATTTACAATTGTAGTTGTATCTTTAGAAACAATTACTTTTTCAGCGATACCTAACATATCCATAGTAACCTCTTCTAATTTGTGTCCAACTTCCGGTGTGATGAATGTACCACCACTAATAGTAGCGATATCTTCCATAATTTGTTTCTTTCTATCACCAAATGATGGGGCTTTAACCGCACATACATTCAGGGCTCCTCTCAGTTTGTTTACAACCAATGTTCCTAACACTTCACCTTCAACATCATCAGCGATGATTAGAAGTGGTCTAGATGTTTGTACAACACCTTCTAACAAATGTAAGATATCATTCATATTAGAGATTCTACCATCATAAGTAAGGATGTATGGATTCTCCAATACTGCTGTCATCTTTTCAGAATTAGTAGCGAAGTGAGTTGATAGGTAACCCTTATCAAACTGCATACCATCTACTACTTCCATATAGGTTTCAATACCCTTAGCTTCTTCAACAGTGATAACACCATCTTTACCAACCTTATCAAATGCCTCAGCGATTAGTTTACCAATCTTTGTATCTGAGTTTGCTGAAATGGTTGCGATTTGTTCTACTTTATCACCAACGTTGATTGCTTGTTTTTTCAATTCCTCTACAACAACTTCAACTGCTTTATCCATCCCTCGTTTCAAGTCGATTGGATTGGTTCCAGCTGCCACCATTTTGAACCCAGCCTGTGCAATAGCTTGTGCTAATACCGTAGCGGTTGTGGTTCCATCACCAGCTGAATCAGCTGTTCTTTGTGATACTTCTTTTACTAATTGTGCACCCATATTCTCAAAGGTATCTTCCAAATGGATTTCCTTTGCAACTGATACACCATCTTTCGTAATGTGTGGAATACCTTTTCCTTTTTGTAATAGTACATTTCTACCTTTAGGTCCCAATGTAACTTTTACTGCATTCGCTAAAATATCTAATCCTCTCTTTAAGGATTCTCTAGCTTCCACATCAAATTTTAATTCTTTTGCCATAATATATTATAATTTCATTAATAAATCCGAATCTCTAACAAGGTTATAACTAACCCCACCTAACTTAATTTTCTCACCAGGAGTTCCATTTGATATTAATACTTTATCACCTTCATTTACTGATAATTTAATCCACTCACCACCTTGTGATGGGTATCCATCACTAACTGCAATTACAACTGCTTCCACAACTGTTTGAGTTGATTGATTTAAGATGATACCACCAGATGATTTTTTATCTGAAGTATCTTCTAATTTTAAGAGAACTCTATCTCCTAATGGTTTTCCTACATTTTCTGCCATAATCTTTATTTGTTTTTATAATCATTTATTAAATCTCTGAAGATAGCACATAATTCGTACTCTTCAACTTGTTCATTATATTTCATAAGAAGTTCCACCCAATCAATACCAAACCCCTTAACCAATTCGAATGGGTCTGTACCATTCCTATGGTAAGCTTTGATGAATGTTTGAGTTATTCGATGTAAATCATTATCTTTAGGCATATTTCCAAATGCTTCAAAAAATTCATTTACCGAAAATCTTCCTCCCTCCAATGCTCTCATATGCGTTAATTTTATATTTCTACAAATATACGAAAAATATTTTAATCTACCAAACTATTTTTAAGTTTTAGTAATTCTGCACATCTTTCGTAATATTCATCACCCTCATATGCCTTTAACAATTTTTCAACTGTATCATACAACTCTTCTTTTGTAATCAATAGATTAGTTACAATATCCATACCATTTGAATCTTTGTCATCAAATGAGTAGATTCGCATGATTGAAAATGACATTTTGTCAGATTTTGCGAAATCAAATACATTCTCATACAATAATTGGTTGATTGTATCCCTATTTAATTCTACCCATTTTAATATGGAATCGTTGTTAAGATATAGTTTTTTGGTTTTCAATATTTTTATATTTCTGGAAATAGTACTTTTTGCATAAAGTAGGTAGCCCTCTCTTCTCCAATTTCCGTTTTCAATGCACCAAATGTACGAGGATTATCAGCTTGGTGTCTACAATATATGTTTTGGTTTTCTATAATAATTCTCAACTCATTTGAATCGGATGTAATATCTACTTCACTTCTTAATTGTTCAATATATCGTTGAAATACCCCCCAAGCAGTTTCAAATATTTTCTCATATTCATCTTCAGTAGGTCTTACTGCTATGAATTGTTCCGAAAATACCGATGCCCAATAAGGTAACTTTCTATCGGTGTTCCATTCAGTATTATGCCAATCTTCATCATAAAGGACTGGGGAACAATCTATAAATGCTCCACTTATCTTTCCACTATTAGTACCACCAACTACATCAAATCCAAAGATTGGTGCTTTTGAGTTCTTATGTGGGAAACAAGTGATGTGACAAACTGCAAGTGAACCTACAAAGTATCTCTCTACGTGAGCTAATCTGAAAATTGGTGATTCGTATCGGTAGTTCTCCCAACCATAATCATCAGTATGGAGTTCTTTAACCCCATCGATTGATTCGATGAGGTTTTTAAACTTCTCACTATGATATGTTATACGTTCTACTAAATCGTACATTTTTCTAATTCTTTAAAGATTTCAATCATAAAATCAAATCCTGCATTTACCTCATCTGCCCATTCATCTTTTTGAATAGCTCTGATTGAACCAGCACATTCCATCATATTTTCAAAATCATACATTTTACCTTGACCGGGTGTTTTCTCTTTCATCATCTGTCCACCAAACATAATTGCTAAGTAGTTAAGATAGATATGAGCATTTGCCTCATCTTGTGTTAATCCTTTTAGATATTGAATATATGATTCGGTTGCTGAATCAGGTGAAACATCTGATACACCTAAGTATCCCAAATCCTCACTTACAGCTGATACTCTCTTTAATCCCTCATTTGGAAATTCAAAGTTGTTTTCCAATGTTGAAAAGATTGCTAATTGTGATTTAAGATACTCACCATATTGAGATGCGGTTAATCTACCACTAAACATCAATCCGTTGAATGGCATTCTTTCAGCCAATTTGTGCTTTTCAGCAGTTGCTTCTTTTAAAGGTAACATATTATTTATCTTCAGTTAAAAATGTTAAAACTATATATGGTATTACTGCTGCCGGTCCTAAGACAACTAATAACGCTCTCCATAAAATTGGGTCTACTTTAGTGTGGTAACCCAAACCACCACAAATACCACTTAGGAATTTGTTCTTACTACTTCTATAAAATTTTCTCATAATTTTGTTTTTATTTGTTATTTAATTTACCATCATCAAGTTGGGAATCTAAATTCCCAGCGTCTTGGTATGCATCGTATAATAATTCCAATGCTTTTTCAATTTTTGTTTGTATATCCGGATTAACTTCCGTAAGTGGATGATTTAATATATGTTCATCAATTGTACAACATACTACATGAAGTCTATCCATTAATTCCAAATAGTGTCCATCGTTTATTTCCATAAGTTTGTAATTTCAATTATTATTTCTGTTTTGTTTTTATGTAATACATAACCACTCCATCTGTTATCCATTCTACATACCCTATTAAAGTTAAATACTTCAATTTCGTTACCATCATACCAACCAGTAATTGAGTTTGGCTGATAATCTATTCCTAAGCTTTGTATTTTATCTTCTAAATATAATTTACGAACTTTGGATTCTAAATCATATACCGATATATGAATTGTCATTTTAATTTATTTTTTAAAAATATCGGATAGTTTTTTACCTTCTTTTATAATTCTACCCGTTTGTTCATCCATCTCAGGTGCTTTCCACATATGGTAAGCGATAAATAAAAAATTAACTATCGTACAAATTCCAATAATTTTAAATATAATCATTATTTATGCTTTAATTGTTGGTTTTAATTATACTGCAGCGTATCTTAGTAAACATCCTATAAATCCATTTGGTCTATATTCTTCAGGATTATCTAATACTTTTTCTAAACGCTCTATTAAACTTTGTTTCAGCATCTCCTCATTGTTGTTAGTTGGAAAATCTTGTGCAAATTCAGGTGACCAAGTTAACGTGATACTTTGTGTAGGTTCGAATGTTTCTGGATTATATACAATAGGACCAAAAACACAACCATCTTTTACTGGTTTATATATTTCCATCGGGTCATACATTTTTGGAGTAAACATTATAGTGTAAACATACCCTACTTTACCCATATAAGGTGGTTCTTCAACATCTGACATTTTGTGAGTTTTCATAACAACTGCCTTTTCTCCATCTTCAGTCAAACCAGCTGGTAGGTCCATCCATACTATCTTATCAAATCCTAAAGACTTGATTAATTCTGATTCTACTTGAATACGTTGTTCTTCAGTTAATTTAATAATAAATTCACTATCGAAGTATCCATAAGTTTTATCTGCATCTCCGCAGATTGATAATAATTTTTCTGTTAAATTTGATTTCATAATTTTTAATTTGATAATGGTGCTTTGATTGCTGGATGTGATTGATAATTTTCAATTTCAAATTGCGCAATACTTTGGTATTCTATATCTATTCCTGTTATAGGACAAGGATTGAATTTTAGCGTAGGTAACTCAAATGGTTTTCTACTAATTTGTTCTTTTGCTTGTTCAATGTGATTTAAATACAAATGTGTATCACCTAAATTTCCAATCAATTCATCAGGTATCATATTTACTTCTTTAGCAATGATTTCTAATAACAATCCATAAGATGCTATGTTGAATGGTAAACCTAAGAATGTATCTACTGAGCGTTGATTCCACATTAATGAGATTGCTCGAGTTGGAATACCCCAATCGTTCATTAATATCTCATTTGTATCAACATGAGCTGCAAACTTAGATTCTGGTCTTTGACCTAAACATACACCTATTCTCTCTTCATGGCTCAACTCTCTCGTATAAACTTGAAATCCATAATGACAAGGTGGAAGAACCATTTGGTCTAATTCACCTACATTCCAAGCATTAACCATTAATCGTCTTGAGTCTGGATTTGTTTTAAGGTCATTGATTAGGTTTTGTATTTGGTCTACACCACCTTTGTTAATCTCACCCGCTTCATGTGCCCACTTCCTCCATTGCTTACCATAAATTGGTCCTAATTCACCGTATCTACTAGCAAACTCATCATCTAATTTAATTGTATATATAAATTCTTCTTGAGTCAAAAGTCTTATTTCATCCCCTACAACAAGTAGTAGTCTGTCATAAATCATATCATCTAAATCCCCAATGTCAGATTTTAACCACATCTTATCAACAGTATCAACGTAGTTTTTATAGGCATCACCATTCCAAATGTTACAACCATTATCAACCAAATACTTAATATTAGTATCACCCTTCAAAAACCATAGTAATTCAGTTACAATAGTTTTAAATGGCATCTTCTTAGTTGTTAGAAGTGGAAATCCATCTTTCATATTGTGTCTGATAGTATAACCAAATATTGACTTTGTGCCAGTACCAGTTCTATCTTTCTTATCAATACCATAATCTAAAATGGTTTGAAGTAAATCCTGATATTGTTTATCTATTTTATTCATATCTTTCTATTCTTTTGTTGGTATTGTCCAAATATGAATTGGAGTAAAATCACCTAAGTATGCTGATAGTACGTTAAACTCAACCCACTCAACAGCTTCCTCAAATGTCATATTTTCTTTATTCTCATCATAAACTAAGCATTCCATTTTATAGATATCATATATAACTCTACCACTATCGGAAATTCCAACAATAGCTTCATCCATATCATCCCATATATATGCGTCTGGGTTTACCTCATTAATTTTTTCTCTATTATAACTCATAGTTTATTTTTTATTTGGTGTTTGTTTAGCTTTTTCTCTTTTACGTTTTTCATCCAACTTAGCGAACGCATCATGTAACTCACCCAACTTACCTTTTTTCTCTAATGCTGCCTGCTTTTGTGCATCTTTATATGCTTTATCCCAACCAGCTGGATATTTAATCTCAACAGAAACAGGTCCATTTGTAGTTCTATCTAAATCATACTTCCAAATAGATATACAACCATCATCATCTTTATAGATACGTTCAAATTTACGAGGTTGGTTTGTTGCACTTATTGCCATATTCTAATTTTTAATCCCACCAGCCCCTCATATCCGAACCATCAAACCATTCGTTCCATGTATCAGTTTTTAACATTTCTTCAGCTGATTTTGTAGTTTTGAATTTTTTATATCCATTTATATCCTGTCCTTCGAAGATTTTCCAAAGTTCTTTCCACTCTTGCGCTTCTAACTTTCTAGCTCTATCAAAAACTTTACGATTGTGTTTCTTTTCTGATGGAGTTTCATTATCTACTAATACATAAAGTTTTTCATTATTTTCTCCAAATGGATTATCAGTAGTTTCACCAGTTTCTTCAAATTGCCAATCTCTCATATAAAGAACCCCCAATTCCCCTTCAGCCATATCGATGTATTTATCATCGTTAATGTTTTTAAGAATTTGGATTGCTCTTTGCATTTTGGCAATCTTCTTATCACGTGATTCTCTAACCTCTATACCATCATGCATCTTTGCTTCCATTATTTCTAATGAAGTTTGTAATGCCTCTAATGTGAATCGGTAATCATACCATCTATGGTTCCATAACATTTTACGGAATCTATAAATGTTTTTAAAAAATACCGGTATCTTATAACGAACTACTTCGTAAGTTTTATACCACCAACTTTCATGTCTAATCAGAGTTTTTAAGCTATCTCCAAAACTATCTGCAAATCCTACTTTCATAATTTATTTTATTAATTCAAATACGTGCCATACAAAGTATCCATCAATGTATGTTTCAATATATTTCATACCTTCATCAATATCCCAACCAGTACCCACAATGCAAATGTGTCTTTCTTCTACTTTCTCTTTAGGATTTACTACGGCCCAAAGACATGGAAATTCACCATGCAATTTAACTGTTAGGATTTCAGCACCTTTAGGTAATTTTAAAGTGCAGTCTTGTGAAGTTACCGGATATTTATAAATTGTTTTCATATTTTATACTGTATGTTCTATTTGTACTCTTACACAATTTTGTGGTAATCTACTAACGTGTCTATAATTGTTAATGTATCCCATCATATTTGCTGAACCAATTGCGTTTGCTGAATGTATTACAACATCAACAACAGCATGTCCGTCCAACCATTGATTAACCAACCATTTAGTGCAATCCATTCCAGTCTTTTCCTTAATATTATCATAGTTTAATTCATAATTGTGATATACATTCTTATGCCACTCTGCCATTGCAGTATCTCCTAAATCGTGGTCCAATGAAATCAAGTCAATATTTTCCAATCCAATGTAAGTAACTGTATCAATAAATTGTTCATAGTTTCTAACAACTACCCAAGATTCTTTATCTACTGGAGTTCTTACATCATCTAAGTAAATTCTTTTTTTCATAATTTAATTTTTTATCTTACGATATTAAATGAGTTAATCTTATTACAATTTGTACATACGATGGTATCAATTCTACCCCTTACACAACTATCATGCTCCCAAAGTTCAACTAATGTGGGTGTAGAACATCCACATTTATCATCTTGAACTGAACTTTTACCATTCCAATGTTTAAGTTGTGGGTCAACAGACCACTCTTCTTTTAATTTACTTACCATATTAATAACCAATAAAAAATACATCCAACTTAGGTGCAAATCCATCTGAAACAATATCATCATAGATATCATTCAACCAATAGTTTTGAGCCATATCCAAATCATTCATAGTTTCATTATAGATATCCTCAAATGAATACCCATCACCGAATCCATGTGCACATACCGATTTTGATATTTCACGAAGTGATTTTTCATCACCATCTTTAAAGATTTCAAATAGTGCTTTTTCAATGTTTTGTTTAACAATTTCAGCTACCTTATCATTATGGTCATACATTTCTTTTGACCAAGGTTTGGTGATTTCGATACCATACTTAAACTGATTTTGTTTCCTTGCTGCCATATATTTTAGAGTTTTAAGTTATTAATAATCAAATATACGAAATTAATTTGGAATATCCAAATATTTTAGTATGTTTTTTAAAGTATCATCGTTAACATCTACATAAATAAATGGAATATGGTGTTTAATTAGGGTATTTTCTATCTCCAAATCCAGCATTTTGGATTCATTCAATGATTGGTACCTTTCCTTTTCATTATACCCACCCTCAGAACGTTTTAGAACGATATTAAGCGTATCATATTGATTATGAATGTCTAACACCATTTTATCAAATGAATCACCATACAGCGTTGCTGGGTACTCAGTACCTTTATATACTGATTTATATACCAATGATAATACAATTGGTGAATCCAATATAATATAGTCAACCTTCCCATAACTCTTAACAATTCCCCTATGTTGGTTTGCAAGTACATACAATTGGTCTTTGATAGCAGAATGATTCTCATCCCATGCCAATACTTTTGGAAACTCATATGGATTATCACAACTTATGTGTTTCTTTTTTAACTTATATGTAAGACCATTGGCAATGGATGATTTCCCAATACCAGGTCCTCCAAATAGATTTACTATTTTACTCATAGGGATTGTATGTATGAATGTAATTTATCAGATGGACTCCAACCTAATCGATTTAAAGTATCATAGTTTTCTCTTAAAGTTGAACGATAATTTCCAGCTTGGTCTGGGATATGTACTTTTTGGATTTCACCAAATCTTTCTACCATCATATCATAAATTTCATTTATAGAATAGTTAACACCAGTTCCCAATTCCCAAGCATCATCATGCTTTTCTGAACCCATACCAACTCTATACAATCCATCAACAATATCTTCAACGTGAGTGAAATCTCTGCGTTGGTCACCATCACCAACTATTGTAAATGGTAATCCATTTTGAAGTTGATATCTCCAAATTCCAATTACAGCTGCCCATTTACCATCTACTAATTCATTTGGACCATAGACATTATAGAATCTACAAATTTCAAAATCACAACCATAAGCAGTTTTGTACATCTTTAAGATATCCTCACCAATCTTCTTATCAGTTGCGTATGGTGAAGTTTGAGGGTTACACCAACGAGATGATGAACCTGCGTAAACTACCTTTACATTATTTTCTTTAGCCCATTCAGCTACCATTTGTGTACCACCCGCATTTACCCTAAATGTTTCCATTGGGTCATCAAATGATGGTTGGATTCTACTTAGTGCAGCAAGATGGTAACATAAATCAAAGTTATCACCTTTCCAATACATCAAATGTTCTATATCACCATACACATAATTACATCCTTCAATTTCATACTCCTTCAATCCAGTTGAAAGGTCATCCAATGAAACTACATGATGTCCTTCGGATAGTAATCGTTTAATTAAGTTTGAACCGATGAAGCCGTTCCCGCCTGTTACTAATACTTTCATAATTTTAATTGTCTAAATAAATCCAATCGGAATGTTTATCCGATTTTAGTTTCTGTCTTACTCTTTCAGATGAGATACCAAAATGGTTACCAGCATCTTCCATTGAATAGAATTCAATTCCATCACAACTTATAACTGGTATTTCTAATCTAATATTATTATCCCACATATCCATCATTTCACCATAGGTAATATCATTACTATCCACCCGTTTCCAATGTCTATATTTGGGATTGTTTGATTCAATATAATTTCTAGCAATTTGTTCGGTGAAATCTCCACCAATTAAATCTGCTATTTGTTTTGGGTTCTCAAACGGAACTCCATCTACTTCGTATTTTATATGTGGGTTGGTTTCTTCACCAATGATTTGCCACTCTTTGTAAGATGATTTAGTACTTCTACATCTTCTCTCTACTTCAGATGCAACTAACTTATCTGCATCCACATCAATTGCCGCATGTCTAAATGATAGGTATTCCTTCCCATCTACTTTACACATAGGTTCACCACCTTCAATCTCAATAGTTGCGATATCAGGGTTTCCTTTTACAAAAATTAGAATGTTTTGATGAACTGATGGTATTTTACGATTTCTATCAAAGTAAGTTTTACCAACTCGTGAAGCTTGGTGTTGAGAATTGAATAGAATCATATCATTATAGAATTCCATTCCAGCTGATTCCAACATATCTATGGTTTTACGAACCAAACCTCTATATCTACCTTTAGAATACTTACCAGTTACGGATGGTTCTCTAACTTCAGATACTACAATCCCAAAGAATCGGTTATCTTTTAGTTTTTGAACTGATTTTAGGAGTATTGATTCATATACTTTATCAAATGAATCCACATCCATATTGGAAATATCATTCACATCATCAGTATAAATCTCCAAATCGTAGTAAGGTGGGCATGTAAATACAAAATCAAATGATTCATCGGCTACCTTGTCCAATTCCTCATTCGAATCACCATTAATCCATAAGGGTTTTTTTGATTGCTCTTTGTTGGCTTTTACTTGTGATTTGGATAAATCAATTCCAACGTATCTTCGGTTCATCTCTTCACATACGATACCTCTCACACTACCACCAGCGAATGGGTCTAATACCATTCCACCTTTGGGTGAGAACCAATCGTACATCAATTCACAAAGTACTGGGTCAAATACGGAAACTGAATTGGGTGTATCCCAAAAGATAGTTTTGGATTGAGTATCCTCTCTACCTAATTCAGATTGGATACCATAATTAGTAATCCAATATTCCTTTCTTTGCTTCCATTCCTTTGTTCTAGTATCTAATACTGAAAAGGGTGTAAACATATAACATATTTTATAAACACAAAGATACAAAAAAAGCTTGGTATATCCAAGCTTTTCTTTAATTATTTTTTATTAGGTGATATTATTCACCATCAACCACAACTTCAGTTGTAGTTTCAGTTGTTGGAGCTGCTGTTGGTGCAGGTTCCATCGGACCAGCCGGAGTCACACTTCCAGATGTAGGTGACCAAGGTAAATCAGTTTCACCAACTTCTTTAATAGCGTATTCTTTTTGGTTGATTTGCTTTAAGATTTGTTCATTGATGTGAGCCATATAATTAGTTGGTGCACTACCAGATACTATATTTTGAATCCAACCTAATACAACTTCTTCAGTAAGTTGCTCATAAGGAATAAATCCCGCCTCATCAGCATCAGGAATATCCAATGGAGTTGCTCCACTAAATGTACCTTCAGTACCATTTTCATTAGTACCAATTAATTTCCATTGGGTTCCAATTACTAAATCAGTTAAATCAGCAGTATCTTGCTTTTTTAAACCCGTTAATTTCCATTCGTATGTTAATGCCATAATAAATCTTTTTTTGTTTTCTTATTATAAATATATATCTTTTTTGTTTTCGCTATTTTTTTAGTGAATATGTTTAACTTCATGCCCTTCCCAACCTTTAGTTGGTTTTGAATTAGGAAAATCAAAACATTTCCACTTCTTTTGTTTTGAAAAATAGATATGTTTAACCATTGATGTTGGAACATGTCCTCCGGTTGGTAGGACTTTATGTCCTTTTCCAAATACCAACTCAACTTTAACTTTTAGTTTTTCGGTATCATCCCATTTTCTTTCCTGCTCTTCTAACATTCTCCACTCACCTCTATTCATATATTGGTCTTGTAGTGCACAATTCAAATATGAAAACGTTTGTTTTAAATTTTCTATATTATCAGAAAATGTAGCTGCTGGTGCTAAGTGACCCTTATCATATACATTTGTACGATAATCATTAGCATCTGATGTATGTACATCCTTTTCAGTATAAAAATCCATAGAACCTCTATTCACATTTGTAGCTCTATTAGTTGATTCATATGTTAACCAAAGTGGTTGTTCGAATACCTCTGAATATAGTACTTCAAATATTGGGGTTTTTACCTTAACTTCATGTCGGTGAGAATCACCTGTAAATGAAAATAATATTAAAATAAATGGGATAAATAAACTTAATCTTTTCATTTCTTATTTTGCTAGTTTCTTTTCATTATATGAATCTACGAATTTCTCCATCAACTCAGCCGGTATTGGTTCGTTAGCCAATTTCTCAGCAATCATCTGAGCGAATTTCTCCATATATACATCTTCATTCTCTTCTTCATCTCCAGCAAATATTGCCGCTTTACCTACTCCTTTTAAAATCGTTTCACCTACTACGTGAGGAATAAACTCCATAGCAACGTGTTGACCGAATGCAGCAGCTCCGTGTGCTAATCCACCGGTTGCAGCTCCAAATAGAGCAGTTGTTACAACTTTAATAGCTACTGCTTTTAAAGCCTTCTTTTGGTGGTCATTCATCTCTTCACCTTTAAATAGTGATTTAACTGCACCACCTGCAGTTTTGAATTCTTCTACTTCACCTTTAGCGCCCTTTTTAACAGCTTCCCAAGCTCCTTTAGCTTTATCTGAAATTGCGTGTCCCCAACTTCTTCTTTCCTTAGAACCTCCTTTATGTGAATCAGATTTAAAGAATTCTTTTTCTTCTTTGGCCCATCCTTTGATTTTATCACTAATTCTACCAACTGCTTCCTTAGCCTTAGCAGCCAATCCCTTTTCGTAATCGGTTTTCTCAGCCGGTTCCTTTGTAGGTTCTTCGGCCGCTTTTGGAGTTTCTCCTCCAGCTTTCTTATCAGCTGGTTTATCAAATATATTTACTTTAGGTTTAGGAGGTGCACCAGCATCTCCCTTTTCAGGTTCTTCATAATCGCCGGATTTAATTGCAGCATCTCTGGTTTCTCTTGAACCAAAGTTTACTACCTTACCCGTTTTTGTTGATTTTGCTACGAAGCTTTCTTCGTTCAACAAGTCCATTAATTTTATCATTTCTTAATCAGATTAGATTTTTTTAATATTCTAGCAGTTGCTACCCATTTTTTTCCAATTGGATTATAAAGTGGTTTTCTTAAGAACGCATCTACTGCTTGTTGTACTGGTCTATTTACCGGTTTGTAAACGGTATTATCTACAATTACAAAGTTACCACTAAACATACCTTGGAATGCTCCTAAGTTATTTTGACAATCTTTCCAAATTTTGGTTACCAACTCATCCGATAGAACTCTATCTCGGTTTTTATTTCTTTCCAATGCTACTTCCAATGATGTATTTACAAACACCATTGAACAATCATATCCTAATGATTCAGCATGTTCCATTTTCTTTTTAATCTTAGATACCTCATCTCCGGTTCCATCGATAATCATACCCAATCTACCAGCTTCATAAAAAGCTCTTTGTTTATCGGTAATCGCTTTTGCTTTTCCTCTAATTGAATTATCTCCCTTAGTGATTAAATCCCAAAGTTCCGGGTCATTCTTTTCAATGTTACCCAACTCCTTCATATCAATACCATTATCTTTAAGACCCTTCTCAAATGCAGTATCAGAATTTACTAATTTCAATCCACCAGCAGATACCGATGAAAATGCAGATTTACCCACTCCAAATATCTCTTTAGCAGTAAATGATTTCCCACTTCCAGGTCCTCCTGCCATAAATACACATTTTAAGATTCCCGGGTCATCAACACCCTCACTTAGAATCCCTTTAATTATTTCCTTTAAACTTATCATTATCTTATTTTATTTAAATTCTTTACTATTGAGGTTACTTCACTATTATCAAAATTATGTTCCGATGATATTTGTGACCGGTTTATGGTTTTCCATATCGGAGTTCCATTTATAGTGATATCGGATAGTATATCGTTTTTACTTCTACATCCGTTATAATCACAATACTTCCCACCATACAAAACACAAACGTGAACCATCGCTTTCGTTTCCGGTTCTATTATAGCTACATACTTACCTCTATTTCCTAAATACTTATTCAGACCATCAGCAAATGTATAACATCCTCCACTCATATACCAATCTGTCCAATTGGTATCTTTTCTATATTGTTCTAATGTATCATCTAAATCCGATACACTTATCACAACCTCATTTAGTACTTCATAGATAATTTCTTTTAAACTTATCATATTAATACTTTTTAATTTGCTTATAATCTAATATAGATATTGGTTTTACAATTATTTCGTTCCAAAGTGAGGTTTTGTTCTCAGTACAATTCACTAAATCCGTACATAGATTATTCTCATTATCCGGGTATGAAAAACGGAATAAGTTAGCTGCCCGATTTCCTCTATCAGTTGCAAATGATTTTACATCTGATTTAAATGCGGCTACTAACTCTCCTCTTATCTTTACCAATATATTACTCTCCGGTCTAAAGAACTCCTTTGCTTGGGTAGTAAACGTTGATATAGAAAAACTATACCCACTTCGGATACTATCTGCAAGGTTTCTGAATCCCTCCTCAGATGTCCAATGGTACGTTACCACCTCAGAACCTACGTTACCATAAGTATCCTTAGTAAACGATTTATCCAATAGAATATAAGGTTCAATTGCTCCTCTACTATTAAAGAACGCAATCCTATCATTGTTTATGTTCTTTATATAATCCCCAAACTCATCTCTGATTCCCCATATCCTATGGTTTACAAAATCTTCAATAAAGTCTAAAACGTTTTTCTTGGTCAAATCCCCATACAAATCGGTTTCAACCCATAGTTGATATCCAAAATAAGTATCTATAAGTTCCATCATCTTCGGGTCCGTAGGTAAAACCCCACCCCTAGTATCGGAACCACCCTTTTGTAGGTCTAAAAAACGCTTAGAGATACGTTCCCACTCTCCAATAGTGTGGAACGAATCCTCCGGTTTTTGATATCCTCTTACTTTGTACATAGACTCGAAATTGGGTTGTTACTTAACTCCCCTATAAATATGGATAATTTCCATTTTTGGTTGCTTCCCATATCCCTTCCCCAGCTTCTAATGTAAGAGATACTAACCTCTTCCAAAACCTTTTTAGTTTATCCCTCATATGGTATCTCCATCTGCCTATCTACTAAAGTTCGTTCGGTTTCACCACTTTGACGGGAGTATATCGTTTTTCCCTTATCCGGGGATTCAAAGATTTTCTCCCCAGTTGTGGATTCTCTCCAATACGCTCTACGGATAACATTTCCCAACTCAGCATCGTTTGGGTATTTGTTGATTAACTCTATAATTTTATTGTCCATCCTTTTAAAAAATTTATTCTTAAGTAATACAATGTACTACATATCCCCTTATCCTTAAACTCCTTATACGTCTTTAACTTCTCATCGGTTTGAAGTAAATCCCTTTCCCATTTTGGTTGTATTCCCAAGCGGCTTTGTATTTCGTATATAAATCTTTCTAATCTACTACGTTGTGGATTCGGATGTGCGGAGTTATTCATATAGTAATAAGTGTAAGGATAGCTAAATGTAATATTCAAATATAAGTATAAATATAACAAAACTATCAAAAAAATTAAGGTTGCGACTCACCCCCCACCGAATCGATGAAAAGGAGGTATCCCCTTAATCCCAATAACTAAATTTCATCTACACCATCTACATGCGTATCTCCATACTCATCATCGGTGTGGGGTTCGTTATTCCACTCTTCATTAAAATACTTAAAAGTTGGATATTTGATTTCCATCTTAAAATATATTAATTACAATTTTTGCTATTTGATTTTGTGATACCCGAATGGGTACTATTGTATCCCCTGTTATAGGGTTGATTAGAAGTCTACCATCGTTCAACATTTTGTTTTGGGCCGCTGTAAGTGATTCCAATATCTTTTTAGTGATAAGTGGGTCTTGTACTTCTGCCTCTGATAGTAAACCAAACATAATCTATTCTCCTAATAAGATAATTTAACCCCTACAATGCATTCTACCAATCCTTCGTACTTTGAATCAATTGGTGTGATTGATGTTATAATCCATTTTGATTTTTGAAAATTAAGTACTCCTCCTACCGATAATACCGGTCCACCTTCAAAGTCAAACATTACCGTTTCACCGGAATCATTTGTTGATGTTCTTTGAAATTGAGATTCCCCAGTAATCCTAAGTCTATTGGTATCTAATTTTTCGATAACTCTCTCTAATCCGTATCTGCTTTTAATCATTTCCATATCAATAAGTATTATAGTTGATATTCTTTTAGTTTTTCATTATAAATAGTATCCAAAGATTCAATTAAATCCTTGTCATCATACATATTACTAAAATTATTTATTAATTTTTTCACACTTCCATTTGCCATTGCAGCGTATTGTGCAGTTTTAATTGTATTTAGTACTTTAAAGTATGCTTCTTTCATATGATTCCTCTAATTTGTAATTCTGATTTAGTGTAACCAAGCTTACATTGTTTTTTATACCACCAATATAAATCTTCAGTAGTACCCTTACCCCGCTTTCTTTCCATAGCCTTCTCCCATAAATCCTTTTCGAATTCTTCGGCTAATGCTCTTTGTAATTCTCGCAATCGTTTATTCTCATCAGTATTACCTACTTCATCTAACTTAAGAGCTTTTACTCTTTTAATTCTACCAGCATACAATGCCTCCATCTCTAATTGAGCTGGGTCTGAAATAAGTGCATTCTTTTTAGTCAATTCATAAGCTTCAATCGCAAGTTCTCTATTATACTTTGCCTCATCAAAATAAGGTGAAACTTCAAAATCACCATTTTGAATCCTTCGGAGTAATGGAGCTGATTTTGGTAGTGGCTTCTTTCTAAGTTTAGATGTGTACCAACGGAATTTATTATATGCCATATTACAATTTTTGGATTTGTTCTAATATATCAGTAACTTCTGTTTCTGATAAATACCCAATAACATCATCTGTAATTGGAGTATCATATGTCAAATCACCATCAGTACCTAATACTGCTAATTCATATTTTCCCCTATCACCACCATAGGTATATGGGGTCTTAACTACACTAGCACCATATCCATTTTCAAATATGATACGACTCATCACACCTCCCATTCCGGCAGTATGTGGTTTAAATTCTAAATCTTTGAATGTTTTCATCTTTATCTTTTTTACGAATGCTTGTATATTATAGTAATTCATATTTCAAATATACAAAAAATAATTCAAATAACCTAATTTCTTTCCAAAATCTTTTTTAATTGTGATTCTTTCAATAGTTTCTTTGGTTCTTGTTTTTTGGATTTGTCCTCTTCCAATGGAATTCGATAGTTCTTTACTAACTTTTCCATCCAATCTTTGGTGTCTTTACTCATACTCATTTCTATTTATTTTTATAACATAAGGAAATCGGGGAATTCCATCCGGTGTTAGGTTAAAGTACTTAACAGTTGCTTCTTTACCTATCAAGGAATCTTTGTTTTCTAAAATCTCAGCTGTTTCAGCAAATGTCCCCTTTACATTTGATTTGAATCGCTTTCCATCTTTGGTATTAAATACCATATATCCACAAGTGCCGGTTCGGTTACCCTCACCTTCACATATATCTAAAATCGTATATTCCTCATCTACAAAGGATTTATGCTTCAAAAGGTACTTACTTCGTTTATTCTCATAAAGTCCACCAGTACGAAGCATTTGCCCCTCATAACCCTGCTCAACATATTTACCATACAAATCCATAACACCAGCCTCATCCCTAACAGGGTGGGTTGTTACAAACTCACAAGTAGATGGTAACTTAACACCATACAATGCTTTGAATCTTTCAACAAATTCACCACCATGTGATGGGAAATCATAGATATGGTATTTGATTACTTTTTTACATTCCTCTAAATCAGATGGAGTTGGCTTTGTTTTTTTCACCAACGATACAATCTTATTGAAATCATTAGCGAACTTATCAGCGTACAATTCTCCATCAAATATTAGATTTGGATTCTCATCAAACAAATATTTCATTGATTCAAAAATGTGAGGTGCTGATACAATTGGTTTACCATTCCTACTAAACATACCATCTTTGGTAAGGATACATCGGATACCATCTAATTTTGGTTGAGAGAATATTGGGTATTCAATTTTATCTTTGTAATCTTCCCACTTGGCCGCCAACATAGGTTCAAAGTATTGTTTAGTATCAATGTTATTAATACTTTCAAAATAACCACTCTCTAACTTTTTAGTTCTCTTAGCTATTGCTTCTTTAAGAGCTTGTTCGTTATCAGTAGTACCATTTGCTTTACCTTCATTTTTACCATACACAACTGTCCATGTGTTTGTGGTAATTACTCCACCACATTGTCCACTATGAGTTCTGTATTTATTATCGGATACTTCAATTGTCCACTCTTGAGTTGCACCTGTCTTAGTTTTTTTGTAAATCGTTTCTAATTTCATCGTAATATGAATTTTAATACATTGTATTTTATTTTGTGGAATTTATTGAATGTTCGAGGTGACCATACTTTGTGGTCTTGCAACTCATCCAATTGCTTTGCTAAAGTATTCCTTAAAAAGAACAAATCACCCTCCCATCTAAATCTAAATCGGTTTGTGTAATTTGGTAAGAAACATAAAAATTTAAATAAATAATAAGAATGCAATCCCTTTGTTATTTTCAGAATTTCAACACCCCATTGTTCATAAGGTCCGTTGATGTATATATTAAGTAATTTTATATTTAAATTGAACTTTCGCATTTTCCAATCTATTGTTTGGAGTATTTTCATAGTTAATCTTTTTTTTTGAATTTAGAGATTCAGGGGGGTATTACCCCCCATCTCATTTATAATTGATTAACCTTAGAACATTGGGATTTCATCTACTAACTCTTCTTTTTGTTCGGTAAAAAGAGCTTCTGCTGATGTATCTTTAACATATTTTTGAACCAGTTGTTTCACATAAGTTCTTTCAGAATCTACACCACCATCATTAGAGAAGAATGGGAAGATTGAAATTTCAGCTGATTCGAATAAATCGAATCCATCATAAATTAATCCAGCCATTTCAACACTAGCTCTCGTCGATACCATAGCGGTAACTTTACCAGAATCACTCATCGATTGAGTTCGAGTGTGGTGAGCGATTTCAGCGATTGCTTTCAAATCATAATCATTAACCTCAGGGAACATAAACTTTAACAATCCAAATTCCTGCTCATCATTTAGAACATCCATTTCGATAGTTACGAAACGGTCTAAGATAGCCCTATCGATTACCCTAGTCGAAGTATATTCAGAACCTATGTTAGCGGTAGCGATAAAGGTAACACCTTCAGCCACTTTAACAATTGGTGAACCTTCAGCCTCATCCAAACGTAAGTAACGTTGTCCACCATCTAAAACGGTCATCAAAATGTTCCAAGCATCAGGGTGAGCTCTACTCAACTCATCTAATAGAATCACAGCGTTTGGAGTTTTAATTGCTTTAACGAATGCCGATTCAGCGAAGAAAGTTCCTTTGTTTTTATCAAAGTGAGTATTACCAATCAAAGTAGCACGAGGGTCTTGCGTTGCTCCTAAGTTGAAGTAGAAATCAGGTCGGTCAAGTGCTTTAACCAATGCTTTAGCTGCCATTGTTTTACCACAACCAGCAGGTCCAGTCATCATAATGTTTTTAGCTCTAACAGCTGAACGAACTAAGTATTTCCACTTTAGAGGTGTCATCACCAATTCAATTGGTTTCAAATCAATTGAACTATTGTGAATGAAATCTTTGATTGCGTTATGGTCACCTTTATCTTCAAATTGAACACCACCATTATCGGTATTCATTGGGGAAACTAAGTTATTATAAACTTCCATTCCCACTTTTCGGAAAACCTTCTTACCATTCTTTTGAACGAATGCCTGAAGAGCCAATCCCTGCTCAAATGCATCTTTACGAGTACCGGTTCCGATACCCATTGTACCAACTTTTTGACCTTTAGTGTCAATTAACTTAAATGAGTTACCAAAAGCTTCTACTTTGTAAACCTCATTTCCTACGAATCCAATTTTTAAATCTTTCATTTTTATTTATTTTAGGGTTTTAATTAATTACTCTCTCAATTACCTGTCTAATATACGAACAATTTCTGATATAAACAAGCTTTTTGCCAATTATTTTTGCTTTTTTTAATAATAAAATCGACTATAATAACCTAATGTACCAGTATCCGAATCTGCGTTGTCTATAAACCCAAATCCTTTGTAATTATTGGTATTGAATAGGATTCTTTCAATGGTGGTGGCAATGCCAGCCTTAAATGCCACTGTAGCGAACTCATCGGTTCGTTTTAGTTGTTCATTAGCCCAATCCAACATAGTACTAACTTCAATCGTTTTTTTACTTTTAGCCATAATTTAGGGGTTTTTTAAGTGATTTAATCTATCTATCAATCTTATACTCAAATATACAAAAAAGACTTGAGATAAACAAGCCTTTTTCTAATTATTTTCAATAAAGTTATTAACAATTTGAATTATTTTGTTAAGAACAACTCATTTATTGTTTTAGTTATTTGAGCCACATTTGTTACATCGATTTTCTTAGCTCCCTTACCATACATCTTCTTAAATCCTCGAGATGGTTCGGTTGTATTTGACCACTCATCTACAAAGTAAGAAAGAGTTTTAATTCCCATTCCTTCGATTTGTTTAACCATTTTACGAGTGTGTTCGAATGCCGGTTCACCACTATATCGGAAAGAACCACCTTCAAAGTAAGGTTCACCATCTGAGATGTTTAGGAAGTAAGAATCCATATCGTTATTAGAACCTAAGAAATTCTTCATAATTGCCTCAAAACATAATCCCTCAGGAGTAGTACCACCAGCTCTAAGTGCCGGAAACATTTGTTTTACCTTTGAGAACTTATCAATACGAGAATCGTAAGCCATAACCACATATGGTGAATTACCATGTGTAGTTCTGAATGAAACCTGAATTGATAGGTTTTGAATCATATCAACTGCTTTACAAAGTGCAACCACATTGGTTAAGGTATTAACCCATTTAGAACCACCCATTGAACCACTAGCATCAATTGAGATATGTAGGTTAGCTTTTTTGTAAGAATCGGTTTCCATATATTGGAACACATTTTCATTACCAAATCCTAATGATGAAATCATTCGTTTATCAATACTACCATTCTTTTGGCGATTGAACACCGTAGAACGGTCCTCACCTCTAACCTGAAGTTTCTTTCCTAATATAGTTCCAATTCGAATTCCATTTTGAACTTCAGTCTCATAATGCATTTTAATCAATCCAGTCTCTTCAGGTTTGTACCAATTGTTATCAGTCATTGGGAACATTTGATTTTCAAATAATGATTTGGTAAGTTTCTTAACTACTATACAAGTTGTACCCTTTCGAGAGTTACCCCAACCATCATTAACACCAGCACCAACTGAAGTAATTTCTGAACCACTTTCCTCAATTGCGTTAACATTATTTGCTTCAGTTCGAGTGATAGATTTTTTACGAATTTCACCTCTCATAAACTCTTTCTGCTTTTGAATTTTCTTTTTAAGGAGGTTTTTTTGGTTATCACTAAGAGTTAATTTATTTGATTCCTTACCACCTTCAGTTGATTCAGTTGCTTCACCACGCTCAACACCTTCAGGCATTTCAATTTCCATAGAAGAACCACCAGTTGGTTTACTATCCATATCACCCGTCATTGGAGATGAACCATCCAATGAATCCATTAAATCATCAAATTCAGAATCACTCATTTCACGTGATTCATTTGAACTACCATTACCATTTCCATTTTGATTTTGATTTTCTTCAGAATCACCCTGTCCACCAGTACCCTCACCTTCACCATCAGATAATGATGGTAAGTTATTTAGAATAATTTGAAAAACTTCCATAGCCACATTAAATGTATCTAAGGTAGATTTCAATCGGTTAATAGTACCTAAACCAATTGTTTTATAGATTTCGGTGAAACCCGGTAAAGCGTTAAGGTTTGTATTTTTGTTGTGAATGTTAATGATTCGGAACATATAAGAATCAATTGTTGATTCAGTATATTCATCTGAAGTTAATCCCTTATCAATTAATGGGTCATTAAAGTATTTATCGTACATTGAACGATAGTAATCTCTATAACCCGGAGCGGAGGTAAAAACGTAGTAATCAATTCTACGGTCCTCAACCACATTCCAAATATCTTTGATAGTTGAAATTGGATTAGTAATACCTTTTTTGATTGCCCCATCTTTAATATGAGATGGAACCAAATTGTAAATATCACCTAATGTTTTAAAATCTGAAAGTTTAATGTGAGAACCTTCGTGCAATGCTAATCCAACAGCCACATCAAAATCCTTAGGGTCTACGATTTGTGAACCAATTACCACAGTCTTACCATCGGTATAGGAATCACCACGTGTACTAAATTTAACAGGAATTGAATCGTTGGTAACGATATTAACGAAGTTGGAGATAGCTCGTTTAGAAGCGGCTAATTTGTAAAGGTCATGTGATTTACGTTCCACATCATTCATTTGATTAACAATGATGTCATCATCTTCCCAGTCCTTTAACCAATAAGAAGAATTTCCGTACTTTTTAAATTTACTCATATTTTTAGGGTTTTAATTAATTTATCTCTTAATCTTATACTCAAATATACGACAAATACCTGAGATATCCAAATAAAATTGAAGTTATTTTTGATAAAATTTATCAATCTCTAATTTGGCTTGTTTTAGTGTCTTTTTAGCTTTGGTTTTTTTACCACTAAAAAGTAGTTCCATCGACTCGATTAACAATCGTCTGTGGGTTGGAAGGGTGTTTTTTGGTTTCATATATTAGGGGTTTGATTAATTACTCTCTCAATTACCTGTCTAATATACGAATAATATTTGATATAAACAAGGGTTTTCTTAAAAATCTTACGATTTTCTTAAAAATCTTCCTCAAATGTAGATGGAAAATCTGAATCTAAGTCTGCTAATAGAAATAATAACTCTTTTCTAGCATCCTCTACCTGTTTCCACTCTTCATATGATATTGCCTCCTCTAAACCATCAATAATATCTTGAATTCTTTCACTTATATCCATAATAATGTTTTTATTTATATGGGTTTAAATATAAGATATTTGAAAAATTAGTGATTTGCAACTTTTGAGTAGATATATGGACCTGTTTTTGGCCCCCATATTTGAGTTCCAGAATCATCCCAACCCCTCTCCCAACTAATAACTTCGTGTTGGTATATTACAAACTCAGTTGTAGTGTAGGTTGCTCCCTTAAATGAGCCTTTACAATCCGATTCATTGGTACTACCTCTAAATGCCCCTAAGTTATCTTTGTATATCTTTATATCACACCCCACTTTATATGGTAGGTCATAGATGGCAAGTGCCTTTAGTTTGTTGGTATCAACTTTAAATGTTATATCATCTAAATTAAACTTACCAGACGCAACTTTGGTATCAGTTAGTACATTCCAAAAATCAACTTCATTTGGTATTGAGAATATGTTTAAACCAATGTAATAATCATCAATTTGGTATATTGCGTATATACGTTGTCTATATGGATAGTACTTACCCTCAATTAGTTCACCTTGCTGAGTATAGATTAGAGTCGCTTCATCATGTGTATCATACTCTACAGTCCTTACTAATACATCACCTCTGGTGGTATCAATGGTTGAATGGTATTTAGTTGAAAACCTACCTGTAATTGAATGTATGTACTTATCAAAATCAAGTGAGTCCAATTTGGTTTGAGAATATCCAAATATTGGTAGTAATACTACGGAAATGGTTATAAAAATAAACTTTTTCATATTTTGAATTTTTCTTTAATATTTGCTTTGTAGAATAAATCTTTTTGTGGTTCCAGTTCCATAAAATCCGATTGTAAAATCTCTTCATTTATATCAACACCATTACAATATACTTCATCCTCAGTTCCTCTGGATGTTCTTGTGATTGTTATGTTATTAACCATAAATCTAATTGGAACGTTTATTTTGTTCATATGAATATGCAACATATGCTCATGTGGAACCAAATAATACCCTTCAGTTAAATAATTCATTATGAAAAAATAGCACGTTGAATAATAATCCATCATCTTTGGTGAACCATATGCAAATAGGTCCGATATACCCTCCGATTTATCGTGATTATTTAACCTAACCCTACCATGTGGTAAATTTAACATATCATTAATGGATATATCTAAATTATCATCAAAATAAGTATCAGTTCTAGCTCTTATTACAATATCATAATCAATACCCAAATCCTTTGTTAATAAATTTGCTCTCCAAATTTTGTACCACATACTCATTGTACCAAAGTTCACACAGGAATCTCTTAAAAAATACAATAATGAAGTTGGTGGTTCAATACCAATTCTTAGAATAGATAAGGTAGATTCATTAAATGAATTATAATTTTCAACCTCCACCTTCTTAACATTGTATATCCTATGAAAGTTTTCAATAGTATCACCACATTCAGTATTATAAGTGTCCCAGAATGAACCATATACATCAATGTCATACTTCTTAATCAATTCACCCCAATACTCCTTAGTTCTATCTAAATCTCTTATTTCACCAGAGAAACACAATGCTATCTTTGGCTTATGTAAACTGTTAGTTTGTTTTTTTGTGTTCATTTCTGATTTATTAAATGAATATCCGAAATAATCCAAGTCAGATTTCCATAATTTTGTTAATCTCTCAATTTGGTCATCTCTATATGTTATAACGTTATCAACCTTTGGTTGTGTGAATTCAAGCGATATTGGTAAATTTATTGTTTCTGAGAATTTAGCTAAATCCTCATTAATATATTCACTCCTTATTATAATACTATTATCATCAAATAACCAATTACCATTGATATCCTTTAATTGTGAAAACATTGAGTTACGAAATGCGGGTGCATGAAATACAATAGATTTATTTAGATAGATATCCACAAATTTTTGGAAATCATCAACTGAATTTATATCAGCTAGATTATAATGAGTCTTTAGATTAGCCCAGTTTTCTTTATAATAATCTACCAAAATATTAAATGGATTTCTAATAGTTGTAATAAATACATCATTTGGACTTAACTTAAATGTAGCTACATCTCTAAATATATTAGGTGTTTGTTGTGGGTAATCCCAATCTTGCCAACCTTTTATTTTAGTAGGATAGTTCCAACTATGTCCTGCTGAATGTATTTTGTATTCATTGGCTCTTTTGCCATGAAATAAATTTTCAAATAACCCAAAATCGGATGCTGGTATTTTTATGTAAACGTAATTTATCATAGTAAATATTTATCACCCTCTACACAAGGGAATTTAATAACTGTTGTTGTTGTATTATCTAAAACTTTAAAATCAGTAGATTCACCGGGTTCGATTGTAATTACATCACCCTTTGTATAAACAGTACCATTCATACGAACCAATCCTTGTGTTATAATTGTTATTTCAGTTGCAACTTTGTGATAATGGGCTACTTCATAATCCCCTGTTTTATATTCCTTAACAGCTACCTCAAAATCGTTCGTTTTGAAAAGAGATGGGTTGAAGTTTCCAACTACCCATCCTTTAAAAAAATCATTTAATTTATCTACTTTCATTATAAATAATCTTGCATTAATAAGTTAGCAACTATATAGTTTGTAGATGCCATTGGAATTGAATCCAAATTAGAAATATCAAACCAAGTTACATCAATATGTTCTTTTGCTTTTGCTCCACTACCATCATTATCATCTTTGGTAAGTTCTACATTATAGAACCAAACATCATATGGATGTTCTTGTACGCTGGTATAAAATTCACCAACTTTAACAATTGCATCTAATTCCTCTATCCACTCCCTTTCAAGAGCTTGTTTATCAATTTCACCAACTTCCACCTTTCCACCAGGAAATTCCCAATGCCCATCAGGTTTCAATCCTAATAACACATATGGTGTGTTATCAATATACTTAATACAAATCCCCGCTACTACTTTTTTCATCTTTGTAATTTTTTATATAATCCGAACAAACTCCTTTACATTCTGAAATATCATCATTATGAATTTCAGGCATTACTGCAATACTATTTTTAACAGGTTGTTTTCCTGGATACACCCACATATAACCATGTGATGTTAATGTCATTGTATCTTCTTCATGCCAAAAGTAATTGAATCCACCAATCATATTAAACCACTCTATTGCTTCTACATTTTTACAATGTATCCACAACTTAGAATGTCTTTCGTTTAACCAGTGTTGTGAGATTCCATATTGTGGTTCATCATGTCCTAATAAAAGAACACCTTCTATCATCCACACATCAATTTCAACATCATATCCAGCATTAAGTGCTTCATCTATATAATCAGGTCTATTTTCAACATCCGTTAATTTACCTTCTAAATTTCCCCTATGTGATATTAGTATCATTTCCATTTGTTATAAGGCAATATTTCATCAAATAATTCATTTATATTTTCTATACTTTCATTATTATGTGGTGAAAAATCACTATACCAATGCGTTTTAAATATATTTGCAATTACTTTATATGGTTTTAATTTATCCAATTTTAATATATCAAAATTTTCAAACATTATTTCTGCTGGGGTTTCATTTACCAAATCAGTTTTATACTTAGCCATTAAAAATGAACGAGTTAGATGGATTTCAGGTTCCCAATATTTATGTTTAACCCCATCCTTTACATGAAATATCAATTCATTATCAAATGCATACTTAGCTGCACTATACATAAATTTAAGAGATTCGATTGTACCACCAATGATGTGGTCTGATATATGATATTTGAAATGTAATGGGTGTCTAAAAAATATAGGTGCTGACCATATCTTTGATGGGTTACTTTTTATAGATTCACTAATGGTATTTATATTTGAAAAATACTCATCTCCTCTAAATTTTATTACATATTTAGTTTTAACATTACTAAGTCCATTTAACGTAGATATGAATTGATAGTTCATATTCTGGTCACCTGATTTTTCAGGTAAATGAGATTGAACTATTGTTAAATTATTAGGAAAATAAGAAAGGTCTAATTGATGATTAGACCAAGTTGAAATTACAATTGGATATTGAGGATAGGCCTCAACATAGAAATTATAGGTTTCTTGGGTAATTTTACCCTGAATTAAAATTGTAACATCTTCCATTAAACAAGTATAACCTAATGATTAGTAATCATCTGAGAATCTATCCTTACGATACTTCTCTTTTCTTTTATATTCAGTTTTTTTCTTATTTGCGAGTTTCTTTTTCATTCCATCAAACTCATTATCCCAATGGTTTGAAGAAAGTGAATTATTCTGCTTCATAATAAACTAATACTTAAATTTATTTTTGTGAATCAAATTTATTGACTTGTGAATCAATCAACTTAGCTAAAGTGTTTTGCAACTTTTCTAATTTTTGGATTTCATTAAAATAGTATGAACTATCTTTATGTACCAATTGATTAATTTTATCTTCAATTCTATCCAAATCCTTTTGGCAATTTACTTTAGCCAATTTTAGTTCATATTTCAATTCATTAGTTTGATACATCATTCTAATGATTACAAAAATCCCTAATATGAATATAATTGCGATTATACTAAAAATCAATAAATAATCCATTTATTTTTTTGTAGATGGTTTTCTTTTTCCTTTAGAAGTTCCTTTAACTGCATCAATTACATCTTTAGATTCTTTAGCAACTTTCTTAACCGCTGCAACAACTTCTTTAGATTCTTTAGCAATATTATTAGCTCTAACCTTAACTTGCTTAGTTACTTCTTTAACTTTAGCTGCTGTATCTTCAATTGAGTCTGGAATTAAATCTCCATCCTTATCTTCTATTTTACCTGTCTTTTGTAAATAGATTACGATACCAATAGCTACAGCTAATACTCCAATAATAATTAAAATTGTGTTCATTCTTTTTTTTTTTAAATTAATTTACTTTGATATAAATATTATCAAAATTAGATAAACATATGAAAATCATCATCAACTGAATCCGAAACCATATCTTTGTTTATTACATGTAGTTTCTTATCTGATAAGATGGTTACAAATGTTATTGCTAATCCTAATAATAATCTTTTAAAATAGGTTCTAATACTCTCCATACAATGAATACTTTTTATCGGGTTGTGGTTCTATTACTTTTTGTTCTTTTTCAATCACGTAAGTGAAACCATCCTTAGCATCCATGTAAAATTGTGTATTGCCTCTTTTCTGATAAACATACTCTAATAAATCGGTCAACGATTCAAGTATGACTGAAGTGTTGTCTAAGGGAGTCCACCTGTCTCCAGGTGCTACTCTCTTAGCAACTTTTATTTTCACCTCTTCGGTAATAACTTCAGGTTCTTTCATTATTCAATAACTCTGATAATTCTGCTTTCTCTTGCTCCACTTACTTTGTAGTCTACAACCACACCCGCATCCATAAAGTCTTTTACAACTCTTGCTTCAGCTTCTGTTACCGATTGTGCATCTACTAAATAAATTTCTTTGTTCTTCTTGTCTTTACCATTCTTAAGAGTGGCAACTACAACTTCTACTGTAACTTCAAAATACTTGTTCATAATTTGTGTTTTATATTTATATATATTGTTTATTTATGTAAAGATACGAAAAAAATCTGAATTTACCAAACTTTTTTTAAAATTAATATTCGTACTCCGCTTTTGGACCTGTAAGGTTCCCATTTATAAGGAATGAGCAATTAAAACATAGCATTCTAAGGTTCTCATATTTGTGGTTGCATCTATCTCCATCAATAAAATCTAATACTAATGGAACCTTGAAATCGGTTACCCGTTTTTCTTCAAATCCACAACTATTACATTTTTCTAACATATATCCATTATTCAATAATCTCTTTTTGAATTTATGTATTGGGTAATTGGGATACATACCAGCTAAGATATCATCCAATGCATGGGTACTACCCTTATCAGATGAACCTTTGGTTATACCAAGTCCAAATGGATTCTTCAAATCTTCAAAGATACCATAATCTCTTGCGTATTTCTTATATGTATTGTATGATACTCCCAACATTCTAGCAGCTTCCATAGCGGAACGTGCTTTTTGTTGTACATCTCTAATTTCAGATTCCATTAGAGGTTTTGCACCTAACCCACGTTTAGTTCGTTGTTTGGGTGCTTTCGATAAATCTTTGGTTGGGTCAAAGTTTGGGAACATTGGTTCCTCATTTGTAACATCTTCCATTTTCATATACTATTTTAAGTTTCTACTATATGTATATAAATATAGGTTATTTGATTTTTTATAATTTATGATTATCTATTAGATAATTAACTATACTCCCAAATGAAAGTTCAAAATTATTTCGGAATGTATCAACTGATATGAAGTTTTCGGTTGGTGCACCATATGTGGAATAATCCAATGGTTGCTTTGAATTGTGAACATAAAATTCAGAAAAGTTAGTCAAACCTATTCTACGTTTAAACTCCTCTCTAACCTCTTTATATGGTGATATATCAGATACTACTACATCACAACCCGTTGTGTGTAGGTATTGGGCAATCATTTGTAAATGTCTTATGTGTTTGATTGTACCAGAATCAGTATAATCTGTATTATTTGTAATCTTTCTTAACTCTTCACTATCTAAGTAAAATACATCCCTTCTCCAATTTCTTTTTTCAGATTGGAGAAGTGTGTGAAGTCTTTTTCCCAATTCTCTACTATTACTAGCTTCACCAGTAAACCAATAGATTCTACCTTTTGACATAACTTTTATTTATTTTACAAATATACGAAATTAATTTGGATTATACAAAATTATTTTTTACCGAAGTTACATAAACATCAGTAGAATTGAATTTTGTAAGTGTTATAATATCAATACTACCAACCAAAGATGCGGTGTAGAATGAACCAAATGGTTGTCTTACGTTTGAACTAAATGATGCAGTAGATTGATTAGCAGTTGTAATTAATACCGTTGCAGTTTGACCGAATGATATATTACTAGCTGATATGTGTGTTATAGCATTTCCGTCTAAATTTATTTCAAATAAATTACCTATACTAAAATCTAAAGATGCCGTAAATCCATTTACTGATATGGCTGTTATTTCATTAATAACAGGGTTATTAAATGTAGATGTACCAGCAAAGGTAGCTGCTCCTTGAAAGTCACTAATACCAGTTACAGTTAAATCGGTAGTTTGAACTTCACCATTTACAGTTTGATTACCATAGAATGTATTTGTAGAACCAGTCTTAGCAAATAAATTATATCCATCTACTTGTAATGATGATGATACCAAATTATTTGGTTTTGATGTTATACTATTCCACGTAGGTGCCGATGCGTTATTTGTTATAGTAATTGCGTTCTCTAAACTTTGAGATATTAAAATACCATCTCCAGGTGCGAATGTTGGTGTATTTTGAATAAAATCATAATCAATTTGTGCAGATGCGGTTAATACTACATTTGATAAATTAACAATTCTACTTGCTAATGATGATGATGTTAACCCAAATCCACCACTTGAACCCGTCCAATTATTTAATCCTGCTAAACTTCCGTTACTCACAAATCCTAAATTGGATATTTGTGTTGATGATGATACTATACCATTAGTTAATAATGAACTACTAATCGATGATACTAATGATGAAAATTGAGTTAATGTAGGTGATAGTACCTCAATAATAACCCAAGGACTACTATATCCAGAGGAGCCAGATGTAATAAAAACATTATTAGAACCAGTATAGAATACTGGTTTGTTATATATTAGTTGGTAATCTATTTGAGATGATGAACTAACCGAACCAGATGGTAATCCGAATGAACCAGATACTAATGTTAATCCATTTAGTACATTTTGAACTCTAGCATCAGTATAATATTTATAATTTACATTTTCAGCAACATAGGATGTATCAAATCCACCAGTGTTAGAATTTGTTAATGTAATTTGTGCGGATGATGATATAAACCCATTACCAATCAAAGATGATGTTGTTGCAAATCCTAAATTAGTTATTTGAGTTGAACCACTAATAACTCCGCTTGGTAATCTATTAACTATGTATGTTGAATTAACATCTGTTGATGTAAGGAATCCAAATCCATTTAATTGTGCGGATGATGATACCAATCCATTTGGAAATTGAACAAAATCATTAAATGCTGAACCAACCCCAGTAAATGTTAATCTATTATTACCAAATGTAACATTTGAAATATAATCAGAACCACCACCAGCTCCAAACCTAGAATCTAACGATGCTGAAAATTGTGAAAATGTTATTGTTCTGGTTTTATCTACATATACCGATGATAATAATAAATTAGAATCAATAGGGTCAGTAGCTATTATAGATTGTGATATTATATGGAAATTTGGCCCAGTTGCTAATGAACTTGTAGTTACAAATCCTAAACCAACTATTTGTTGAGAACCAGAAACAGTCCCCTGAGGAATTGTTGTACCACCAGATGCGCTTATAAACCCAAAATCACTTATTTGTTGTGATGATGATATTAGACCAAATGAACTACTTAAAAAACCTAAATTAGTTATTTGTTGTGATGATGATACAATAGATGCTGCTTTTAATGATGAAGTATATGCTTCAATACTATTAACCTCACCTCTAATAGAACCAGTAAATGAATTAATAGAACCAGTAGTTAAATTAATAGAACCAGTAGTTGAATTAATTGAATTAATAGATGAATTTGCTGATGATGTGAATGAATTTAATGCAGATATATTCGTAGCTGTACCTGATATAGTAACAGTTATATCACCATTAGTGTTATCAGCAATTGTTGCGCCTGGAAATGTAATAGTATCAACACTACTAATAGGTATTCCTGAACCATTACCAACAGTTAATGAAGATGGTACAGTTACAGTCACATCACCACTACCAGCATTGAAAACAGTTGCATTATTAAATGTAATTTTATCAACAGCAGTTACGTTTGTACTTCCATCAGAAACAATCAATGAAGTAGATGAACCAGATAATACATTAAGTACGTTTAATCTATCAGTTACCCTAGCATCGGTATAATATTTATAAGATGCGTTCTCAGAGATATTAGCAGTTGTTAATCCACTAATGGTGGAGTTAACCGCTGATATTTGCGATGCTAATTCAGCATCCGTTGCTAAATCCGAACTAACGTATGCTTTTATAGATGATGCCTGTGCATATAACGTTGTCCCACCATCCACAACTGGTATCTTAGTTGTACCAACTATGGAACCTGATACTAACTGACTTAAATCTGATATTTTTATACTTGCTGCCATATCTATAAATATTCTCTTTTTGAGATATTACTTTTTATTTTTAACTTTCTTTTCCGGAACCTTTATTGTTGTATCTCCATTGGATATTTTATCCAATATAGTTAATAATTCTTGCCTACGAATAGCATCTTTCATTTGCTTTCTCCTTTTAGTAGTTGGTTTAGTAAATTCCTTCCTATCTCTCAACTCCAAAAGATGACCTGATTCAAATGTTTTGTTTTTGAATATCTTAAGAGCTTTATTTATATCACCATTTTTAACATAAACTGTAACCAAAGATTTTTCTTTACTCATTATATCAATTAATATAATTAGTTAATTCAAAGTTTCCACTAGCCATACCATATACTGAAATATGTAGTGCCTTTCTTTGGGGTTTACCATTTCTCAATAATCCAACAGTAAATGAATTAGTCTTACCAATAGATGGTCTTGAACGAGAATACTTACCTCCCATTGCTATTTGTGTTTGCCAATCATTCTCATCAATTTCATACCCTTTTTTCATAGCGTATGCTTTAGCAGCTGATGCCGCATCGGTAAATGATTTGAAATAAGTTTCGTTTGATTCTGACATCAAATCAGTTAATTTTATCATCGTATTTTCGGTTTTTCTATTTTGTGTTATTTTAGCAGATACAAACATTACAACTGCAATTATAAAAAATATAAAAAATGCGTACATTCCCAACTTAGCCCATAAAGAACCTTCAGCTGCTTGTGCACCATATACATCTTCCATTATTTTCATTACCTCAGGTTCTGCTAATCTTTGGATTTCAGAATAATACCATTGTGAAAATGATGCTGTTGCGTATTGAGTCCAACTACCAGCAGTTAATACAGCTGATATAATTGCTCCCAATGCTGATTTACTTCCTACATTAACTGAAAATTTATTAATTGTACTTCGTAAATCCTCATTCATTCCAGTTTGCTTTGAAAAAACCGATTGAGCTTTATTCATTGCTGCCTTTGTATCCGGTTTATCTTTACTAATTTTATCTAAGTTAAGATGCTTTACCGCATTTCCAGCTTTCTTATCAGCTATCCTTATTGCTAAATTCCTAATCTTAGAAATAGCATCACCCAACCCCTCATTTAAGTTGGGTTGGGTGTTTTTATTTTCAGTTAACTGATTTAATTTTATCATTTCATTAAGTTCTTAAGTGAAGTTCTATTAACTTTACCTTCTTTAATTACTGATTGTATCTTATCTGCTAATTTATGAAATCCGTTCATTCTTAATTCAAATGCAATTCCATCAATTGCGGTATCTCCACTCCATCCGGCTGCTTGTGATGCGGCTACCCCCAAATCTTGTGCATCATCATCAGGTGAACTATATACTGAATCATATTTAGCTCTGATTACATCCATCTTTTCTCTGAACTTAGGGTCTGATGGGTTGGGGTAATCTGGCTTCTCTGCTAATTCAGGTTTCCCTTCTAATGCTGCTACTAACTCTCTTGCTTCACTATGGAAGTTTGAATCAGTAAGTGCCGCAACTGCTGCTTGAGCCATTTTCTTTTGATACTCAGTTTTATCCATCTTATCAGATGAAATTCCCATCTTTTGAGCTATCTTTCTAACTTCTTTATTTACCGTTGGGTCACCTTTTCTTGGTGCTTTTGGTTCAGCTGCTTTTGGTTCATCACTATCAGGTGCAAATGGATTCCATAAACCTCTACTATCTACCTCTTTTTGAGTAGATGGTGCAACTTTAGCATCTTTTTGATGTGGATACTTTGTTGGGTTATATGGTTCTAATTCAGATGTATTTACATTACCATCTGCATCGGTTTTTGTTTCACCTCTTTCATCTGCCATTCTTACAATACCAACTGATTTAGTTCTCGTATTATAAACAACTTTATCAACAGCTAAACTAGCAGGAGTTGCTTTGGGTGTATCCGATTTTGGTTCATCTTTAGATGGTGTATTAAAGATATTCACACCAGACTTAGCATCACCACCCTTTGATGTTTTTGCAGTTGGGTCCTCATGTGAACCAGCCTTAATAGCTTTATCATAAGAATCTTTTGATTTGAAGTGTACTAACTTTCCACTTTCCTTACTCTTAGCAGTGAAATCACTAGCCTCATTTATCAATTGTTTTAATTGTATCATAATTATATTTTGTTATTAAAATCCTATACTAACTCGTTTACCCAAATCTTCTTCAACCCAACGAACTTTTGCTGCTATTAATTTTTTCATAGTATCTACATCAAATCGATATGCACCATGATAATTTTGTAATTTTATAGCAACTACAAAACCATGTATACCATCCCAAATCATTTCGGCCTTTCCACCGATTATTGATTCGAATGCTTTAATTTGCTTTTGTTGAATTGGAGTTAATTCACTTAATTCAACAACAGATGCTTCGTTTATTAATTTACTTAATCGTATCATATTATTTTGAAAATTTTGTATATTTGAAATTACTATCGGTAAATCTTCTATCCACCCCATGTTTCTTATAAAACATATTTAATGTACTCACCAAATCTCTTACAAATGATGTATATCTTTCTTTAGATTCTGGTGTTACTACATTAACTATATCTCTTGGAATTAAATCAGTTGCCACATTTTGTATTGACATTTGAACTAACTCATCTATACTTTCAGTAACTCCACTTAGTTTTAAAAATTCAGTTGGATTATATTTTACATTTTCATAATCAAACTTTTTCATCATTTTAGCAGCTATCTCTTTTCTATTTTCGGTATCACTTACCATAGAAACAATTTCAGCTACACCAACTACCATTTCTCTATCATTATCAGGTTGAGTTACTACTTCTTCCTCTTCTCTGATTTGTTGTGGAGTTTTGAATGGTGGAATATCTTTAAATGTATAAACTTTTCCAAGCTCAACTTTCATACCCTTCCATTCTATTTCCGATAATATGGTTTTTAATTTAGATGAGCTCATTACTTTAATAATTTAAATGCCATTGATTGCATACCCATTAATCCAGTACTTACGAATTTATCTTTGTTTGATTGTTGCTTAAGTGCATCATATACTTTAGTTATTGCTGATGCTGAGTACAAATCAACTCTTACTTTTTTACCACTCTTTGGGTCTACTAAAACTTTATTTGAACTAGTCTTAACTATATCCTTTAATTGGGTTATAATAGTTGGTTCGGTGTTTTCTGTTAACTTAGAACCACCACACCCACAACCACAACCACATCCGGCTCCTTCATTTACAGAACTACCACCAATCAATTCATTATATGAACTCATATCGATTGTACCCTTTTCCTTTGTAAGCTTAATAGCTCTTTCAGCAAAATCATGCAAATCCATATCAGTTTTAGCATCTTCTCTTGCAAATTCCAATGTTCTAATAAACAATGGTATATCCATAGTGATTGTATCAATTACATCACCTACTTCAGTTAACCCTTGCTCTTTGTTTTTCATATCAGCGAATGCTTGAGCTTCAGGTTGTGTTTCAAATCCCTTTACTCTAATATCACCTTCCCATACAGCCCATTTTTCAATTGGGTCTTTACAAGGTTTTACAACGTATTTATCGGATGGGTCTCCGCTATGGTCTTCGTTATTTATTTTCTTACCAGCTTTAACTGCATCTTTATGTGCATCAGAATTACCATGTGCAGGTTTCTCACCTCTCGCTCTTTTAGCTCGGATGTTTGCCCAAAGACCAGGTTTTTCTTCGTTTATTGATTCAAATTTCAATCCAAATCCAGTAGCCTCATCTCTTAACTCATCCCAATCACGACCACCATTACTTCTAATATAATCAACTGCACCTTTAAAATTAGAAAATCCTAATTTCTTTAGTATTTTGTTATTACGATACAACGCTCTTAAAAAATCTCTAACACCAGCTGATGATAAAGAAATTTCATTAATCATTTCTTCAACAGTTTGAGGAAGTGCATCTGCCACTCTTTCCAATTCATCAGATTCAGTACCTTCACTAACTGATTTATAGGTATCTTCCAACCATTTCATCGCATCTCTATTTTTAGGGAAGTCTTTGAATTCTTTGTAAAATTCCTTAACGAATTCTTTAAATGATGATGCCTCTTTAGCCATCAAATCTACATCACTCATCGAACCCTCTTTTATTGATTTTTTCATAATCTTCTATAATTTCTTTAATAAGCTGTACATATCTATTTTAAACCCATATCCAGCACCTTTATAATCAAAATCAATATCAATTGGTAATTTTAATTTTGATTCCAAATAACTTTGTAATGCCTTTGGAATAACTAATGCTTCATTTGAATCAGATATTATATTTTGTAAAACATCCAAATCTTTTGAAGTTTTTGCAATACAAGCAATCCCACCATCTTTAATGTTGGGATGTACACCAAATTCAGCTGAATATGTATTACCTTTTAGTTTAAAGTTTAATTTCATAGTTGTACTTTGTTATTCTTATAAATATATCTTTTTAATGTTTTATATGTTGTACTCTCCATCTAACATCCTTACCTCTTAACATTGCTTTGGTTGCCTCTACATTCTTTTCAGAATCATCCGCAAAGTAAACATCATCATAACCTTCGTTATCGATTTTATCTTCTATCCAATCTGCTTTATCTTTCGGGTTGTTAGATGCTAATGCAACTACAAATATTTTATTAGAATTAATACCAATATCCTTTAGATATTGTTTAATAGGTTGATATGCTGCTCTTGCAGTTAGGATGTAAACACCATCTCCACCACTACTACCCATTACTCTACGAAGTACATTCGTAATCTTTTTTATTTCTTGAGGATTCTGAACTTTTTGAAAATCAGAAAAATCAAATTCATCACCAGGTTTTTCATTATAAACAGCGTATTGACCTGGAGTTAATTTTGATTTTTTTCCATTAGAATGCGTTATGTATATAAATGATGTTGTTTTTACTAATGTATCATCAAAATCAAATATTCTTAACTTCTTAGATTCCACTAATAAACTCCTTGCTATCATATTTTCTTGTTTGATTGTTAACATACAAATATACAATTTTTTTCTGATATATCCTAATAAATTAGGAGCTTTGTTTCAGAAATTGAGTATTTAATTCTAACAATTTTTTATTTTCCATTTCAAGATATTGAACTTTAATAGTTAATTCTGCCAAATCTCTAGTAAGATTTAGTATCTTATCCCTAAGTTCATCTTTTTCTTGACTACTTCTTTCTAACAATTGTTCCAATCTATCAATTCTCTTAGAGCAATCATGTTTAATAAATTCATCTTCCTTTTCCTGTCTTTCGGCTTTTTTCTCATAAAACCTCCAAGCTCCAGCTGAACCTAATACTGTTATTAGTGTTATTATTACTGCGTAAATTGATTCTGATTGCATTGTTAGTTATTTTTAATTATTTTTTTCTAATTCTGACCTTAAGTAGTGTTTAGCCGCAATCATATCTTCTTTAGCATTAACTATCTTAGCTTGCCACCAATGTGGAAAATCAACTTCTTCACCAGTACTATCAAACTGAGCCAACATCTCACCTAATTCTTCAGCATATCTTTCGATAATACTTAAATCAGCTCTTAACATACCCGGTTCATCATCCTGATGACCTAAATCCGTATCTTCGGAAACTACCAATTCATCATCTTTACCTAAATCCTTTATGTATCTTTCCTCCATATCATACAAATCGATAAGATTTTTGTGTAGTGCATTTATTTTTTTGGTGATGTCTAAAATTGGTTTAACCAATGTATTTCTTTTATTTACATCCGTTTCACTATTAACTTTAGCAGCATATGCTCCACCAAATTTTTGTTTTCTTTCTGCAGTTAATTTTTCTATTTGTTTCTTAACTGCTTCAATTTTTAGAAATAATTTAGGAATACCCTCACTCATTAATTTTGATGCGGTTCTTTTCCCATAATTCTCTACAATGTATTTTTCAACTGATTTCATACTTTAATCCTTTTTATATCATTTACAATAAATATAAAGATATTTTTATTTAACAATAAAAGCCCCCCAATTGGGAGGCTTTATGTTATTACTCTTCTCTCTTTCCAGCAAACTTTTGTAATCCATCGATTCCAAATGAACCCAACGTAATTATTACGAATGAATTATAAATGAATTCTTGAACCATTAAGTCTTTTCCTAAAAATCCAGTTACGATATCAGCTAATGCGAATATTACCATTACTGCGAATGATGCAAATCCTACTACATTTTTTTCGTTAATTTCGTTACTGTCTTTAAACATGTCTTTGATAAATCCCATAATTTTGTTTCTTAATTAGATTTAATGTAACCAATTCTGAAACGTATTTGGTATAAATATCAAATTAATGATTAAGTGATACTTTTTTGTTTTAATCTTTCTACAAATGCCACCAATTCATCTCTACCAATTGCTTCTGCGTTTTTGTAAAATTCAGATTTTTTGTCAATAGTTTTAATTTTACCATCAAATGATGGAACTCTATTTATATAATCTTCTGTAATGTATAATCCATCTAAAACGTATTGATTCACTACATAACCAGCTTCTAATGCTATTCTACCAGCTGTCATACCATAAGTATCTTCGGGTCCATAACCACCAAATGATTCAGGTATTCCAACAAACTGCCAAAATGATTTAGAATATAGAGTATGCATACCACATCCAAATTTAATATATGGTAACTTCTTAAGTTGCATATTAGTTGGAGTTTGTGTAAATGCACCTAACATAGTTTCTTCACTAAATGCTTCGGCATTTTTCATTGAATCACTTACTAAACCATCCCAACTCATATCCCACCACTTTGGAATTGATGGTGAAAGTATATACATACCCTCCAATCTTTCTGCTGCTTGTAATTGGTATATTAACTGATGTTCATGCATCACAATATCCGTATCACAAAATATAAATTGGTCAAAGTAATCAATTTTAATAGATTCTCTCTTTTGTTGAGTTGTACCCCACATAGATTCATCTAATATAATTTGATTTATATTTTTCAATTCTTTATATTGAAACTGAGCATTGAAGATATTCATAAAGTAATCTTGCTTTAACTCACTATTTTCCCAATCCGTAAGTTTTGGGTTTAAATTCAAAGTTGCTTTTATAGTAACATCATATTCTCTACAATACGATAATGCTTTTCTATATTGTTCCATAAACCTTTGAAACATTTCTATTTCAGATGGCATTATATGGATACATACTAATGTCTTTTTTTTCATTAAAATACGTTTTTAAAGTGAGGTTTAATCATGTCAATTGTATTTAAAGATAAAATACTTATTTCAAATATATCCCAATTGAATGTACCCAATTGCCCAGTTTGTTCAATAATAAATGGTAATTTTTTAATAAATTCAGTAAAATGTTGATTAGTTAATTTACTAGCATCAAATTTAATGTGTACATTATTTTTAACATCATTACCAATTGAATGAACTTTATCGGATATTATATATTCCGATTTAGAATCTTCATTCATAATATATGAGTTAAATTCACAATCTACATAGATATCATCACACCAGGGTTCTAATATTGAAAGTAGTTGTGGTCTACAATTTTCAATTATAAATGATGTTGAATATCTTTTAGGAACTATTGGCATCATATTATCATCATGTAAAACATCAGTATGCCACTTTCTCCACCACTCTCTAAATTTGGTTGCTCTTAGTTGTAAATATTCTTCAGAGTCTTTTGGTTTGAACCATATTGTACCATCTGGTAGTGGTATCTCTTTTTCTATTTCGATACCATCTTTAAATCTACTACCTCTACAAGTCATATGATATACAAATGCATCTCTACTCTGAATTAATTGGTACCCATTCAAATGGAACCTATTAAATATATCAGAATCTTCCAACTCCATAGGTGCAAATAATTTATCATGCCCACCAATAGATACAAAATCTTCTTTATATAACATCCAAGGTGCAAAGATACCATTAGTAACTTTACCCTCATTTAGATACTCAGCTTCATATACAAATTTTAAGAAATTGGATTTGGCATCAGTAAACTCATCCACATCCATTCCAAAATTCTTAACATATTTTTCAGGACCAGGTGGATGCAATGGTGGTTCGATTCTAGTGGCTGAAACTACACTCATTGGTTTAAGGTGTTTCAACATATTCCCAACATAGTTTGGTGTTACAATCATATCTGAATGTAATATTGTTACGATTGGTGTTCTAGCTAATTGAATACCTATATCGTATAAAACAGTATGCCCAACTCTATCTTTTCCACCATTTCTATAAGTTAAAATATGATTCTTATCCGAACCATATTTTTCAATCCATTCCCAACTATCATCAGTTGATGCATCATCCATTATCACAATATCATGCCCATCACCATAATGTTCTTCAATTGATGAAACGGCTTGTTGTAAAAATCTTAAATTATTCCTACAAGGTATAATAAAGGTAACTCTTTGATAATTTGTCATTATTATTTTTTTATTTATCTATATATCCAGCATTATCCGAATGTACTATTAATTTTATATTATCATACTTTTTATGGTTTACACCATTTACAGACCAATACGATTGAAATTCATTACTAACAATATCCTTTTGTTCTTGTGTTAATCTAAAATCCTCAACTGCTGAAATTTCGGATTTAAATGGTAATTCAATATGTTTGATTTTAAAATTTTTAAAACAAACTAACCATATTATATAAACCAAATAATCAAATGCATAATATTCTGATTGTAATGTATTTAAATTTTCAGATGATTTATACCAATCATAGAAATCTATAAACAATTCTTTTTTATAAACAGGTATTTCACTAAACCACCAATATAGAGAATAATTTTTAGTTTGATTTATTAATATTTCATTAGTATCCAATCCCATATATCCTGCTGCTAACTTTATTATATTACCTCCAATTTCAGATTCGTTAGCCTTTACATAATCATATGATGCAATATTTTCATATATGGTATCTAAGTTACAATTTTTAACAAATTCAGATTCACAATCATATACACCAACATAATCATAATCGTTAATTATAGATTGTAATGCAAACATTTTTTTAACATTAACAATACTTTTTTTATCTCTCAATGATTCATCCAATATTAATGGTTTATAATTATCCATATATTTGTATTCGGATTTCCAATTAAAATCAAACATTTCATTTTCATTTGTAAAAATAAAATATAAGTCATGTGGTTTCTCTACATATTTTATATAGGATTCCAATAAATTAAATGCATGATGAAATTTAGGATTATGAGTTGTTATTATAGTAGCTGTTTTAATCATTTTTATAATTTTCTAAATAATATTTTAAATCCTCAGGGGTTCCCAATCCCCACATTTTAGGTACATCGAATGTTCTAACCTTTAATCCAGCTTTAATTGCGTTGTTATAAACAGGACAAACATAGAATTCTCCATTCACTCTAATATCTTGCTCAATCATCTCTTCAGCGTATTTCACAAAATCCGAACCATGTTTCCAATAATAAAAACCAATTGTTGCCAAATCAGATATTGGGTTTTTCTCTTGTACTTCGGTTACAAATCCATCATCATCTAACTTAGCAAAACTCCATTTTGGGTGAGTTGCTTTAAATGTTGGTATTCCACCATCACAATCGTTCTCATTCATTTTGTAAAAGAATTCGTTTGAATCCCATTCTACAAATTGGTCTGAATTTGCAAAGAAAAGTGGTGCCTCTGAATCAATAAATTCTTTAGCCAATAATGCCGTACAAGCAGCTCCTTCGGTTAATGTATCTACTTCTACTACTTTACAACCAGGTGTAATTAAATTTAGTAAGGTATCTAAGTTATATTGCTCTCTATGTGCTTTCTGAACTACATATATGTAATTTGCATCTATGTTCAAATTTTCTACCACAACTTGAATCATTGGTTTACCCTCTACATCAATTAGTGGTTTTGGGAATGTATAACCAGCAGTTTGGAATCTACTTCCAGCACCAGCCATTGGAATTAATACATTCAACTTTTTATCTACCCATTTAGGTGTTGTTTCTATTTTACCCATTTGTATTTCAGTTAATTTTTTAAATATGTTCGTATAGGTTACTTCTTGTGGATTTCTAACTCTCAAAATATGAGATTTGGAACGAGATGCCGCAAGTAACCCATAAGGTGAATCCTCTACAATTAGAGTTTCTTCTGGTAAACAACTCATCATTGAAATTGCTTTCCAATACATCTCAGGGTGTGGTTTAGAATTCTTAACATCTTCATTTGAGATAATTAAATCCATAAACTCCATTATTCCCAATTTTGAAAGTACAGTCAAAACTGTCTTTCTGATTGAATTAGAACAAACTGCTAATTTGTATCCATCTTCAGAAAGTGCATTCATTACCGATTGTAGAGTTTGATTTGGTTTCAACTCTTTTAACATCTGTAATGTGTACTTTTGTTTTTTATCCCATACTTGTTTATGTAATTCAGTTGGTAATCCCTTTTGTTCACTCAACATATTCAACTTTTGGTTTGTTTTCAAACCATCATAAGTTGAAAGGTGTTCAGCCCAACTTATTTCATATTCAGGTCCTAATGCATTATTTAGTGCATCAAAGTGGATATTCTTAGCTTCTACTAAAACTCCATCTAAATCAAATACTATTAATTTTATCATACTATTCCTCTTTCAAATGGCATTACACCATATTCATTAAACATTTTATCCAATTCTTTTTGGTATTCACTCATATTCCATTTTCCTTTATTAATAGCAGTTGCTATATAAGGGAAAACAATACTATCATAGTGATACATACCTCTTTTTTTCTCACTACCAACTCGTATCATAAAATCCCGACCATATGAAATAATAGCTTCTTCAAATTGCCAAATATTTAACGAACCAATAGTATTAACTAAATTTTGAAATATTTCCTTTTTAACTAGTGTTGGTTGGATTGAAAACTTTGCGTATTGATTGGTAACTAATGTACTATCTATGGTTGATGGAAGAAATGAATCACCTGCTAATATCATTTTAATACTCTCAACTACTCCACTTTTAACATAACCATAATACTTTTCTAATAATTCAAAATTAGGTGTATCGAATAATATCATATCCTCATGCAAAAACATAATAACATCTTCCTCAATTTGTGGAAGTATTTGTCTCCAGCGCTCTGTATATGATTTTGAATCATCATATACCAATTGGATATAATCCGATGGTATTTGCGTATCTATTTGATTAACAGCCACATACACTTTATAACCATTGATATATTTTTTGAATTGTCCAAAAAACATTGGCCATACATCCTTCATATCGGTGTGAGTGTACACTACTATTGGTAATTCTATTCCCATATTGTTTGTAAATTTATTCTATTTTCCCAAAGTCCATTTTGTATCATCCACCATTTATAAAATGCTATGGAATTTGAAAGGTCACCAGGGTTTCCTTCTATCTGAGCTGCAAATGTGTGAAATGGACTTCTAAATTCCATTTGCTCCTCTAATGAATTATATAATGATGTAAATGGTTTCATAGTTTCCATTGTACCATAAAACCACATATCCGCTGGTCCCATTTTGAAATGATTCCAATCTGCCATATATATTTTATCAGATTCGATTTCAGTTTGAAAATTAATACATTGAACTGGGTATGGGTTACCTCTACCTGGTCCAGATGTATCTCTATTTATTCTACCCAAATCAAAACGAGCTTTAATAATGATATCATATTCTGAATTAGTTATATATGGTAACTTCATTGATTCAGTTACACTATAAAGATGGGATAATACACTTTGAGGTGAACGTGGTGTTCCACTCAAATTATTTAAACCTCTACCATTTACCAATTCATTAAAATCTTTTGGGGCTTCAAATATGGCTGACGTTGGATTATATAACTTAGTGATTTCACTCTCTTTTTCAATATCCCAACTATGGATAAACACATCAGTATCAGTAATATCTAAAATGTGTTTTTTAATATGGTTGTATCCATCATAACCATTGGAACTACCATCAGTTGTTGAATCAAATAAACCATGTAAACATAGTGCTATTTTCATACTATTTTCTTTTCCACATTTTTATAAAATGAGAACTAACACCATCACCAACAGAATATATTTCAGTATGAGTATTACCAATCCATCCAAATAATTTTGATTGATTTTCTTTACCAATAAAATTATGGAATTCTCCAGTTATGTAATTTACTTTTGATAAATCCTTTTGGTACAATACATCCACTTCAGCACCTTCTATATCAATTTTCAACAAACCAATAGTACCAACCATTTCTAAAATGGTTTCTAAACTAATAGTTTCAACCTCTTCATATTCATCACCCCTAAATCCATGTTTGTTATGTTCATTTACAAAACCTGTTATTGAAAAGTTTCCAGAATTAGTATCATCATCATTGTTACCCATATATTTTTTTAACTTTACAATTTCACCATCTTTAGATGATACTGCTTTGTGTAAAATTTGATGAGAATGTCTACTTTTATATTGTTCAACATTATATGAGGCTGCATCAATTGCTAAGATATTATGAAAGCGATAATTCCATGCTTCACTAAAACCACCAACATTACATCCCATATCAACGAGTTTTTCCGATGCATCTATGTCAACTAAATGAATTGGATATTCATCCCTACATTCTTTTGTTATTTGATTAAACCAATTTGATGGTTGATTTTTACTAATTAATTTTTCTACTTTCATTATTCTATAACTTTATTGCTTTTGAAAACAGTAAATTCGGTTAAATCTCTATAACCATTATCTTCACCTAAATCACTCATATGTTCTGGATAGTTTTGAAACATAGCCAAACCTTGAGCTGCTTGTTGTGGAGTCATATACATATTCCAACCATGGAATGTAATATCATCCTCTTTGTAATATTTTTCACTTCTACCTTCATAACGAGCTTTTTTAAACCAATCAGCCGCATCAGCATTATCGGTTAGAATCATACCACCTTTCCAAATTGGAAGTAACTTTTTAATGTGGAATGATAACCCCATATAAGTTCCGGGTATGTACATACCGCTTGTTAATCGTTTTGCGGCATCGTAGATAGGATATGGTTTGAATTGGTATAAACCCTTCCAATGGTTTGTTTCTGCTCTCTTATCGAAGATAACTGTACCACCAGCATGTATAATCGATTGAGGTACTGATAGATACGTTTTTGATGGGATTGTAACTTCCTTCACCTCATTGTATTTACAAATAAGGAATAATGCGTTTGTACAACTATCAATTGAGATAGCGTAAGGAGCGCCGGTATAATTAGCGATTTCCTCTTCAAACATTCTTACAATTTTGTATGGATTGTGTAACATAATTTAATCTTTAGTTAATATATAATATTTTTTTGTAAATCCACAAGCTTCGAATAATTTCATACTTGCTTCATTATCTATTTTTACTTTTGCAAATGCGGTAGGCCATGTAACCATACATTGGTTTATCATAAACTTACCAACTCCCAAACCTTGAAAATCAGGATGTGTACATACTCTGATATCATCTTCAATAACACCAACGTATCCAGCAGGTTTACCATTAACCAATGCTATACGATAAAACTGAGAATGTGTTTTCATATATGAATTCTGCATTTCTTCAGTAATATGAGTTGATTTGATAAATCCACTCAATACTCTTTTATCATTTCTAAGAACTCTTACAAATTCCCAATATCCGCTTGTACATTCTACTAATTCCATATGCAAATCTTTTGAATATCTTGTGTGTTTTGGTAATTCCAAAATGATTGTAAATACCCTCTATGAGTTGGCATATCCATCATTGGTGTTAAACAAGTCCCAATATCAACATAAGTGTTATCAGGGTAATCTCTAAACAACTCCACAATTGCCAAATTGGTAAAAGTAGAAGCCGAAAAAAGGAATATGTGGTTTTTAACATTATTTGTTCTAATCCACTCTTTAATATTTTCAATTTTTCCATAATCATTAATCATTGCGTTATAACCCACTCTAAAGTCTTTCACAAAAAATGGTAATCTATTTAAGTTAGCATCCTCATGTCCAATAAACACACAATCTCTACTATAAAAAATTGGTAGAATATGTGTTATGAATATAGGATAGTTTCCGTTTACCCAAAGATTAGCCCAAGTTAGTGATTCATCATCACCACCAGCTAAATCAACCTGCCAATCAAATGCTTCCTTACCTACACAACAACTACAACTAATTCCTTTGTAATAATTGTGTTGTTTGTATTGAAGTGATTCAACTAACTTCTGTTGATAAAATGAATGTTCTTTTGGGTCAAAGTGTTTGAAATCAGGTGACTGATAAACACCACCTTGCTTTTCATTTCCAATCTGAATTAGCCCATTATCTAATACTAATTCTTTATTTTGTAAGATATACATTTCACCATCTGAATAACGTGAAAATGCGAAGTTTTCTTTATTATCCAATTTGGATTTAAATTTAAAAAAGTGTTCTCTAAAATTTTTCATCTCTTAATATATTTAAAACTTTAATAGCAGTATCACCATCACCATATGGACAATTTTCACTAATATACGGATTATTATTAACTTTTCCAAATAATTTTTTTAAATCATTTGGATTTTTACATAAATGTAAATGACCTGTATATAATCCTTCAGGTCTTTCGGTTGTAGTTCTACATACAATTACTTGCTTATTAAAAAATGAGCCCTCTTCTTGTAATCCACCACTATCCGAAATAATGAATCTACATTTCTTAATATGTAAAATCATATCAGTATGTTCCATTGGTTCAACCACATTAACACTGGTTAATAGATGTTTCCATTTTTGAACATTTGGATTTGGATGAATTGGTAAAATAAATTCCAAATCAGGATTAGCTATTGCTAAATCATTAAGTTCTGTAAACCACTTATCCATCCAATAATGATTTTCTCTACGATGTAAAGTAATCAGTACAAAGTTTTCATAAGTTGGGTCACCAAAATCTACCAAATTATCCAATACAGAGTTTCCAACTACATGAATTTTACCATGTACTTTTTCTTTTATTAGATTATTAGCCGATAATTGAGTTGGTGCAAGATTCACATCTGCTATTCTTGCTATCATTTGTCTATATCCCTCTTCAGGGTATGGGTGTTGTAAATCACCACTTCTTAACCCAGCTTCCAAATAGTAAATCTTTAACTGTCTATTGAATGCTGCTAATGCACAGCCAAATGCTGAACCAGTATCACCTTGAACTAATACTGAACTGAATTCCCCATTAGGGAATTGTAACATACAATCTGATATAATTGAATCCAATCTATTATCAGAATTGTTTATATTAATTTTATAATCTACTTTAACATTTTGAAGTAAATCAGGGTGTTGACCTGTAAATAGAAGTTTATATTCACTTCTATCCATAATCTTAATCAATGGTTTAATTTTTAACCATTCGGGTCTTGTCCCAAAACAGAGTAATATTGTATTATTTTTCATTTACTAATTTCCAACCTTTAATTCTTTGTTCGTGAAAATATTGATTCATTAATTGTTTAAATGGTGTACCTTCTACACTAGCTTGGTTTGATTCCCATAGTGAGTTAGCATCACCACCATATTCAGCTCCTTTGATACTCCCCCATAGGGATTTATCATCTTTAGGATGTGGCGGTACAAATGTAGGTATTCCTGCATACTTTTGTAACATATACGAAAAGTGCATATCTTCACCACAGGTATTGTATTTTGGGTCAGGTAATTCTCTCACCATATGAGATAACCATTCTTTCTTAAAGAACCAACTATGTCCAACTAAATCAACTTGTACAGTTCTTTCATTGTTACCTAATTCCGGCCATCCGAATCTTAAGTAGTGTTCGTAATAAGATGAATGTTCCGCTGGTAATGGGTTTGGATAAAGTAATCCAACTGAACCCAATAAACCTTCATGTGTTTTCATAGTTTCCATACAATTTTCTAACCATCTTTCGCCAGGGATTGTATCATCATCAAATACACAAACATAAGGATTTCTAGCGTTCATTGCGAAGTAGAATCTTGCCCATACACCAAAGTTGTAATTACAATATGCAACTGGAATTTCCGTTCCAATATCATAATTCAACAAATCGTTATCACCTGGATTATTATACCATAAAAGAATCTCATCCGGCTTTACCGTTTGATTCCTTAGAGCTTCTAATTGTTCGTTGAGGTTTTCGCCTCTCTTATAACCATTTAATATAACTGTTATCATATTTTATTCATCATTTGTTTTAACCAAACTTCTTTTGTATAGTAAGTTTGGTAATTATCTTTTGCTTCTTCACTTTTCTTTTTGTAGAAAATGGGGTCTTTTAACATCTCAACCATTAACATAGCTGATTCAATATCAGATACATCTACTGATAAGTTTGGATGTAGCAATCGTTGTGTATCTAACTTTTCATTACCAATTACAGGTATCCCAAAATATGCACAATTAAGTGAGAATGTACCAGCTGCTACCGTTGGCATTAGATGTACACCATATTTGAATTTAGATACTTCTACCATCCAATCGTTCCAATTCATTCTTGGGAAGTGGGATAGGTTACCAATACCACCTTCATTTACTCTTTTTGAGTGAGATTCTTGTCCCCATATTGGTAATCCAAATTCAGATGCTACCATATAAGATTCAAACCCACCATACCATCGGGAGAAGTTACCACCAATCAGTACTTTATCCTCAGTAATAGGTTGAATATCTTTGATGAAATCCTCTATCATAAGTGAATGAATTATCTCTACCTTTTTATTCCAGAATAATCCTCTATAATATTGAGAATCTGATAGATTGTGTGCAAATATACCATCAGTAAGTGATAAAAAGTTATAGAACTGAATTTGGTCTATAACTTCATAATCATTCCACCACCAATGTGGTCCTTCTTGAATGTAATATACTTTAGTATTACTTTCTTTTAAAGTTGGTATTATTGGTTGTTGTAAATATTTAGATACTGGATTTACTCCATTTACTAATGTACTACCTTCAGAATTTAAATAGGTTTTTCCTTTTGGAAATATGATAAATACAACATCATAGTTTTTAACCGAATCATAAGTTTCTAATGGATAGTGAACCGCATTAAGAGCGTTCATCCAAGCAAACTCAGTTCTCATATTATTATGAGTTGGTGGGATAGTTCCACTAAATCCCATTTCAGTTAAAAATGCTATTCTCATATAGTATCGTACAATTCGTTTTGTTTTTCTTGTCTTTCTATTCCTTTAGGGTGATAGATAGCGTATTCCTCTTGCAATGGTAGGATAGTTAATGTATTATAACCTTTGATTCTTTCATGTACTTTACCATCCCACTCAATCTCCGATGTTCTTCGGTAAATTCTAGTTTGTAAATCAGGCCAGTTAATCCAACCATTTGGATTTAATTGCCATCCCCATTTTTTAATATGTTCATCGGTTAATCCTTCAACGGTATTAACTCTTGGTACAAAGAATAAATCAATATCTAAGTTAGCTTCGATTAAATCGTGCATATTTTCAATCAAAAATTCCGATGGGATTTCATCTGCATCCAATTGGAAAATAAAGATACCATTTGCATGATTCTTTAAGTTGTTTTTAAAACTTGCAAAATCCTTATTAAGTGGAAAACTTATTATGTTTATGTTTTGATGTAATTCACCTATAATTCTTAGATAGTTTACCACATCTTCAGTAGCCCCATCTGAATCATATTGAATCAAAATCTCATCCTCTTTTTGAATTCTCGGATGTATGAAATTGATTAATTTTGTAATCTCTTCAATTTCATTACAAACTGTAACTGCATATGTTATATTAACCATAATATTCTTCTAATACATTTTTCTTAAAAAATACTTCACTCATATATTGAATCCCATCTTTGTTATATGTACGATATGGATTTTCAATCTTTTTTAATTCAATACCAGTTTTAACGTAACTATTATAGATACGTTCTCCACCTCTATCATATACAGTTGCTATATCATATAATCCAACATTTGTAGTTTTTTGTTCATTTAAAACTTTATTAGCTTTATCTTCCAATTTCTTAAACCATTTGAAAAAATCTTCCGGTTTAATTGATGATAATTTAATTGCTGAGAACTTTTGTTCATATATTCCCGTTACGAATATAATAGTTGAATCGGCTCCACTTAGGGATTCCTTATTACCATCCGCATATTTGTAAGTAGATATACGATATACCCCATACGGCTGTACAGCCGAACGGGATACACGTTTTTCTTCTAATATTAGTGGTTTATACTTTATTGCCTGATTTGGAGTAGTTGCCATTATACTTTATTTAGTTTAGGTAATTCCATTTTGTTTTTGTTTAAATTTGGTAGGTTGAATGGTTTTACCTGCGGTATTCCCTTTTCATATCTTTCCATCATTTGTTTAAAAACTTCATGCATTTTTTCTAATGTAAAATTCTTTAATGTGTTGGATTTTAATCCAGCCGATTGTTTTAAATGTACATCGTAATCATTAAATACCTTATATAATTTGTTGGCCGCATCTGAGTAGTTTACACTAAACCATTGTGCATTTGCTAATATAAATGTATCAACTGCGGATTCATCAATATTTGTTAATGAACCCTCTAAAAATATAGTGTGTTCTTTTGGTAAGAAATCCATTTGTCCGCTCCACCCAGAAACAACAATTGGTTTACCGGTCATAGTGAATTCAGCTAATGGTCTACCATATCCTTCACCTTTAGTAAATGAAACCATTGCTTTAACTTTTGGATGATGGTATAATGATGCCATTTCATCATCAGTTAAATCACCATGTAAAAGATATACTTTAGGTGCATCCTTACCAAATGGTTTTAATATATTATCAATCTTATCTCTTGTAGCTTCTCTATCCATTACTGAAAATCCAGCATGTGAGGTTTTCATAATAAGACCAGGTCTTTTATCTTTAGGTAGATATTTGAATACTGTAGCGAATGTTTTAATAACCATACCTACATCTTTCCTATCTTGCCCTAAATTTCCCTTTAACCAATGCCCAACAAATAAGAAATTAAAATCAGTTTCTAATTTATCTAACTCAGTTAATGAGTTGACCGGGTTTGAGTAAATTTCAGTATTTACACCTTCGAACAAAACTTCAACTGGTTTACTAATTCTGAACTCATTTACTATCTGCCCCGTTTGATTATTTTTTTCTTGATATGCAGTACCTAACATCAAATTCTTTGTGAATTGAGATGGTACTATAACCATATCCATTTTATTTGAACCATCAATAAATTCCTTTGGTAAAATAGTAGTTTCTACACCAGCAGTAATACCAATGTTAAAATTACCCTTTGCTTCAAATTCATTAGCAACGGACATCTGCATAAAGATATCCGGCTTTCGGTTCAATTCGGTAATTACATTTGCAAATACCTTTTTACCAAATTCAGTTGTTTGGTCAACTTGATTTTGTGGAGTATTTCCCCATCTGGTTGGTACAACTTTAACATCGTACTTATCCATTTCAAATAAGCTTCGTAAGATATCTCTCGCATGGTCACCATAACCACTTCGAGTGAATACTGGAGCTTGATATACTAATAATGGTTTATTCATAACTTTTTATTTTCTTCTTAATTCAATTTAAATAGTTCGTATGATTTACGAGGTTTCCAATTTTCAAAGGTTCCTTCCATTCCATCAACTAATGTTTTACACATATTTTCTGAACTTAATCCTATTTCACCAATGAAAGCTTCTCTTCCCTTTAATCCATTCTCTAAAAGAGTTTCTTTTGGTGTATTGTACATATCCATCATTGCTTTAGCAACATCATAGATATCAACTTTATCATCCCAAATATATGGTGTTGGAACTGAACCTGTTAATGATTGTGCTCTACTCCATACAGGTCTAACCCAAGGTCCTGGTTCTAATTTATCTTCCCAATCTCTCCAATTGTGAAGTGAACCAATTTTGATATAATCTTCCGAATTAACCAATTTTCCACTATCTTTATACCTAAAACCACATTGGTCTTGCAAACCACCAGTTACGTTTACGATAATTGGGGTACCAGCCATTATAGATTCAGCGGTTGTTAATCCAAATCCCTCATTACCAGCGATATTGATTGTTACATCAGCCATATTGTATAGGTAATTTAATTCATTTGTAGTTCTACGTTTATCTGAAAATATAACGTTACAATTTGGTGCTAATGTACTATAAACCGTTGGTAAATCGGTACCATTTTCATCGATAGGTTGTGTGTGCATCACTAAGCAAACTTTAGATGCTTTTTCTTCACCCAATTCCTCACAAAATTGTTTAAATGCCATAATAACATCAGATGGTTGTTTTCTACGAATATTTCGGTTTGACCAAAAGAATACAAAATCATATTCTTTACCACCTAATATCTCAGAACGAAATTCGGCTGGTACTTCTGTTGGGAAATATTCTTTTGAATTAATACCATGTGGTACATAGGATACCTGCCAATCTGAATGAGGTTTCCAAGTTGGCTTGTCCGTTAATGCGGTTAAACGGGATACGATACCATAGGTTTGACGAGAAATGCATCCAATCCAATCACAACTTTCGTAATAGTTACGATTATATAATGGGTCTGGTAAATCATCCCAAATAGCGTAAAACATAATTGGAACATTTTGTCTAATCTCATGCTCCATCTCATATAACCAAATCCAATATCTCGGGTCGGTAAAGTGTAATATAGCATCAGGTTGTTCAGCGTTGATTAATTGTCTAACCAATCCAGCATCACCATATCCAGTCCAAGGTAGTATTTTAACACTAGCATCTGCTACACCAGTTTGAGCGGCAACATCAACAGATACATCCAATACTTTACCTTGCTCAGGGTGATTAATTGCGGCTCCTACTTGGAACCAATCGTACTTGTCAACAGTACCCATTACTAATGCTTTGCTCATAGTGGCAATACCACTTGCCATTCGCAAATCATCAGAAAGCAATAAAATCTTTTTCTTTTTATTCATAACTTATTGAAATAACTTTTTTTTTAAAATTGAGAACCAGAGATTTGTAATTTCAGATATTCGTTCATTTCGTTTCTGAATTTTTCATCTGTAACATATCTCTCTACAGTTCTATTTACTAATTTTTGTAAGGTAACATCCGATTCAAAAGATACACTTTTAAAATTCGAATATACTCCCTTTAGAATCTTAACAGTTGTTAATTTTGTTTGGGTTTCCATATTGTTTATATTAATTTATATATATAAGTATATGGATATTTATTTTTCGTTAAGAAATCCCATCACATAAACCTCGTTGGCCGAATTCACAAAATTTACAATTCTTTTTTCGTTCTCCGGGGTTTTTTGGATATGGAACATCTCTAAATTTACCCTCATCATCAAATACACTATTCACAAATTCCATAAACTCACCATATACTTTATTTACAGTTGGTTTTCCAGATGCAGGAATGTGTTTTGACATATATGGAATTGGAAATGGAGCCTCTTCAGGCATTTTCCTTCTCATAATCTGATACTCTACTTTGATTTTATCCAAAGGAATATTAAATAATTCAGAATAATATTTTTTATAGATTATAATCTGAGCGTTCTTTAACTTATCAGCTTTTTGGTACTTATTCCATCCCATTGTTGATGTTTTTAAATCAATGATGATAATTTCACCAGTTGATAAATCTCTCATTACAATATCGATAAATCCAATAAGATATACACCTTCTTTAATAGGTGCATTAAGTGGAATTTCAATTCCAACTAATTCAAACCCAGTTTTAGTGTAGAACTTATCTAATTTCTTTTTGAACCACTCAAGGATTCTTCTACCATCACCATAGAACTCTTCTAACTCCAATTGGGTACATATTACACCCGAACTAAGTTTTTCAGTTTCTTTGATATATTCTTTACGCATCCATTCTAATAATAACTTATCAGTATCAATTAGTTCCGCTTGCTTTTTAGAAACCCCATACATAACCGAAAGGAAATGTTGGATTGTTTCGTGCATTGCGGTTCCAAAGAGTGTATGAATATTGGCAGAACTTTCACCCAACTTATCGATGTATCTCAACTTATATTGTTGAGGACATGAACTCCATGTTGAGAATTGTGAAAAACTTACTTTTGCCATAACTTTAATTTTATATTACAAATATACAAAAAAAGTTTGGATTTTCCAAACTTTAATTGATTTATTATACGTTTATTTTTAGTTTTTTTATCACTTTTGGGTCTGTCCCATAGTTTTCAGCCAACTCAATAATTTTTTGTTTACCAGTGTGAGATGCATATAATATCTTTAGATAATCTTCTGCTTCTATCTTTGATACTTCATAGTTTTTAGCTACCAAATCTATTAACCATCCCTCATACTTATCAGCACCCTTTGGTTTGATGTATTTCATAAAATGTCTACCCTTTGGGAGTAAATCAATTAAAGCCAAATACATTGCTTTAGGTGGTACTTCCTGAAGATATGGTTGAACACTAGCGATAGTTTCTACCCACTCATATTTCATAGATAGAAAACGGAGTACCATATAGTTTGACCAGGTCTTACGGTCACTCTCATCCAATGTATCCCAATACTTAGGGTTTTGAACATTGGTTATTTGTGTAATATGGTCAAAAAGGGTAGCTGCCATTACTTAGTTTGTTCGTTTGTATTTTGCTTATCTAATTGTTCTAATACTCTCAATTCAGGTGGCATCAATTCCTCACATACTTCACCACAATTACCACAAATAAAGATATCAATTGGGATAACTACATCTTGTGGTGTTCCAGTTAGTAACTTTGATATTTTTCTAAACTTACCACCAGTTACAAATGTATCGTATCCACATTTTTCACATAAGATTGGTTTAGATTTACCTATATCTATTTTTGGTCCACCAGCTTGCGCTTCAGCTGATGGTTTTTGTGGTTTCCCACTATTCATTCCTAATACTTTCGCCATTATACTAAATTTAAAATTTCAATTAAACACGCTGCCATTGGGATTTCCTTATCAATTGAATTGAAATGGTTACTTTGCCCTTGTGATAATGCAATAATAACATTTGCTGTGTTAGATGGAGCGTATTCATCTACCTTATCATATAATAATGTAAACAATTCAGTAAAGTCAGTAACTCTACTATCAATAATTGTTTGCCTCATATTCATATACTTATTTCTCTTATCATCTTTTGATTTAAGAATATCCAAAACTTTCATTTTGTAATCGTTTTCCAATAGATTTTTTGTATCTACTTTCAACTCACCTTTTACTGAATTTAATTGACAGGTATTGATAATCTTACGAATATCAGGATACCCAGCATCAATAATTGGTACCAAATCTTTAACTTCGAATTTTACTCCTTCATTGTTAAGGATTTTACTAACCTGTACTGCAACATCTTTTTTAGTTGGAGGTACAATTTGGAAAGTTTGGCAACGAGATTGAATCGGGTCAATTACCTTCTCAACATAATTACAAGTCAAAATGAATCTACAATGTCCACTAAACGTTTCCATTAAGTTACGAAGAATTGCCTGTGCATTTTGAGTCATATAATCAAACTCATCCAAAATTACAATCTTCCATTTCTTAAAACCCTGTGATGATGCAAAGTTGGTAACTTTATTACGAACTGTCTCCACATTGTTTTCAGATGATGCGTTTATAATCATATAATCACATTCAATTGATTTTACAATCAATTTTGCTAATGTAGTTTTACCCGTACCAGCTCTACCATACAATAAAAGATGTGGTACATCACCAGTTTCTAAATAACCCGCTACCTTTGCTTTAAGGTGTTCGTTACCTACATAATCATCTAATCGAGTAGGTCTATATGATTCAACCCACAATGAATTATCTACTTTTTCTTCTATACTTTGTTCGAAAAATGCCATTTTGTTTTTTTATTTATTATCTACCTACTTCACTCAATCTCTGAGCCTTAAAATCTTCCCATTCTACACCAATACCATCTATGTAATATAAATGTTCCGGTTTTAATCTACCTTCATCATGCAACTTAGAATATCTCTTAATTGCCTGTCTTTTCCACCACTTATTAATGTAATCATATCCTTCAGCGAACTTTGGTTTCATTACCAATTCAGATTCTTCAATTTCTGAACGTAGGAACTCAGGTCCATTTTCATAAATCATAGCGAGATATACACCTCGTTTAAACCCATGATGATATTCATTTGCTTTAATGTTACATTCTTTGAATATCTGTCCCAAAATCTTTTGTTTAATACCACTTACAGGTCCACTAGCTCCTTCACCAGTACCCATATTAGCCCCATTACGGATTCGTTCGTTTGTGATAGCAGTTTGATACCACTCTGCACGATTTTCCTTAATCCATTGATGCCAAGGGTCATAGAATTTATCATCCGGCTTTAAACTAATTTTACCAGCTGATTCACCTAATGTTTTAAAGTGAGGAATTCCATTGTATTGTGAATGTATTCCATAAAGGGAAGTTGTACCAACTGCTATTAGAGTTTGTCCGTACTTCTTTTTCCAAAATTCCCTAACTTCCGGAACCGTAGTCATCATTGCGGTTAACTTACCCCCTAAGAAGTTGTAACCAAGTGGCTGAGTACATACAATAGATGATGCAATAGTTGTATAGTTAAGTTTACCTTTAGCAAATTTATCTTCCTTAGTCCAACCAATGTAGTTATCTCTAACACCCATTGCGGTTACATCGGATGCTAATGAAACTAATCCTAACAATTTACCACTATTCCTATCTTTTATAAATATCTTCACATTTCGACCAGGATTTGCTGTCCAACTCATTGTGTGAATCATTTTACGAACATAAGTCCATTTGGTAGATTGTACTGCATCATCTTCAACAATCTCAACATAAGGGTCTAACTCTTCGATTTCTCTAATAGTTAGTTCCTTATTATTGATATCAGTTGGTTTCCATTGAGTATCATATAGAGATGCCATTTGGGATTTATCCCTAAACATAGATTCCTCCTGCAACTCTACCCATTTTTTGTATAAGGTTTGTTCTTCTACACTCATTGTCATAAGGTAGTTCATATTTTCGATGAGTTTTTGTTTCTCATCTTCAAATACAAATATTGGTTTTTGCGGTTCGGTATCCCAAAAGCTCATATGCTACTTTTTAGTTGTTATTATTTAATCTCTACTAAGTAATAATTTGATACATAGTCACCATCGGTAAATGATAACGTTGCCAATCCCTGTGATGAGATTTGTAATGATGAGGTTGTTGAACCTCTATTAGCCATTAAGATAGCTTTTAGGTATTTTGCTGAGAATGCAATTGCATCCACATTACCTTCACATTTACAATCTACACCAATTGAGATTCGGTTAGAGTTTATTGATGAGTATCCTAAGATAATTTCACCTTTACCATCTTTACAAGTGAATGTAAATGTATCAGCGTCAGCTAATGCTCCTTTAGATTTGATGAATTTATTAATAAACTCATTATCTAATGTAATATTTACATTGAATGGTGGAAGTGCTTTCAAGTCAGGTACCGATGGGATAACTGATGGTGCTGCCAACATATACTGAACTTTTGTTCCTTTATCAGAGAACTTCAATGCCCCAGTAACTTCCTCAACAGTGATACCATTATCTAATACACTTAACAAACCTCTTAATTGAGATGTGGTGTAAATACCGAACTCACCATTTGGGAATTCCGATTCTACTACACTTACATCACCTAATAAGGTTTTGTCATCTGAAATCATTCTAACTGATACGCTTGTATCATCTGATTTTAACATTACTGATTCTACTTCACCACCAAGGTTGTAACGATTGATGAAGCCATCTAATTTTAATTTTTCCATAATTTAATTTTAAGTTTTACTTTTTTGTTATACAAATATACGAATTATTTTCCACATTTCCAAATTAAAATGCAAAAAACTTTTCTGCTGTTTTGGTTGAGGATAAAACCTCTCCCCAATTTAATGCTCCATAGAAATCTTCCAATTTCTTAAGGAGTTCCCTTTCAAAGATTTTATCATAATCAATGTAGGTAGTTACTAAGTCCATAATTTCTTTTGGGTCACTATAACCATTTAATCCAACTGCATCTAATCCAAATGGGTTTTGTTTAAGATATACCCATTTAATTTTATCACCATCTTTTAATGGTGCAAATTGATTTTCTAAACCAAAATGAATTAATAGTTGATTATATGCAATAGATGCTTTAACGTGTGCTGGGCAACCTGATGGGAATTGAAACATTGCCGTTTGTTGTTTCTTCTTTGGCATGTACTTTGTTAAGTTTTTAACTGCTCCGGCTTTAGCAATCTTAACAACATCCATATTAACCAATTCTTTTTTGAAATTATAAACTTTATCAGTTATTTGGGTTTCCGTATCACCTCTAAGAATTTCAATTAATATTTCTCCCATAAACTTACGGAAAGCCGCTGGGTATGATGACCTAACCACATCTAATCCCTTTACATCCAATCTATCACAAGGTACACCATTATCGGAAATAATCCATTGTGCGTATCTCTTTTTAGCAATCCAAATACCAGCTTTTGATACGAATTCCTTTTTAATTTCAAATCTATGCTTATCAATGTTGAATACCCTTTTACCTAAGATATCATAGAAGTCATTTAGGTAATTCTGCATCTCACCAGCTATATCATTTACATAACCAGCAATTACATCCTGCTCATCATTTTTCCAATTTGGAATTCGATGGTCTAAAAGAGGAACTGCGGAGAAAAATACCGAATCAGTATCAATATATATATTACTGTCAGCATCAGGAGTGCCAAGCTCCTTATTGTATTTGATGTTAGCCATATCAGCTGTGCTTTTAATAACTGTCTGTCCCGTAGTGGTAACAGCGGTAGCATTATCAACATCATAGAACCTAAAGGCAGGAAGACCAAGCACCCCATATAAAGAGTTAAGTAAAATTTTCTGAACCAGCTGGCGTTTTTTATAGAATGCGTACTTTTCTTTATCTCCCTCATCACCATATTTTTTTTCTAATTTTCTAAATTCAACCCTTTGAGAGAACCATAAGTCCAATATATCAGGAATACAACCCGGTGTATCCGTTCTATACATAACACCATTTGATGCTACGGAATATTTACTTTTCTCTAATAGAATTTTTAGATTTTCTTTTGTTATGTAATTATCACCAACTTTATACTCATTAACTTCACCTTTTAAGTATTTTTGTGCATCCCAATCTTCCAACTTACCAACTTTGGTTTCTGGTGAGATATTGATACTCATAATGATTGATGGATATAGGGAAGTTAAATCCAAATCATAAATCCAATCATATTTTCCAACAATAGGTGCTTTAACATATGCTCCAATGAATTTCTCTTCATTATTTTCCTTAAGAGCTTCCATTCTCTCTCTTCTATCAGCAGGTTTGTTAGGTGCTACAATGTTCTTTCTTTTAAGATAACATAATAATGCTCCTTCCAAATACTTTGATGAATATACGAAATCTTCATATGGAACGTGTCCTGCGTGGCAGATACCTCTAGCGGTATCTATGAATTGTAGTTTCTTATCAAAATCAACAACTAACTCAACATCGACTAAGTTATACTCAATAAACTTTTCAATATCATCTCTGAATAAGATATCTAAGTTTCCTTCATATTCAATCTTACCCCTACCCAATTCTCTTTGAGCAATGGTATCTAATCTATATGAATCTAATTCTGAATATGTGAAGTTTTTATAAAGTGAAAGGTAATCCAAATAAGATACACCTGCCATAAAATACCTTTTACGATATGGTGACCAAAAACACTGTCCAATTGGTGATAATCTATTTGCATGTCTTTCACCCAATAAACGTTTGATACGATTATATAACATTGGTGTATCGAAATAATCAATATTCCAACCAGTTACAATAGATGGATTTATATACTCATACAATTCCAAATATTTCATTAACATATCTTCTTCATGTGTAAACGGAATAACGATAGCTTTATCAGTTTTACGCTCTACCATTTGACCTTTTTTATCCATTACTAATACCCAATATTGGTTAGTAGCAGAATCATGCAGTGCAATTGATGTTAATTCATTCTCTGCTTTTTCTGGGTCAGGTAATCCACTCTCCATCTCACACTCAATATCATATGTAAGTGTAACGTGTCCTTCAGATGGAATATCCGAATTGGTGTACATATCTACTAAAACTCTCGTAGTTTCAGGTACATCTGATTCAAATAGTGTAGGGTCATCTCCTTTGAATTTATAAATCTTAGTCACCTTATCTCCATATAGAGTGGTGTACTCACCATTTACTGCTTTTTCATAAGCATATCGGGTATATGGAAAACTCCTATACCCTTGAGTATCATCCCACAAATGGACTAAGTTCTTTTCTCTTTGATAATATATGTTTGAATACAAATTTCTTTTATTTAATTGTTCTACAAATATACGATAATTTTTTTACTTATCAAAAGTATTTCTCGCATTATTTACGAAGTTTTCTTCGATTTTCCAACTTTTAAGTTGAGATTCCCATAATAGTGATTGAGCAATGTGAGTTATATCAGGTCTTTCAATTTCACCATCTAATAATTTAACAACCATTTCTTTAAATTCTTTTTTTCCATTGTAAAGAAGTGGGTATTCGTTACCAACCATTTCAGGGTAACAAAAATCATTAGGTAGTAAATAAGGTACACCTCTACTTAACCCATCAGTTGCACTCATACTCCATGCTGAATAACCTTGAAACGTTCCTACACCAAAATGAGCTTCTGCTAATTGATTCATATAAACATTCCTATCAGCATGTCCAATATATTTGGTATATGGTTTATTCATATTGTTTAAGGAAGTCCAAACTTCAAAATCTTGTCTTTCTTTCCATAGGTTATCCATAGTTTCAAAAAACCAATCTGAACCTGTATATACACCTTCTCTATGATTAAACACAATAGTTTTTGGTTTATATGTTTGAGTTGGTGTTGCTGAATCGCATCCTAAATACCAAGGTTGAATAATCTCTTCTAACTTATCAGTAATATGCGATTTAAATGTTTCTTTTGCTCTTTTAATAACCAAATCTTTAACCCATTGTGAGTTTACACCACAAACCTTCATTTGTAACATGCCTTTCACATTTCTCCAAAATGAATTATCATCTCTAGCACCATTATCTTTAATTTCCCACCAATGACAATAACCAATAATAGGTTGTGTTTTATTGTAAATACGAGTAATTTTAAACTCATTAGTCCATTCAGGTAAATGTGACCAAATTAGATTAAATTCACCATTATATTTTTCAATAATTCGGTTGAAGAAATTATTGGGATAATCTACTCTCATTTTTGGTGGAAAACAATCCAATCCATCCATTTTAACCAACTTAACATTGGGATATTCAAATTGATTGATTATACCAGGGTGGTTATTTAAATCTGGGTATGGGAGAATCCATTCCCATTCTTTTCCTATTTCGGTGTTGTCTAAAAATGACTTAAACACCAATAGGAACGAATCCCTATTGATGTCTTTTGCCATACCAAAATTTGTGTAATTAGGTATTACTAATACTCTCATCCATTTTATTTTAAAATTGCTTTATTTGATTTTCTGATATTTGATGTTTTATTTCTGATTACTAAATTTTGTATAGTAGTTTCATTACCACTTGCTCTAGCATCAATATGGTCACCTTCCATAATTGAATTAGTACCCATTAGTTGCTCAAATGTGAACTCATTCCCATCAGCATCAATCCAATCATTTTGAATTGCTGCGTTTAATTTTTGTTTTTTAGTATAGTTTGTAGTATCAATTAAAGTAATAACACCACTAGCGAAAAGTTTATCATAACTTTTATAAAACTTTTCCATAATCATAGTAGAACGAATTTGTATATCATCCGTTTTCTTAGCTCCACATTTTCTTTTAAATGATTCGGCGTTTGTTGATTTCTTACCAGTAATAGGATGTACATAATCTTTTCCAGTTGCCGGGTCTATAAGGAATTCATCTTCCTTTCTCAAAGTTGCTTCAGTTTTTGCAAACCAATCGATAAACTTTTTATAACTATTAATTTTTATCTCCTTATCTTTATTATTCATTGGGTGAGATGGAGTATTCAATACCGTCATTAATATAAATAAGTTATCTAAGAATGTTCTTTCAAATTTAACATCTCCGGCTGAATTTGCTAATTCTATCGATTTACTGATTAATGATTTAGTATCATTCATTCTCTTTTTACTATGTTTTGGTAATCCTTCAATTGAAGCCATAGTATCTAACATAGAATTCTTTGGCCAACTATATATGTTACCCTCCAATACGTTGTAATAATATGCAAACCATTCAGCTATTATAAGTGCATCACCCTTTTTCAAAAGAGAGTAATCGCTTGATAGATTCTTTGTATTATTAAACATTGCTGTTAATAATGGGTTATTATTCATAAATGAATGTAGGAATCTATTGAATTGAGATGGTATGATAATTCTTCGTTCATTATCATTCCAAGGTTCTCCGATATTGGTATAGATTGTAATATCAACCATATCCTGCAAAGTTGCTTTTTCAACTAATACAATTGTAATTGGTAAATCCAATACTTGCTTTTGAGTAAGTTCCGGCATATCTTTGAAATATATACCTTTCATTTCAAATGGTATTGTATTACCATCTTTACTTTCGATTAAATCAATTACTGATTCTGTAATTGTAAATTTGGAATTTAAATAGTCAGAATAACATTCCACTCTATGTTGACCATCTATATTTAGATAACGATATCCTAACTTTGTTAGGTTTTGTAAGTAATCAATTGTTTCTTTAACAGATTCATATCTGTCATCTCCTTCAGAATATTGAGATATCAATGATTCACAATAGTCTAAACATCCATCAATACTTACTAATACAATTGTGTAGATATTTGAGTGTCCAATTAAACACGCTTTCATATGTTTTGCTGATGTTGTATCCTCCCACTTATCAAGCAATCTTTGTAATTGATGCTTATCCACATAAATATAAGGGGACATTTCTCTTAGTTTGTTTAGAGTTCCACCAGAAAGAACTTTTGCGCTAATTGATTTTTTAATAGCCATAATAATTTAATTTTTTTTGGTATCGTTGTTGTGGTGATACCTTTACCACATTGTTTATTTTGAACTCATATAAGGGTGAGTTCTTACCCTATCTTTATAACACTAAGATACGAATTATAATTCATATAGCAAAATGTTTTTTAATTATTTTATAACTAATTGATTATCAATAAGTTAGTATTTTACCAAAAATTGATGTCATTACTCTCTTCTGGTGCGTATGTAGTGTGATGTACTACTTCGGTATTATAATCGTTTAAATCCTTTGGATATGGCTGTATTGGATGTTTTAATCTACCCATCAAGTCCTTTCTCTCCTTCTTATTTTGGGGTAATATTTGAATATACCTATGTTTTGGTGGTTCTTCTCTTCTCCAAAACTCCTTATATCCATCCTTTCCAATTTCCTTTCTAAGATGCTCCAAATTACCACTTCCCCAGTTATTATAAACTGTCCTACTATGAATCCAATCGAATGGGTCATTAATTAATGAAATTCCCCAATTTGGCATCAATGCAATATCAGTATTTAATCCCTGATAAATCCAATTGGTAGCTTTGTATATCCCACCAACGTGTCCTTGTCCATTATTAGCGTATGATAGTAATACTTTAATATTAGTATCATTTTCTCTAATCCATTGGAATGTTTTACCTAATGCACAACTTTCAATATTTGAACCATATCCATCATCAACATACAAACGGGTAAGTTCTAAGATGTTATCTTTTGTTAACCCATCACATACCGATGTTGGTGCTTTGGCTCCAACAGGGAACCCATAAACTGCTACTCCAACTAATTTGTTATCTGAAAACCCAACTGATGTTTCATCTTCTCTATAATAGATACCCAATGCGTATCTACATGCTGTCCAAGCATGAGTGTAGTGTTTTTTAACAATCATATCTTTAGCGATAGATTTAGCAATAGGAGCTACACTTACTCTACTGGCATCAACATAATGTTTACCTTCTTCTTTCATTTTACTTTACCCACTCATTAAATGCGTTTTCAAATGCGGTTACCTTATCCACTCCTTCAGATTGATATTGTTTTGCAGTTTCTATTACTTCAAAACGTAAACCAAATGCGGATGCCTCCATTAAGATTTCTTCAATTTGCTCCTCTGCTGTCATAACTAATTTAATTTGATTGTTGTATTAATATAATGCTCTCTTACTTTGTTTAACCACACCTTATCTTTTGGGTGGTAATGACCTGAACGTAATGTGAAATCAACTAATTGTTGATGTGGATAATCTCCACCAATAGTCTTTATAAGTTTCAAAAGTTCCCTTAACTCATTTGTTAGTGGAAAAAACTTTATAGGTTTCCTAGCCATATATTTAATTTATAAAACAAATATACGAAATTAATTTGATATTTCCAAATTAATCGGTTCCATTTTTGTAATTTGTTCTATAAATTCCTCATTTTCCTTTGGATATGGGAATAATGGGTGCTTTATGGTTTTCATAAGTTTCCTACGTTCGCCACCTTTTGAGAGAATATACACATATCTATGTTTTCTTGGGTTCTTTCGTATCCAAAACGTAGATGATGCTATCTTTTGGATTTCAGTTGGATTGTTAGTTCCAAATTTGACATAAGATGTTCGTTGGTGGTGCCAATCACCATCTTCTTCCCATCGAAAATCCCAACTATCGTTAAATCTTAGTTTGTTACCCTGATACAACCAATTTGTGGCTTGATATATAGTACCACAATGTCCTTCTTTCGGGTCTGAATATGATATTAGTGCTTTAATGTTTGGTACATTTTCTCTTAACCAATCAAATGTTTGAGATAGGAACCAACTTTCAATATTAGAACCATAACCATCAAATACAAATAATCGAGTTAATTCTAATACCTCATCCCGTTCTAATAGGGGTGTAATTGATTGCCCAGCACTTCTACCTATTGGGTCACCATAACAAGCAACTCCAATTAATTTATCTTCTACATTACTAAAGAATGTATGCTCTTCTACTTCAGAGGTAAATAAACCAATAGCATAGGATACTTTAGTCCACAAACCACTATAATGATTGTTTACTATAATATCCTTTGCTACCGATTTGGTTATTAATCTAATTGATAGCTTTGAAGTATCGCAATATTGTTTGTTTTCTTTCATAAACTACCAGTCCAAAATTCATTTAAGTGTGTCCATGTCTCATTTCTCACAATTCTTAGAATATTGGCTGAGGAACATTTGTTGTTTTGAGCAATTACTCTAACATTTCGGTGTCCCATTTTCCATAACCTTCTTATTTGTATAACCTGCTCATCTGTCAATTTTGATGACGGGTGAGACTGACCTCTTAGTATTGGCATTTTTTTATATTAATTTTTCCATTCATTAATTGCGTTTGTATATGCCATTTCAGATTGAACTCCAGAAAATCGTTGTACTTCTTTTCCGTTTTTTTCAATAACCACTAATGGAATACTACGAACTGAGTATTGAGATGCTGCCTCAAAATCTTTATCAACATCAATATCTCTAAAAGTAACATCACTATGTTGTTCTTTTAATCGTTCAATCGTTGGTGTTAACATTTTACACGGTCCACACCAAGTTCCATAAAATTTCTTTACTTCTAACATCTTCTTTTTGTTTTAATTGTTTATTCTATCCATCACAACTCAAGCAATCAATATCCATTGCTCTATCAGCAATATCACCTCTGAGTACTGATTCAGTTCTCATATAATAAAGTGTTTTAACACCTTGCTTCCATGCTTCCATACTTACAGTATGTATCCATTTTGGTGTTGCGGTAGATGGGAATGCCAAATTTAATGAAACCGCTTGGTCAATATACTGCTGTCTAATTCCAGCTTGTCTAACCAATTCTAATTGATTTATTTCTTTGAATGTTTTAAATACATCCTTAATATTAAATGATTTTTCGTAATCTAATTCAGATATATCTTCTTTCTTTAATACTTTACCATTTAAGAATCTCCATTCATTCAATTCATTAATATCCTGAATTGAACCTCCATCTGCCATAATTTTATCCCAAATTTCTTTTGTATTGATTCCTATTTTTTTAAAAACCCTTTCCAATTCACCATTCTTACGAATAAAAGTTCCTTTAGCAGTTTGTTCCGTAAATACGTTAGCTGCCCAAGGTTCAATACCAGCAGATACATCACCACTCAATTTAGAGTTTGATACCGTTGGTGCAATTGCTCTTAAGTGTGTATTTCTAAACCCACTATCTCTACACCATAAAGGTTCACCCAATTCAACTGCCATATCTCTACTTGCTCTTTCAGATTCAATCTTTAATTGAGAGAAAATCTTACGAGTTTCAAATTGTGCAATCATTCCTTCAAATGGAATACCCCTTTGTTGTAAATAAGTGTGCCATCCTAATACACCTAATCCCAATGCTCTACCTTTTTCAGCAGAACGAACTGAGTTTTCAAATCCTTTTAAGTTTTTAGCTTTTTGGATAAATTCTGAAAGAACTCCATCTAAAAACCAAGTTGCGGTATATACTAAATCAGTATCTTTCCACTCATCGTACTTAGCTAAGTTTAAAGATGATAAACAACATACAAATGAATGTGATTCATCAGTATGAAGAGCGATTTCAGAACATATGTTTGTCATATGAACTTTCAATCCATTAACTTTGTACATCTCTGGGTTTTGTTTATTAACATTACCCTTAAACATAATATAAGGTTCTCCAGTTGCTTTACGTTTCTGAAGTAATTTACCCCATTTTCTACGAGCTTCTTCATCTCCGTTTTCCAACTTTCTCATAAACTTATCACCTACTACTGCACATTGGTGTAGGTTAAGTGATTGGCGATTTACATCACCTTTTGGTTCTCTAATCTCTAACCAATCTTCAAAATCTTTATGGTCAATGTTTAGGTTAACAGATGCTGCTCCCCTACGAACTGAACCCTGATTTGTGGCAAGTATGGTTGAATCATAGATTTTTGTAAATGGAATTACACCATCAGATGTTCCATTTCCAGTAATTTGTGCTCCAGCTGGTCTAATTTGATTAATACCAATTCCAACCCCACCACCATGTTTTGCTAATAACATTAGTTCTAAATTCTTAGTACCAATATCAAATATTGAATCAGCTACATCAATTCCGAAACAAGATATAGGTAAACCCCTATCAGTTCCAGTGTTTGATAAAACAGGTGTAGCCAAGTTTAACCAACCTTTCCAAATGTAATCAAAAAACTTTGATGCCAATTGTGGTTTGTTTAATCGTTGTGCTACTTTAGTAGAAACTCTCCAATATGCATCTTTTGGTTTCTCTCCAGCTAGCAAATACCCTTTACTAATAGTTTTTACATAGATTTCGGTATTTCCCCATTCTGGAAAATCTACTCCCAATTCCCAACCTAAATCTTCTCCGTAATTTTTAGCCATTTTAATTCTCTTCTTTTATGAAAACACCATTAACAGTATTTCCTTTTCTATTCTTAATTTCATTCCAAGCATGCTCTAAACATTCAGCTGGTTCTAATCCCAACTGATATGCTAATATGATTAATGTTACAAATGTATCACCAATCCCATCTTGGATTTCTTCTGTTTTTTTGTTCTTTGCGATTGCTCCAGCGGTTTCACCCAACTCTTCCATCACTTTCATCAATTGTTTGGGTGCGTTTTCTGCTTTTAGGATATCCTTAGCATCAGCCCATCCTTTTACGTTTTGTATTAATTCATCAAAATTCATAATATTGTGCTATCTAAATCGTAGGTTCCGAATAATTCTTCACCTGCTTTAATGTGTGTAATTGCTATTTTATTTTGAGTGTTGAAGTTAGCCCTTTCAACACCTAATGTGTTTGTATATGCCAATGGATTTACTAAATTAAAATATCCATCATTATATAATTTAAACCATACAAAGGGGTATTCACCCCTTTTATTTTCGTATGATTTAAGTATTATGCGTTTAACATATATTGGTAGTTGTTCAAATTCTAAATGGGTTATTGTATATGTTCCAGTTTCCCCATCCCATCTTTCAAATAATGATTCACCGGCTTTGATATCTCTAAGAGCAAATGTACCAATTCCATGTATTGGGCTTGGTGCAATATCAGTTTTGATGCAATTATTTAAATATGTGAATGTACTCATACTACAAATATACGAAATTTATTTGATTAAACCTAATGTTTATTAAAATAAATCTCCCCAATCTTCCCCTTCATTAGCCTTTGAATAATCAGTAGGTCTAATAGCGAAGAAATCAGTATGTGTAGTACCACCAGTTAAGTGATAGAACCATTCTAAATTATCAGCTTTCTTAGAGTTGAATTCGAAAATACCATCATAACCTAATTCTCTAAGTTTGGTATTTGTTCTCGCTTTAATAAATTCTTTCAAATCTGATGATTTTAGATTTTCTAAATCACCATTTTCAAACATCTTATCAATAAAATGAGATTCTAATTCTACGATTAGTTTAGCTGCTTCTTCGATTGATTCTTTACTAGCTTCCTTTAATTCAGGAAACTCTTCACACATATGATTGAACAATTGACAACCCATCTTAGAATGTAAGGATTCATCCCTTACAGACCATTTCATTTGTTGTCCTATACCTTTCAATAGATTTCTCATTTGGAACGAATATAGAACCGCAAATGATGAATAGAGCGATACTCCTTCAGCGAATGCTGAAAAGATTGCCAAACTTCTTGCTACTTCCTGTCTTGCTATCGGATTTGTTTCCAAATCGTTATGTGTCCAATCAGCTGTAGTAGAAGTTAAGAGTTGGAATTTCTCAGCAACTGCAGGTTCGTGCAAAAATGCTGAGAAATCATCTAACCCTAATGTTTCATTTAGATATGAATATGCGGTTGCATGAATTGTTTCTTGTGAACCAAACATCATAGCCATCTGCTTAATTTCATGCTTTGGAAACCATTTGGTTACCATCGTAGTCCAATAATCAGATACAGCACATTCAGTTTGAGCAAAACCCAATAGAATGTTACCAACCAAATGTTTTTCATCAGATGTAAGATTTTCATTCCAATCTTTAACATCACCCTGCATTGAGATTTCAGTATGTAACCAAAATGCCTGAGCTTGTTTTAACCAGCCTTCTTCATAATACACTGGAAATTCAAATGGTTTGTAGGGTATTCTTTCAGTAAATAATTTGCTCATAGTTTTAACTCTATTATTTAGTTTCCTCTATGGATACTTTTCTATAATCAGTTACCAATTTTTTAATCTCACCAATAGCTTTTCTAGCTCTTGATTTAGCAGCTTTGGTTGTACCATTGTGCTCTTTTTCAAATTGAGTGTATAACTCTTTAATTTGTTCGAAAATTTCTTGCGAATTTGCCATAATCTTTATTTTGTTTTTAATTGTTAAGTCCAACCATTTTTTCAGTTGGGTGATTATAACTATTGTATATATTGAAAAAGAATTCAATTTACAAAGTTAATTTTTTTATTTTTTTGTTTGGTATTTTTACATACCACATATTGATTGATTGAGTATTATCCAAAGTTATCTACATATTTTTTATGTAATAATTTCTTCTCCATAATCGCCCCATCATTACTTTCTTTTGATGTAATAATTCCATCAGATGATGATGCTTCAAATACTTCAATTGAACCAATATTAGTATCCATTTTAGATGGGAATGTTAATCCATCCGGTCCGAATCTATTCTTCATCACGTGAAATCTAGCGGTGTTGTTTAATTTATCTTTAGATTTTCTACTGATACTCATAATGAAATCTGCGTTCATAACTTTAGCGTATGAATCAGCCACTTTATCAGCTTCAATAACTTCACTATCAATTGCCGAACGATTGGTTTGAGATGCTGTCCAAACGGGTATTCCTAACATACCACCCATTCCTCTTAGTTCAATATAAACACCACCTTGCTCACCATAAGTTGATTCTGATTTGTTTGTAGTAGAGAGTAGTAAATCAGCGTAATCAATAATAACTAAATCCGGTTTATTACCCGCAGCAGTCATCTTTTCAATGTGAGATTCGATGTTTCTAGCTGATATACCCTTTGGTGGAAAATACTTAATGAGTAATCTACCTTTTAGTTTTTTAATCTTTTGAAGTACATCCTCTTTTCTATTTTTTAAATCCCCAGATGGGATTTGTGTGAATACAGTATCATATCGCTGTCCTACATAATGTTCGGATAATTCTAATGAATAATGTACTACATTCATTCCAGCTTTCACAGCAGCCGCTCCAAGTGCACATAGTACCCAAGTTTTACCAACTCCTGATGGTGCAACTATTACTCCCAATTCACCGGGTCCTAATCCACCATCCATTAACCCATTAATACAATCCCAAGAAGTTGGTACAGTTGTTCTATTTAAATCTTCACTACGTTCTTCAAAATCTAAAACGTAATCTAAACCCAAATCAGTATCAACTCCAACTTTCATTGCTTTATCTACTAAATCTTTAATTCTATCATAAGAACCAGCTTTTAATAAATCAACGGATTGTACAATTGCTTCTTTAAGATTCTGATTGATGCAAAAGTTAGAAAATTCTTTTTTTACATAATCCAAGTCATTATCACCTAATTGGGTAAATGCCAATTTAAGTTGTTCAACAATTCGTTTCTGCATTCCAGAATCTTCCATTTTTGAAATTTCAACTTTAAACACATCTAATGATGGTGTACGTTTGAAATCATCATAATATTCCATTATCTCCTCAACAATCCATTTGTTTGCTTCGGATTCAAAAAACTTAGGATGTATAACCTCTCTGAGCGTATCTAATAAACGAACATCAGCAATCAAACAAGATAAAACTTTTGTTTGAAATGATTGTCCGTATTTAGATAGTGTGTCTGTATTTTGCATGTATATAACCTATTTGTTTCCACAAAGATATAAAAAATTTGTGATAAAACCTAATTTATTTTATAATAATGTTGTGGAATGTCGATTGTAACCAATCATTAATGTCTCTCCAATTTTGTAAAACCTTATATTTGTTACCAACTTTAAGGAATTCTAATTTATTGAATGCAACATCATCTTCTCTGAATCTATCAATTATCTTAAGCTTTTGATTTGTTGGTATATGTGGTTCTTTCAACTCCATTAATCGCTTATTCATAAGGAGTTGTTCCCTTGCTTCTAAAATATCATTATAAAGTTTGATTTTACCCAATTTACCTTCACACATTTGAAACAATTCATCATGCGTAATAAGTCTATCTTCAGATAGTTCAGGAAATCGTTTAAGAAGTGTTTTGATACCACATCCTTTAATACCCGGAATGTTATCGGACTTATCCCCATCTAATGTACGATATAATAGGAGATTTTCAGGCCAAATTTCAAATTCATCAAATACAACTTGTCTATTATATAGTTTCTTTTTAGTTGGTGAAAATACACTAACTTTATCAGAAACTAATTGTAGGAAATCTTTATCAGTTGAAACAATTACAACTTCACCATCATACTCATTTTGAGTATATTGGGTTAAATATGCAATAGTATCATCTGCTTCAATTCCATCGTAAATCATTGTTTGAACTGGTAGATAATCCAACATATCATTCAGCCATACAAATTGTTGCCTCATTGATAATCGTTCATCCTCTTCACTCATCATCTCACCATAGGTGCGATTAACTCTAAATCTATTCTTCTCTCTACCAGCTTTATATCCTTCGTGGATTTTCTTTCTGGATTCAGAACCATTCTTACCATCAAAAGTTACAATAACTCTCGTTGGGTTGAATTCTCTGATTTGATATCCAATTGATTTTAATGAACCAATAACTCCACCCGTATGGTCACCATCCTCATTCATTGTAGGATTAGTTGTCCAGCTACGGATGAAGGTATTAAGTCCATCAATGATAAGAACTCTACTGTTTCTCTCTCTTAGGTGGTTTGTTTTGTGTTCCTCACTCACTTTATTGAGGATATCTTTATAGAGTTCTTTCATTAGTTAGTTTTATCAGAGTTAAAATAAGTTTCTATTGCTTTCAATCTATCATCTGCATCTACCAACATTTGAAGAGCTTCTTCAGCGTTGTTATAGAAATCATTTGTAGAATGGTCACCAATTCCAGCTGGATTCTTTTCTAATAATTCTAATGTAAGTAGTGCTTTTGCTCTATCGGCTTGTGCACTTGTTTTTAACATTTCTTTCAATCTACTCATAACATATTTTTTATAATTTAATCCCCGATTACCTCAGAATCTACTACCAAATTATCGGTATCCATTGAATCCTTTTTATATTGTAAGATTGTTGCTTCACAAATTCCTTTGTAAATTTGTTCTCTAATAGAGTCATTATCTTGTAATAATTTTGGGAAATCTTTAGATTGATATTTGATAATTTCACCAGTATCAATATCGGTGTACTCATACCAAGCACCAGTTTGTTTTACCAAACCATGCTCTTTCATTTGCGCCAACCATGCTCCATAGTTATCGATTCCTCTATCAAAGAAGATATCGAAATCAGCGGAACGTAATGGTGGACCCATACGATTTTTAACAACCTGACAACGTACTTTGATACCTACGATTCTATCGTTACCATTTTCCTTTGCCTTAATGGTTCCCATACTCTTTAATCTTAAACGAACCGATGCGTGGAAAGCGATTGCTTTACCACCAGAAGTTGTCCAAGGGTCAGAGAATGGCATAGCGTTCATCTTCTGTCTTAATTGATTTGTGAAAACCAATGTGATTTTCTGTCTACCAATTAAGTTTGTGATTTTACGCATTGCCTTTGAGATAATAATTGCTTTATCGGTTGCGTATCCATCTTTACCATAATCTGCTTCCATCTCCTTTTCAGTTGATGCTGCTGCTACTGAATCCACTACGATTGTTACGAGTTTATCTTTCGATGCTACTCGCACTTTCTCAATAATGATTTCGGTGTATTCGAAACATTGTTCTACTGTCTCAGCCGCTACATATAGTAATTTAGATACATCTACTCCAATTGCCTGTAAGAACTCTCTACTGACCGCATTTTCGGTATCTATTAGAACCGCAACACCACCTTGCTTTTGTGTTTCAGCAAGGAGGTGAGCAGATACTAATGATTTTCCAGATTGTTCAAGTCCAGTAATTTCGGTGATTCTACCAATAGGTAATCCACCATAAGGTCGATTAGAAATGGCAACATCTAGCATTGATGCTCCAGTTGATACCCACCCACTCACGTCGGTTGGGGAATCTCCGGCATCCAAAAAGAATGCTACTCTTTGGTCTTTGGATTGTTTGTTTAGGGAATCAGCAAGAACACTTGCTAAATCCACCTCTTTCGATGTTTTTGCCATATAACTTTTTAGTTTTTAGTTGTTGAATAAGTCATCAAATGCTGATGCTACATCATCCATTTTCTTACGTTCCTCAACTGCTGGTGTAGCGGCGAATGCTTCATTTTTAATTGGAGCTGCTGCTGGTGCCGATTGTGGAGCCGGAGCCGGTGTTGATAATGTTGATTGTGAAGTTGATTCAGAACCTTCATCACCAGTTGGATTCAACCACCCTTCTAATACACCTTTTAATTCAGCGTAAGAAAGTTCCTGATAGATATCAGTAATGTTAGTTTGACCTTCCATTGCTGCTTTCAATTTTTCAGAATCTTCCAAAATAGGAGTTTGAGTTGGTTTAACTCTAATTGTAGTTACAGGATAAGAAGTTCCTGCATCTTCAGCTGATACATAATCAATAGTGATATCTCTACCAGTTGTTGGGTCGGTAATATCTCCATAATCTGGGTCAGCGATGTAACCTAAGATTTCCTGATAAACCGTCTTACCAAATCCCCAAAATTTAACTCCTTCGTTTTCTTCACCTCTTACAATAACAGGTACGAATGTTCTCAACTTCGGTTCCATTTTCTTAGCAGCTTTCCAATCTTCCTTATCACCCATTCGTTTAAGTTTGTCAGCAAACTCAACAATTGGGTCAGGTCTTCCGAAAGACATCGGAGATAGATAAGATTTGTTGTTAATGTTGTAGTGGAAATAAAGTTCGATAAAAGGATTTTCTTTGTTGAACTTGTAAGGTACGATTCTCACTTGAGTCTTACCATTTGCTGGTTTCCAAAGATTGTTTTTTGTACTTCCAGTGTTTTGTAGTTTGTTTAGTCTACCTCTAATTGCATCTAAATTAATAGCCATTGTTTTTTGTTTTAAAAGTTTATAATTAAGTTTTAATGGTTTTATTATGGTGTCTTTCCTACACCTTATATAAATATCAAAAAACCAAGTTTTAAGATGGTCTTATCCATTTATTTATACAAATATACGAATAAAATCTGATACTTCCAAATTTTATCCGTAATATTATTTTTTAGTACGATGGTTTGTCAATGCGTTGATTATATTAACCAATCGTTCAATTTCTTTATCTTTATTACTGATGATATCCATCAATGTAGGTTCAATTGAATTGAGTGCTTCTATCTTTGCTTCCACTCTTGCCAACTCAATACCTCTTATTTCTTTAGTTGAATGAAATTCATGTTCATATTCTCCCAATTGTCTATGACATTGAATTTCCAATTCTGCAACTTCTTTTAATCTTTTGATTTTATGAGTTTCAATATCATTATCTACTTGATTAAATTTTTCTCTACGATACAATTCAATTTCTCTATTGATTATATTCTTTTCAATTTCCAAATCTCTCAATTCCTGAGCTTTGGTATTATTTGATTTATTTCTTCCAAACATAACGTTAGTTTTATTATTTATACAAATATACGAAATTTATCTGAGAATACCAAATGTTTTCTCAAATACTTTATTAAGTTCTAAAGTGAGCTCCCCCACCATAGTTATATTGTGGTGCATTTGAACTCCATCCTTTGGAATGATTACTAAATGGTTTGGCTGCTTGTGCGAATCTACCATATGATTGAACTGATTTAGAAGGTCCACCCATTGAATCCCAAGCAGATTCCCATTTCTCAGGCATTACACCATTTTTAAATTCTATAACTGGTGTATCTAAATCTTCCAATAATTGGGTTACCTCTTTAATTGGGAATTTGTAAAAGGTATTTACTCTAAGTGTTTTATCCACTTCTATAAAAAGTATAGAACGAGCTTTAAGTTTACATAACTTTAATCTTTTTGTTTTAGTTGCGGTTCCTTGTGAAACCTTTACATCAAAAATCTGTCCAGCGGGTACTCTATCAAAATTTATCATATCTTTTAGGGTTTTAAGTTATAACTCAAATATACAACAAATATTTGATAATTCCAAATAAAAAAGGGAAAACTTTCGCTTTCCCTTTAAATTATTGATATTCAATGTGTTATTAAACAATATCTTTCGATTCTATTAATGTATATGTAAACGATTTACCATGTATTGCACCTGATTTTCTCGTAATAACCATAAATTCTTCAAAATCAGCTGCTTTTTTGAATACTTGACATCCTTCAGACCAATTTTCAACATAAGTTGAATCTGCTCCAGCTTTGTGGATGTTGATACCAAAGATACCTTCTTGGATTTTGGTTTCATCATAGTTCATATCTCTATTAGCATCTCTATAAACCTTAACCGGCTTTTGTTGTTTAAGTGCTTCGTATTTACCTTGATGTAATCCCAATGTATGTGAACCTCTATATTGACCCGGAACTAAACGAGCAACTCCAGCTGCATTATGATATTCTTTAACTCCCTTTGTACCAGGGTCGGTTGTGTTTACCCATTCTTTGTAAATCCAATTACCACCATCTTTATATGATACTGAAATTGCATCATCAAATACGTTAGTAACCTTTGTACCGGTTGATGAATTTCTGATACCTACGATGTTTAAATCAAATCCTTTGTTAGAAGCATCTTCAAACCAAACGTATCCTTTTGATTTAACTGCTTTTTCAATTTGTTCTTTTGTGTACTTTGCCATAATTTTTTTATTCTGTTTTTATAAATATAACATTAGTACGAAATTGTTGTACTATTAGAATAACCGGTATTAATTAAGTAGTAATTTGAACTTCCACCACTTGTTGGATTATTTATTATAATTGAGGATGTTCCTATATAGGTAGGGCGTAAATCAGTAGTTGATGAATTTATTATATTATATTGTGATTGGGTAAATAATCTAACATTTGGTAAAGAATTTTCCCATATAGATTTCATCCCAACTTTTTTCATATGAATATAATAAACATCAGATACAGTTACTTCACCATCATTATTTACATCGTACTTATAATAATCTAATCCATTAAATGAATTACTAATAACTTTGTACATTATAGAATTAATATCACTGGTACTTAGTTGTGTTGTAGGTGTTGGAATATCATATTGAATATACCATTCGGTTGCTGGATTGGTTGATTGAGAAAATGAATAATATCCAGAAGAGTTAGTATAAACTGTTTGATGTAAAACCCATGGAGTAAAATCGTTAATATAATCAAATTCTATAACATAAGGTAAAGATGTATTTCCTAAATCATTCCATTTACCACCTGTAACAAATTGTGTATAATCTTCACTGGGTGAGTTATTAGGTTCTCCGGAATTCCAATTTGTGTATTGATTTAATTTATATCGATATGCATATAAGTTATATGTTCTATCAATTTCATCGGCTGTTATAGCTCTATTGAATATTTGATAATCACCTAATCTAAAATTACCATAAGCTCCAGAACCCATATTAGTAACATCACTTAATCCAAATGCGAAATATTGTCCGTTTCCCGAATACACATACGGAACATCTCTAGTAAAATTAGTACTTCCAAAATTTACATTATTTAAATATCCTTTCATTGATGCCCCATCATAAGTAATAGAAACCAAATGCCAAGCGTTTAATGTAATAGATGTACTTAATTGAGTAATTCCACTACCATTCCAAAATCCAACTCTAAGGGTATTACTTCCAGTGATTTCCATTATTGATTCATGCCAACCTGATGTAGGACTACCAACACCTAATTCCGATGATATAACTCCATTTCCGGTTGGATATATCCAAGCCATTATAGTTATTTTATTATTCGAAAATTTGGATGCTAAATTATTTGTTATTGCGTATTGATTAGTTCCATTGAATGTTAAATATTTCCCACCAGTACTTGAGTATGATGGTGTATTGTATAATGTAGAATTAATACCAGATACAATATCAGTTAGTGTGGTTCCTGATGTATAAGAAGAAACATCATAATCAGCAACCAATCCATCAGTTACTTTAGTTTCTGTCCAACGAAATCCACCAGCTGCTTCCGAATAAGTATATCCAGAAACTCTATCTTGATAATATCCAATCCAACCAGATGGCCATGTATTAAATAAGAAATTGTTCTCAGCTGAATTAGATACGGTAGCTAAGTGACCTCCCATATTTTCACAAGCAACCTTTGCATTAGTCCAAGTCATTGAACCAGTAGAACGATAGTAAGAGTGTCCGTTATAATTGGTTTGTGATGTAAACCCAGTAAGAGTTGGTGTAGTACGTTTATATAATTTTACAGCAACATTTTGAGCTGGTAATCCACCCGCATTATACATATAACCCGAATATGTAAATGTTTGAGCAAATACAATATTGGATATTATTAATAATAACAGGGTGAGATATCTTCTCATATTACATTTGGTTAATAGCACTTATTAATGATTTTTTTAATGCAGCTGAAAACGCTGATTTTTCAAATGGAATATTTTCATCTTGCAATTCAATAAATGTAGATTTTACATCAGTCTTACTTTCACCAATTCCAGTATATACTTTACCATTAATAATTAAATCAACAGTCACAATAGTAACTTTTCTTTTCTTTTCAAATGGTCCAATTGAAATACTTGTTGTAGGTGCCTCAATACTCTTAACAACAACCATTACTGATTCACCATCTTCACATATACTATATTTTTCAGATAGAATTTCTTCAGTTATTTGTTTAACACCTAATGTAAATCTTTTAGGATTTATATTTTCAATTTTAGCAAGACTCTCTACATTTTTAACAGTGTAGCATTTTTGTCCATAAGTTAATGATGTGATTAACATCAAAGATAGTAATAATAATTTTTTCATTTTATAAAAGTGCTTTAGCACCAAGTAATACTTGGTAGTTTATAGCATCACTCTTAAATTGTTGAACACCACTAAAACTGATGTTCATTTTAAATTTCTGAGTTAGCTTGTAATCAATTGCAACAAATGGAACTGCTAATAGTCCCGATTGATACCACATGCCTTCATAATAATATACAAATGGTGAATATACTGTAACAAACATCAATGTAGTACTCATTTTTTTTCCTACATCGAAATTACCAACAACTCCGCCTAAAGTTGATAAACTTTGGAATTTGGATTCACCAATATTACCAGTAGTATAATTTACTCCCAACGTTGCTGTTATTTTTTTTATTTTATACGATTCCATTATCGATGTTGTATTAAAATAATCCTTTTCAAAATTCAACATAGATGAATTTGCAACTATTGATGTTAAGTTTTTACGTCTCCAAGCTGCAAATAGTGTTATACAAGAATTATCAATTGCAGTAGTATAATTTACCAAAGCCCCTTTAGCAAATGTATTCTCAGTATTTGATGTGATAAAACTCATATTAATTTTAAGTTGTTGTGGTTCATTACCAGAAGCACTTGATATAGTAACAATATCACCAGTCATCATAATATTACCACGTTTAACAGCTGCTACTTTAGCTTTAACCTGAGATGAATTAGATGATGAAGATGATACAGCCTCTTCAGCTTTTTCTTCACCTGTTTTTTCTTCCGATTCTCCTTTTGATTTAGTTGATTGCGATGAACTACCAGATGTACCATTTTTATCATCTGATTTATTGCCGTTAGATGCGACTTTTTCATTACTCTGAACTGTACCTTGTATTGCTGAACCAGCTGCTCCACTTATAGATGAAAGTGATGACATGGTTGACATAACGCTTGTTAACACTGCTATATTATTAGCTGCAACCGTTACATTTAAATTGGTACTTTGTGCTATACCAACACCACCACAAGGGCCGGAACCTTGCGGATTACTCGCATTAACTTGATTAATCCAACTTTCTAATGCACCGGATTGTAATTGTGTTTGAGTAAAACTTTGAATTTGCCCAGAATATATTAATGATACGCTACCATTTGGGCTATTAATAAAAATATCTTTGGATTTTAAGGTACATGGGTCTGTAAATGTATATGAGAACCCTTGTCCTAACACCACCATAGTAGAGAACAAAAAACTTATTGTTATTAAAAGTTTTTTAATTTTCATCTTGCGAATCCAATGTATTAGATAAAGATACGCCATCCTCTTCATCTACCTTTTGGATTAACATTTTGTCTCTATCTTCAGAGTTGAACCAATAATCTATAACTTTATTTAAGTTACCAACAAAGGCACCTAATAAAATTAATAACATTTCTTTCCAGTCTTGTCCAATTTCTACACCAAAAAATACACCAGAGTTGATTCCAACAATAATTAAGGTAAATAACCCTAATATAATTGCGGTAATTCTCCAACGATTATTTTGCATTTGTTGCAACATAAAATAGAAACGATTTTTATCATCTACTTTAACATAATCAGATTTACCACCGAAAAATTCACTTATTTTGCCCATTATATTTAACTTTTAAATATTCCCTTTTTAATCATTTTTGAAACAACTCTAGATGCTCCAGTTTCAAGAGCTTTCTTAGTTGATATACCAATAGTTGATTGGTTAAATTTAATGTCATCAACACCATCTAATAATGATGCAGTTTTAACTGTACTTGCTTCACCCAAACCACTACCGGTAATAATTTCACCAGTTTCAGCATCAACGAATCTAACCTGTAAACCCAAACGAGTTGTTTGAGTTGTTTTTGAACCATCAGTCATTTTGATTTGTTCATCTTCGGATACTGAAAAGTCATATACCTCAATATAAACGAAGTATTTTGCTAAAATAACATTACCCTTCACTTCTATCTTATTACTTGATATACCCTTATCAGATGCCTTATCCTGTGCAATCATTTTTTGTTTAATCTCCTCACGGTCCTCAGTAAACTTAAATCTATCTGTTGACTCTAAGAATTCTAAAACAATATTAGCAACACCAAGCCCAACTCTCTTATCCTTTAACTCAGGATACATTTCGTAAAGTTCTTCGTTAATACCAATTTTTAAAACTTGAATTGGTAAAACGATATCACCATCATAGTCACCTACAACTGCAATAGATTGTTTTTTTTCAAAATCAGCTTTATATTCTTCGGTTTTAATAGTTCCAATTGTTTGTGCATTACTAACAATAGAAAATAATAAAATTGAAGAAATTATTAATATTAATTTTTTCATATTACCAAGAATCCTCTTCTTTTGGTTTAGCAGGTGCTGCAGCTGGTGCAGGTTTTTCTACAATTGTTTTTTCTTTAATAATTGTATTTGTACCACCCGATTGTTTTTGTTGATTAGTGTTATTATTTTGTAGATTGATAATTACAGGTGCAGCTGGAGCAGCTTGTTCTGTTTTAGTTTCTTCTTTATCATCTCCACCATTAAATAGAGTTGTTGTAACCCAAGTTCCACCTGCTAATACAGCAGTTGATAGAGTTCCAATAATTGTTTTCTTTAAACCTGACCAAGTTCCTTCTGATTCGGGTGCGTTTGTTTCTTCTGACATAGTATTGTTTTTTTGTTTAATTTGTTTTGAGTTGATTATAACAATTATGAGGTCACATTTGTAACCTCATATTATTATCTTAATATAATTTTTTTCGATAGGTTATTGGTAGTTTTTCTAAGAACTGCAACATAAACACCTGGAATTAAGTTACCTAAACTAACTTGGTATTGGTAATTACCTTCAGGCATATTATCATTTACTACTACCCTATATTCAATACCATTAAGACCATATACTGATAACCTAACCGGTCCAAATTCTTTAACTTCAAATTTTACGTTAACATAATCATCAGTTGGGTTAGGGAATATTTGCATACCCTCTATTTCATCAATAGTAACATTTGCCATTCTAAATACCTGTATAATACCATTTGTAGGTGTGATACTTAAATCAACACATTGATTGTTACCAGCGTATTTGTTAGTAGTCCAAAGAGGACTTGTACTCCATTGGTCTTGAGGTCTTTTTGCAATAAATTTTAAAGTTACAACATCATCACCATCTCTTAATGGTTTTATATGTGTACCACTAATATCATATCCACCCCAAGAAATTTCATTATTATTAGTATTCAAATATGTTAACCAACTTGAAGTAGCTGATTTCGATTCAATTCCTTTAAATTCCAATAGAGTATCGTTGTATTTTAATCCAAATTGTAATGAACCAACCTCAGTACCATTTGTTAATACCTTTACAGGTATATTAACTAAATTACCTTCCTGAACTGATAATGTTGGAACATTTACTTCAATTGAAGTTGTTGGAAAATCATATTCTACCCTAGCATCAATTACATTGTAAATTTGAGATGGAACGCCAGGTTGTGGTCCTACTAAAACCTCAATTGGAGTAATACGTGCCATACGATATCCCGTTCCATTTGCATCACCCGGTACTAATACATAGAATGTAACCGAATCAGGTTGTCCAGCAACAATATTAAACGTAAAGTTAGTTACACCAGGAATTGTTGATGTATAATTGGTTGTTGAGCCATTAATAGTAGTATATTCAGATTGTGTAAAGAATTTTACATTTTGAACACTATTAGGCCATGCGGTGAATCTACCAGAAATTCTACCAAATATACCATATGCATCCGATATACTTAAACCATTATCACCATTAACATCCGATGCGTAAAAATCAAATCCAGTTGGTGCTTGTGTACCTAATACATAATCTTGTACTCTTTGTGCATCTGCCGTAGATATTACATTACCAACTGATAACGTATCTCCCTGTATTTTTAATCTAACATCATAACCAGTTGTATCAATTGCAATTGCATTAAATGCAAAGTCACCATTTATATCAGTCATATCAGTTGTAACCTGAGTCCAAGCTCCACTTGGTCTAAGTTTCTTTTCTAAAGCTACAGTTAAATTCTTAGCAGCTGTTCCAGTTACGTTCTTAAATTTACCATGATAAGACATTGTTTGAGGTATAATATTACCACCAAAGTTTTGTAATGTAAGTGCGTTATCCATACCATTTTGCTTTGATGCAATTGCTGGATAAGTTACCGCTCCAAATGACATATCAGCAATAGTTGATAATGATGCAAATCCAGCTACGTGAGTTAATTTCAACTGAACAATTGGTCCATTTGGAATTTCAAAAGTAGATGAACTACCAGTATAAGTCATTGTGACAGTTACATAACCAGCAGCCGGATTATCAACATATTTTAGGTTCTGAGAAAATGTTGTATTCAATGTAGTAAGTGTGTCTACCCCAGTGAAAGCTTGTGTATCATAATAAACTCTAAACTGAAATGCTGTTATATCAGTTGTTGTATTGTTGTAAAAACATAGTCCTACATTAGTATAACCTTCAGCTACCGTACCAGCTAAATAATTTGAATCAAGTGTTATAAAAACACCAGAAGTTGTTGGCGTTGGGCAAGTTTGTGAATACCCAAAGATTGGTACTAATGATACCAGCAGTAAAAATAATAGTTTTTTCATCCGTTTTATATAATGTTTCCTATAAATATGTAGCGATTACAATTTTATCTAACTTTTTTAAATATTTATTGATAAAATATGAAACTGATTCTACTTTTAATTAATTTTTTATTTGTGTTTGATTGTTACTCACAAATTAAAATCGATGATGTTGGTGATAATTGGAAAGCAAAGGTAGCTACTTCATTATCACTAATAAAACAAGTTGACCCTAATAAATATGAATTAATTAATGATGTATGTAAACATATCACCTATTGGGATGGTGATTTTTCAACAACAGAAGATTCAGTTACCATAATGATATCCCAAAAAGATATGAGGTTTAATTCAATAAATAACATAGCAGCTATATTAGTGCATGAATCTAAACATTTATTTTATTTAAAGCATAACATAAAATTACCTCCGAATTATGAGGAAATATTAGCATATCATTATGAATTGGAATTCCTATCAAAAATACCTAATGTAGAACCTTGGTTGGTTAACAACGCACTTAAGAATATAGAATATTATGGTTTAGTTAAATAAACCAACCCCCATATTACTTTAATAAGTTATAGTATTCTTTGAAGTGTTTGATTCTATCAGCTAATCCAATAGTACCACCATTTACTCTTTTAGTTACCGATGTTACAGTAGCATCATCAAAACCTTTATCACAAATAGACCAAAGTTTATTTGAATCAAAGAAAAATGCAGCAGAAGCTAATGGATATTTAGTTGCTACCAAATCAGGATTTGCAACAGTATCTTCACCAATGAATTTAGCGAAGTTAGTATAGTTAGATTTACCAGTTAATTGAATATAACCACGTCCACGAAATTTAAATCCGTCTTTAGATGCTTCATCACCATTACCCATTCTTGATGCGTAAACTTTAGATGCAATCTTTTCAGGGTTTCTAGCATATGCAGCTGCAGTTGTTGAATTAAAGTATTTTCCGAAGATTTTTACTAATCCATCTGCTGAATAGTTAACATTCTCAGTAACGGCTTTGAATCCACCACTTTCGTGTCCACATTGTGCTAAGAAATGAGCTAATCTTAGAGGAGTTGTAATATTGAATTTAGAAGCAGTGTCTGGAATTTGAGCAATTACAGAATCAGGAACGTGTCCTTTAAGAGCTGCCAATTTAAATGAAGATGCTGGTACAGCAACAGAAGGAGTTGGAGTACTTGCACCCAATCCCATCTTTTCCCAAGTAGCATCACCAACGATACCATCAGCAGTTAATCCATTTTTTGTTTGCCAAGCTTTTACAGCTGATTCAGTACCAGCACCAAAAACTCCATCAGCGGTTAAACCTAATTTTGCTTGTAATTTTTTTACATTTTCGTTATTATCACCTTTTTTAACTAACATAGTATATTATTTTATTTAATTGTTATTTTTTAAAATGACCGGAATCTATAATTTTAAAGTCATTTCCATTTCTATCTATCATTTGGTAGTGAGCTTCTATCAACCCAAACCATTCATCTATATGATTTAATACTTGAGTTGCAGTAAAATCTGAACAACTATATAAATCAAATTGGAACATTGGTGGATTATCATTATCCCAAACGTGAATACTAGCATGCGATGTTGCTAATGTTACTGTTCCCGTTATTCCTTCGTTGCCCGGTTCGTTAACATAAACCGATGTAGGACCGGCAACTACTTTCATTCCTACTTTATTAACTAATTCACTAAACCAAACGTTTAGTATTTTTTCCGTTTGAGGTGGAGTTTTAATGCTTCCCTTTACAAGTAAATGTAAATGATTTGGTATAAACATTTTAGATATTCCTTATTGTTTTTTTGTTATTTAAATTCTATAACCTCAAATACTCTAGTTTGTATTCGTTTTGTACCATCTGTATTGGTAAGTATTATTGAGTTCTTAAATTTGGCCCAATCCAACATAAATTTGTTATCCAATACTCCATTATTTTCTTCTTTCACCAATTGGTTTAAAGCATTAATTGTGTATAAGGTATTTGATTCTTTTTTTCTATGAATAAGAATTGTATCCTCTAATGGATATGTTGGTTTATATTCGGTATTGATATTGTACGTTATGTACAATTCGGATAAATCAGTTTTGTTCTGTAAAATATAAATATAATTATAGACAATAACGTATGTCTCTCTTATATTTTGTAGAGTTTGTTGTAATCCATCTTTCGTTGTAAATGTACACAATAATTGTGTTTTCATATATTAGTTTTTATTATAAAGGGGGTTATTAATCCCATATAAATATAAAATTAAATTTCAAAGGTTATTTTATGATTTGTAAACTTCATCATTTGCTGTTTTCAATACTTTAGCAAATCGTTTATCCAATGTCATTTCAAATTTAATCTGTCCACCATACCCAACACCATCTTCTCTAACTTTAATTTCAGCCAATGGAATTATCTTTCCACCCACTTCAGCTTGATATCCTAAAAATGGAGGAGGACCTGTTTCAGCACTCAACTTTTCTTTTATCATATCGTAATCAGATGTTCCAAATATGTTTTTCATAATAGCTTTATCTAATGAATTTGAACCAATTGCCATAGATTCTTCACCATCAGAAACAGCTTTGAGTGGAAATTCAGAACGAATCTCATTTAACATACCTTCTTTCATTTTTGGATTTTCCGTAATTGCCTTTATTGCATTTGATTGGAATTCTTTATGGATTTTATCATTTTCCATAATATATTGTTTAGCTATATCATTTCCACCATCTGCTAATGTTTTAATACTTGCTAATATCACTTTAGATTTAGCTCTACTTCCTTTACCTTTAATAAGGTCATTTAATGCATCTGCAAATGTAGTTCCCTTTTCATCAAATATAGTTTTTAACTTTACAGACTCATCTGAACCACTAGCTAATAATTTTTCAATTTCTGATTTTAGGTTTGTACCAGTTTCACTTAATCTAGCTCTTTGATTTTCTTTATAAACATTTTGGTTTATGTTATCTGGTAAATCAGAATCCCATTCCATAAATTTACCAGCACCAGAATTTAAAAAGTTTACTTCAGTTGATTTTTTCAAAGAAACCTCATCTAATATCTCATCACCATTTTCAGTTTTTATCTTAATATACATATCAGTTGAGAATCCTTTGTTTTTACCATAATCTGATAATCCCAATGATTCAACATCATCTTTAGTATCCCAAGCAGTTGCAACTATTTTTGAGTTTGGGTATTCTTTTGTAATTCTATTTAAAATAGCCTGTCTATTATTTCTAGCGGATTGAATCCAACTCTTTGTTATAATACGACTTCCTTCAGTTTTTAATTTTGGATTGTTTTTTATTAACTCAGCCTCATGCGTTGATAATGAATCAGTAAATTCATTAAATTCATCAGCATTCATAGATGTACCCATCATCGTCATTAACTCACCGGCCTGTGCAGATATTTGGCCTTGTCCTCCAGGTAAATCACTATAATGTGTCCATTTTGTACCATCTCCAGTTGGTTTTGTATTCATCATTCTTTCCAATGCAGTTAAATACTTTTTAGGAAATTTAGGATTTTCAATTAATGATGCTGGTAACTTATATGGTTGAGGTGGAATCGGATTTGCTATTTTTTTATTTTTAATATCAAATTCCTCATCGCTTGGTTGAATACTTTTATTAAACTCCTCACTTTCAATTGAATTTATTTTAGTAAGTGTTTTATCTTTACCAGCTATTTCTCTCTTAGGAGATGCCATTTCTTTTTCAGCAGTATCCTTAGTTGGTTGATACGCAGGGTCATTAGGTGATAACCCAGCTCTATATGAATCACCACCCTGTCCAGCAAATACAGCAGGTTGTGGTGGTTCCGCTTCAGCAGGTGCTTCGCCAGCCTTTCCAGCTTCAACATCAGCTTTATCTTCCTTTTCTTTTTCTATATTTCTATTAGGTTGTCCTTCACCACCTAATTCATTATTTATTTTTTCTCTTTCAGGTGTTCCATCAGCAGGTAATGCTCTTTCAGCCGCTTCTCTACCAGGTTGGTCTTTAGCTAATCTAAGTAATGAACCAACTAAACCTTCTTTATCCTTACCATCTCTATCTTTGTATTTAACGGTCTTATTAAGTGCGGGTGATGAATAGTGTTTCTCTTCACTAGCTTCAGTAAGATTTTGAATAAGTTCATTTTTTATATGAGTATATCCCCACTCATCTAATATCTCAGATATAAGATAAATGTGTGATTGTTTACTCAATATAGGATAACCTTCATCGGAACGATAGGCTAACTCATGCAATAAGTCTAAAAGGAAGTCGTTTTTCTCCATAATTTCTGATTCTCTGAAACAATATTTTATATAAATATTAAAGTTTCGAGTAATCAGTTCCCCAGCTAGCATTAATGGGGAATCCACCACCTTCAGCTATCTCTTTTAACTTTTTAGCTTGAGATACATCGGAATTAGCAGGATATGAAAATAAGAATGAATCGTATGTGTATAGGGAAAGTTCTATATCGGTATCTTTGATAAATTCCAATATTTTAGCTACCCTTTCCATATTTAATTCGGTTTCGGTCGCTTGAAGTAGGTAGTTGAACAATTTTTGCGGATTGTTTCCTTCAATCCAATCTAAGGGGATTCTCCTATGTTGTGTTTGAAGATATCCAGCTTTGGTACTCTTATCCCACAACTTCTCAATGAACTCCTTAACACCCTTATAATAAGGTATTTGCTCAAACTCCTCAGGTATACCACCATATAGTAATTGGAACGTAATTCCTTTACCCTCACCATACTCACAACCATATTGGTCAGCTAACCATTGGTGTACGGATGTTTTGGGTAATTCGTAACCAATCAACTTACCAATAATACGTGGATGATACGCATCATAATCCATTTGTAGGAATATGTGGTTTGGTTTTGGGATAAACACCTCTCTCGTACCATCGGATTTGTTTAGGGCAGAGAAGTTGATTCCACCAAATCGGTTGGATGGACGGGATGTAATGGTGTATGGGTTGTATTGGGTGTAAACGATATCGTTGTGTAAATGTTTAGAAGCTTGAGGCCATCTATCAAGAAATTTTTCCCTATCGACCCGAACACCAAAATGTTCTATATCTGAAAGAAGGGGAATCATCGAATCTCCAACCCAATCATTCTCTATACCAATAGTAAAAGTAGAAGATATCACTCTAAGATACTCACCCCATTTCATAATAGGTGCTATCTTGCCCAAATTATCTCGTATACCTCTTCGGGTATAGTGAGTTATAAATGGTTGGTCCTCAAAACCTATCGGATATAATTTATTGTGTTGAAAAAATGCATCAGATTGTAAATCATTTAGGTTTTGTAAACCCAAATTACATTGAAGTAATCCCTTTTTGTTGATTACCCATTTTGCTTCCTTAGAAGTAGTCAAATCAATCGTAGGAGTCTTACAATCAATATGGTTAAATGGTACAATAAAGTCCTTATCATCAAATCTAACATATAGAAATGATAATTTGTTATGTATAGGATGCTTTTCCAAATCAGACCATATTGGAATGATTATGGATGTCTTAGTATTCCATAAATTTAAAAACTCCGTTACTTCAGTTTGTGACTCTACTATAACCATCCTACAAATATACGAAAATTATTTGAATTTACCAAATTTATTAGATATTTGTTTTATTTTAAAGATATAATTTGAAAAATAGTGCTGATGTGCTGATGTTATACTACCTTCATTAAAATTTCCATCTAATTTAGGTAGATATATGTTGGATTGAAATCCTTCAGTTCTTAAATAGTCAACTTTATCTCTGATATGGAATATATCGTTCCACAAATCAGTTCCATTTACTTTTAAACCAGTATCAGTTACCCTACCTTCATTATGTACTCTAGCATAAGTCAAAATTCGTTTTATTGAAGTGTGTGCTAATCCTAAATAATCTAAACTACCCATAACTTCCAAATCATCAACGAAATTAGAAGTTACATCAAATTTATCGATTACTTTTAGTAAAGATGAGGTTCTCATTACATATGTGTGATAAATGCACATAATATTTGCTTTACTACAATGAATTATAGATGTAAAATGCTTTGGTTCATCATAATAGTTAGTTGTCCAACTCCAAGGATGAGTCCAAGGGTGATTATTAGGAATTGTATATGCTGTCCATAAATCTCTTGTCTTTGGGGCCTCTAATGGAGTTTGAGTTTGATTTATTTGTTGTAATGTAGTATTCTCAAAGAATACAGCTGAACCATATGAGAAATCTAACTCAGTATGTTGTGTATATGTGTTTGATAAGTACTCTAATGTATCTTCTGCCAATAAATCATCATCATCCAATCGTACAATCAATTCACCATTAGCAAGTTTTACTCCAATTTTCCAAGAATTCTTAAATAAATCGTATGGAGTATTTGATGTGTGGTATAAAACATCATTTTTAGGATTTTGTGATTTAAAATCTTTATAAATGTTAAAATTAACATCAGATGCTGAATCATCAAAAATAATAACCTCCCAATTCGTATGAGATTGAAGTTGGACAGATGCCAATGCTTCTTTTAATAAATCAGGTCGGTTGTATGTACGAACTATAACACTTATTTTCACTATTGCACAATTTTATATACAAATATATGAAATTATTTTGAATTATCCAAATTATATTTAATAAATTGTATAAGATTTGGTAAATATAGTGCTATCTTTGGTAATTTAAGTGATGTTAATTTAAGTGATGATGAATTTGAAGCTTTAATCTCTTCTTTAGTTCCTGTTAATCTCCAATCTAATGAAGCAACAGTATAAAAACTATTAGAAGCGTATTTCATCATAGCACTTTGTTTAACTTCATATATAGGTGAATCAAAATCATTTGCCTTTTGTAAAAAGTATCTGGTTATATACCCTTTTTTATAATCAAAATCACTTGGTTCCGGTAAATGCGTAACTACCCTTACCGGCCTATACTCTAATGGTAATTTAATTATATTTTTATATCTATCCAAATTCATATTTTATCGCTTTGGTCTATATCCACCAGTAACTTCAGTTGTCCATACCATACCTTCGATTGTATGCTTTACAGATAACACTTGGAAAAATCCACTATTATATGCAGATGGAATTCCATTTACTTTAAATTTATCACCCCTCTTAATACCACTTATACCATGTATTGAAAATGAAAAATTAATCGGCATTAATGGAGCTGTTCCCTTTTCTTCGGTATTTTTTCCAGTTTTAAATGCTGAAAATATGGATGAGTCATTAAATGCACCTAAATAACATATATCATATAAATCCAATCCATCTAATGTACTTTGCTCAGTATGTTCAACTTTAGGATAAAATGATAATTTACCTAATATTAAATTTAAATTAGCTTCTTTAGCATCTTCCGTATCCATTGTTGGAATTTTAGGAGGTGGGTCTTTCTTTTTCATTTTAACCTTTATCATATCCGTTTTACTACTAAATAAAGCTTTTGGTATATGTTTAGTATCCCCATTTAAACTCTGACCTAGTCTACTTCCTATAATTTGGTTCATTTTTGCTCCACTAATATCCAAATCAAGACTAGCTTCCATAAAAATAGAATCAGGACCAGTTAATTGAAATGTATATGGGGTAGATGGTGTACTATTTGTTATACAATTAGTTTCAAATACTCTTAATTCTGTAGTTGTTTCATTTACAGCATGCTCTACTAATTGGAAATCCCACATACCATTTACAGCAGATGATATTCCATTTAAAATTTGATAAAGTGCATCTTTAATAAAAAAGTTTTTAGTATCCATTACACCTTTTGCAAAATCAAAATTTATATACAAATCATGCAAATATCCCCACTCTTCTGGGTTTTTAGTAATAGTATCTGCACCATTTGTTTGTTTTTGATTTAATGGACCTGAGTTTGGAAATTCTACTACTCCACCAACCCTATTATCAGTAACAGTTGCAGCGCTGATTAATGCATTTATATTAGGTAATACATCTGAAATTCCTGCTAATTTCATAGCTGGTGTACTTTTATTTGGTATAAATAATTTAGTAGAATCAATACTATACATATGTTTAAATGCAGAACATGCAGTATCTTTTGTATTTAATATAAACGAAATTATTTTAGAATCTTCACCATTTAAAGTATATCCCTCTACACCAATTGCATTAAATATTTCCATTAATGCACTAAATCTTATAAATTTTTGCTCAGATACAATTTTAGTTCCTTTTGGAAATGAAACTTTTTCACCACCAACAAGTAGTTTACTTTCAGCAAATGTAATACCAAATAAACTTTTACCATCAGTTGAATCATTAACCATCCCAGATACCTCTTCATCAAATCCTATAAAATTATTTACATCAGATAAAGAATCTTGCAAAGCTTTTACATGAGCTGTTTGTCTTGTACCAGGAAGTGAATTATAACACTTCATCCATCTTTGTTTACCAAGAGCAGCTTCACCAGCAGTTTCTATATCATTTTCACCATAAATAGGTTCGCTTGCTAATGTACCTTCATCACCATCCTTTTGAACACCAGTTTCAGATGTAACTAAATACGATGGTAACTCTGTATATCCCGTACATTTGCCACTAATAATCCATTTATCACCATCTATACTAATACTTCCACCAGTATTAAATCCTAAGTAGTTATCGTATTCATAACCTCCCGTTTTTCTTTGTGCATCAGTTTTTTGAAATGATTGAAATGATGATACAGTTGCCGCATTTAATCCAACCAATCCACCAACTCCAGCAGCAGTGTTCCAACCCCATTCAATGAATATGGAATAACCCGGTTCTAAGAAATATTTAGATAATTCCTCCATTTGCGATTTACTAAAACAAGTAATTGAAAATGTTGCTTTTCTAGAAAGATTTCCTGCACCTTCATCAATTTCTAATGAAGTTACAATAGCAGCAGGTCTTTGAGGTCCACTACTACCACCACCAACAGCAGATTTACCATCCCAACGAGTTCCAATAATACCAGATGAATTAGAGCTACCATAAATACCAGCAGCATCAAATAGTTTTACATTTGGATTTGAATACATTGTTAAACCCGGACTTGCTCCAGATGTTAATCTAACCCACGCGTTTAAACCTGATACTTTAAATGAATTACCCTTTCTACCATCTAACTTGGATGTAATTCCACTTTTTATTTGAGAGAAATTTGGAAATGTTGACATAACTTATTGATTAAAATTGTTGCTTATCTCTATATAATTTGTAGGTATTCTTAATACAGTTCCATCTTGAATTCCAAATGGTGCATCATGTATATTATTAGCAGATGCAATTATCCACCAAAGTGATGCATCTTCATAGTATTGATATGCTAGAGTATCAAATCTATCATCTGATTCAGTAACTACATAGATATCAGTATCACTTAATGGAATATCAGGGTATATCTTTGAACGATATACTCGTCTACCATCATTAGTATTTCTGATTTCTGTATTTTCGTATCTACTTGCCATATACTTTTATTTTATTTATATGCATATTTTGATTTGTTATAAGTTGTTGATTTACTTTCAATTAGTGTCATACTAATAGCAACATCAACTATCATTGGCAATACCATACCTTTTTTAATTTCCCAAGGATAATTATCATCAATTGTATATGATAATGAATCTATAAATGCCTCTTTACCTTTATATAAGTTACCCACTGTAAAATACATTAAAGGTGGTGTAACAGATAACCCAGAATATGCAGTTGGATAAGTCATACCAGTCAACGCATCTAATTTTTTCCAAGCAATTGTATGTTCAGCTTCATTTAAAGAAAATACTTTAAAATTAAAACTAACACTACGTTCAATTCCAGTATATGTATAATAATTAAATGGTGAACCTATAAATTTATTAGAATCCCAACTTGGTGACATTGTTTCAGTTAATGCGGTAATTGTACCTCTAAATTGAACAAGCTTTTTATCAGCTACTGATTGAAATCTTAAAGCAACAAAATCAGCATCTTCATTTTTTGCATTTACATCCAATTCATTTATTATATCCCTATTGGTGTACATACCACGCTTATCAGTTTCTAAAAATGTAGTCTTATCCCACTTAGATTGTTTTTTAGATTCTGAGAATTTTTTTATTTTATCAGGTTCTTTTGAGAATATAATTGGTTTGAATTCTAATTCCTGCTTATATGATAAATCATTTCTATCTTTAGGTGTATCTCCTTCTGGAAATATTGTTTTAGTATAAGATGCACCTTTTGCATCAAGCTGTCCATTTTCAGGTTTAGTTGATGGAGTTGCATCTTTATCAAATCCATAATTAGTTGAAACAACTCCAAAAAAATCAGTACTGGTTTTAGTAAATCCAGTAACACTACCCTTTACAATTACAGTTCCTTCTGTTTTTAATCCAGTACGTTCCGAACCTCCAAATAGTTTATTTCTAAGCGCATCTTTACCAAGTTTTATAGCGGCTCCTAATGCTTGTTTACCAATAGTTTTTAAATTACCACCACCTAAACCTTTTAGTAACTTACCTAATAATGAACCTTCGGCTGATTTTTTAATTGCAGCTAAATCATTCATTCTATCTTGAACCAATCCTAAATTTATTTTTTCAGTACCAAGCGTTCCACCTGCCATCAATTTACCAACTACATAAGTTGGAGTTGCTCCTATTGGAATACCTAATTTAGAATTTACACTATCTCTTAATTTTGAAACCTTTCCACCAATCTTACCGCTATCACTCAATTCACCCGATGTAGCTGATTTCATAGCATCCAACATTGGTGTAGTTCTTAGTGTAATTCTCGTTAGTTCATTACCATATATTACAGGTGTTGATAATCCTCTGATTATACGAACTCCTGTCAACTCTTCTTCTAATAAAGTTTCACTTCTTCTTACACCAATTACTTTTCTTAATAATCTTGCAGCTGCAAATCCAGTATTATTTACTAATAAATCAGTAGTAGATATCCTAATATCTTTACTATTTCGTACATCATAAGCAACGGCAGCAGTTTTACCATCCTGAGATGCTAATTGTTTACTTTTAAATAATTCTTCTAATGTTTGTGCCATATTATATTGCGTATGAATTACTTCCTACCTTATTTACCACTCTACCAATTGCGGCTGATACTTTTGTTCCATCCATATAAACACCAACCTTACCAGAACTAAGGTCAGCTCTTAAACCTTTAATTTCATCTAATAATGCGGTATCACCACCTTCAGCACCGGCTCCTTCTCCACCACCCATTCCTAACATTGAACCAACACCAACTGCTATTGCTCCAACAGCAGCTACAGCCATTAAACCAGGCAATGCAGCTATACCAGCTACACCTACTAAAGTCAATGCTCCAGCTAATCCTACTAACGCAAGAGATAGAGCGGCTATTGGTGCAATGTATTGGAACATTTCTCCAATAACACTACCAACCGTTGACATTGCCGTTATAACACTTGTCAATCCACCACCTAATGTAGCTAGTGAAGTAGTTATTAAACTTAATCCAGTACCAACCAACATTATACCAGCTCCCACAAGAAGTAAACCAGGTGCGGCAATTAAACCGGCTAATCCGAATCCCATCAATGCTAACGATAATGTACCTAATGAAAGTGATAACATAGCAATCGGTCCAGCATATTCAAACATTCCACTCAATACACTTCCTATTTGTGGAAGTATTCCTAACACACTTCCTAATCCACCACTTAATGTAGTAAGTGCAGTTGATATTAGTGTTAATCCAGCACCAACCATCATTATACCAGCTCCCACAAGAAGTAAACCAGGTGCGGCTATTAAACCAGCCATACCAAATCCTATCAATGCGAATGATAGTACCCCCAATGAAAGTGATAACATAGCCATTGGTCCTACAAATGCGAATATACCAGCCAATACATCTCCGATTTGTGATATTGATGATATTACACTTCCCATAGAACCACCAATTGCGTTAAATCCAGCTGCGGCAACTAATAAACCAGCACCCAATGTCATCATTGCAATTCCTAATCCAGCTAATGCTAATAAACCAGCTCCAAATATAAATGCTCCTGCACCAGTCATCATTAATGAACCTAATGCGAATGCAGCTGCTCCAAATATTACTAAACCAGCTCCAGCTGCTATTACTGAACCAATGTCCAATCCACTTATTAAACTCATTGCGTATGCAAATGGTACTAATGCTAATCCTAATATTGCTACTGCCAATGCTCCTTTTATCATATCACCTTGTGCTTTTCCTAATACATAAGCAATTGCGGCCAAACCAGCTACCCCAACTAAACCCTTTCCAACATCTTCCCACTTAACAGTTGCAAATTCTTGGAATGCTTTAGCTGCTACATATAATGCGGCTGCCATAATTAACATAGCTGCGGCTCCTTTAATTAAATCATTTGCCTTAATACCCTTACCCATTTTACCCATCTTATCCCCAGCATCGGTATCCGGTGTTTTTATACTTTTTGCTTTATCACCAACACCAGCTAAAAGTTTATCTTTAGCTCCACCAGCAACAGCATCAGTAGCACCCCCACCAAATAAACCAGCTACTTTTTGTGCACCCATCTTAACTAAGTTCTTTAAGAAATCAGCTGATTTAGTAACTATACCACCCATATCGATGCCCAATGATTTAAACCCTTGGCCAAGTTGACCACTCATTGTAATCATCCCACCAAGCCCCTCTAATCCAGTACCTAAATATTTATTTAATCCCATGTTAAGGGTTTCCCCCATAGCACTAAACGTTTCATTTACAGCAGCACCCATTGTATTGGCATTCTCTTGGTTTGTAGCCATTTTTTCCAATTCTGCAACCGAAACTCCTAATAAATCAGCGGATGCTTTCTTTTGGAAGTAATCCATTTTGTTGAATGCTTCAATACCACCTAATGCACTTAAGGTTTCATTCATTGCACCTTGCATATCACCTTCATATGCTAATGCTCTAGCTCTATCTAAGTTGATATCTTTACCAAGCATTGCACCTAATTCTAATTCCTTAGTAATAGATGATTCGAAATCCAATAGGTTATCAGCAACACCACTAATGGTACTCATATTTACACCTAATTTCTTAGCGTATCCTGCTGCTTGTAATATATTTTTACCACCATCTTTTCCAAATAATGCAAACTCTTCAGCTGAACCAGCTAAATCTGCCATTAAATCGGCAGGTATAATTCCATTTTGGTTTGCAAACTCCTGAGTGGTTTTAATCATATTTGCTGCTATTTCGGTTGAACCACCATTCAACCTTGCAAATGAACCCATTAATCCAACTGCTTCGGTATTTGTTATACCCATATTAGCAGCTATTAACCCAACATTAGCTTGTGTTTGGAATGTTGCAGCAGATACATCTCCGAATTCAGATGCTAATGATTTTACAGTACTAGCAGTATCTTCAAATATAAATCCTAATGCAGTTGCGGATGTAGTTGAAGAGTTCAATCCTTGTGAGAATGATTGCCCCAACTCTTTATTCATATCACCAAATTTATTGGCGAACGCACCAGTTGCAATTACTAATGCTCCAATAGCTGCTTGAGGTCTTAGTAAAAATGTTGTTAAGGTTGAACCTAATGCTCCTATTTTTTTCTTTATAGCATCAAACGCAGTTGCCTGTTCTTCTAATATATCTTTTTGTTCTTGTGTTAGAGATGCCATATCCCTTGCAGCTACAACCTGAGATTCAATGGATGCTTCTATTTGCCCTTGAATACTTAGAAATTGTTTAGCTACATTAGTTCTCTTATCCAATGCATTAACTTGCTCTTGAATTTGGTCACTAATTGAATTTAATTTATCTTCTAATTCAGCTTTTTGAACAATATCATCAGCGGTTAGTTGAGCTAACTCTTTTGCTATCGATGATTGTTCGTTATATTGTGATAATATATCAGTTACAATATCAGATGATGTTTTATTTCTTTCAGAAATTTCACTACCTCTTGCTAATTGGTCTGATACACTAGTTGCTATATCTCTTTGTAATATCGCTTGAGTTCGCATTTCATTAGAAACAGCTGAGTATATTGTACCCAACGATTTAGCTTCTTGCTCTAATGTAACAGCACCCTGTACTGTTTTATTTTGATTATCAACAAATGTCTTTAAAGTACCTACTATTCCCTCTAATCTACTTTTTAATTTAATATAAGTTTCATCCAACTTAGCGGCATCTTTTCCCTGCTCAAGCTGAATTTGCTTAATTTGTTTTAGTATCTCAACTCTTTCTTTAAGTAGACTGTTGCTATCTGCCATAATTTATTATAAATCCTTAAGAATTTTCTCTAACTCTTTGATTTCTTTTTCAATGGTTGTTAATCTGGCAGTAACGTGAGTAGGAACTCCTTTCTTTTTGGCTTGTTGTATAAACCTGTCTTGAGTACCCTTTTGAAGGTCATCTAAAAAACGATTTATGAATCCAACAATTGAACCTTCGTTTAAATTTTTCTTTCCCATAATAATTTATGTTATTCGTACTCCTATAAATATAAAGATAAAAAAAAGTGAGGATTATCTTTTAATCCTCACTTTCGATTGTTGTTGTGCTTTTTTATGTTCTTCGGATTCTTTCTTTTTTAACTCAATTAATTTGTTAAAATAGAATTTTCTCCATTGTGATGGCATGAAATACACATCATTCCAGCTGAATCCATTACCATAATTAACCAACTCCCAAATTTGAGTATGGAGTTGAATACTATAATCACTCGGTAGGGTAAAAAAAGTTTATCCCAAATGGGATATCTAGCGCCTCCGTTTCGCCTGTTACATCTGATGTGAAATCAAATTTTAAATCCATATCCGGACTTAACTCCTTAACATATTTTCTAAATGCCTTAGTATCCAATGCAAGGAATCCATTTTGAATCCAGCTTGTAACAAACCCTTTATCTTCATTTCCATCAACAGATTGTATCATATATTTCAAACGAGTAGTAACATCAAATGTTTTTTCTCCCTTTCCTTTATATAATCTTTCTAATGCTTGAATTTCTTTTGTAATTTCAGTTTCATCACCGTGTGTTAGTAATTTAAATACCAACTCTTTACCTGATTTTGGTAATTTGAATTTATATCTATTTTCACCATTTAATAGAGATTCATTAACATCTTTAGTTTTCACCTTAGATAAATCAATTGTTACTGATTGTTTTTCCAATGTAAATGGGTCAGTAATTTCAACAGTATAATCAGCCCCATAACCTAATACTCTTGTTGCCATTAAAATTGCGTTTTTATCTCCAATAAATACATCGTTGATATTAACACCTTCTTCAACAACAATAGATTCGAATAATTTATCCAATACCACACCTTTTTTAATTAAAGTTTGTGATGCAAGGATATCTTCTTCTCTAGCTGTCATGTATTTGATTTCAATGTTACCCTTTCTTAATGGGTGTTTTTCGGGATACACTAACCCCTTTGATGGTAAATCAATAATTTCCGTTGGGAAATCGAATTTAGTATTGCTCATAATTAACCTTTATTTGTTTGTATATAAATATATACTTTTTGAAAAATTAAAAAAAAAGAGAGATTCTTAATAAAAGAACCTCTCTAATTAATGTAATTATTGATTTTTATTTTAGAATTCTAAAATTGCGTAATCATAAGCCAATGTCAATTCGATATCAGCTGCATCGTTTGAATCAAATGATAAATCTCCGAAGTTAGCAGATACAATAAATGCTCCTTTTAACTTCCATTGTTCGATTTTATCACCAACAGGCCCTAGCATATAGAAATCGATGTCCTTTTTATAGAAATCGGCGTAACCTTTTCTACCAGTTAACGATTCATATCCTAAACGAACCCATTCCATTACTTGTTGTGCTCCAGATGGAACGATTGGGTCATACAATGTTATTGTAATGTCCTGCCATTCTCCCTTACCTTGCAATTTGCGATAAGTGTTGATATGGTCTAGTTTAACCGGTTCGAAAGTGATAGATGGTCTAGCCGCTGATTTTATTAAGTAAGATTGAATTCCGTCAATCTCCATAATATAGCGGTTCTTCATCTTCGGTTCGAAGTTGGTAAACATCATTTGTGAAAATTCTAATACTTCTGCCATGTTTTATCTCCTATTATACTAATAAATATTAGTTATTTTTTTATTTGTTAATTTATGCTGAGAAACTTGCTCCAGTAGGTAAGATATTGAAATCAATTACAATAAATTCAGCAGTTTTTGCTGGTTGTAAGAATATCTGTCCTGCTAAAATGTTTCTATCTACTACATCAGGTGTGTTGTTAGATTCATCCATAACTACTTTGAATGCGTATAAACCTTGTCTTTGTTGAATTCCTTCTAAGTAAGGTTGTACAGTGTTGATAAATCTACCACGAGTTGCTGCGGTATTTTGTTCGAACACTAAGAATCTAGAAGTAGATGCGATATACTTTTTAACGGTAATCAATAATCTTCTTACGTTGATTCTATCCAATGCTGATGCTTTATCTTGCAACGTTTTTTGTCCAAATGCTACAATACCTTGCCCAGGGAAAGAAGCGATTGGGTTTACTTTGTTTTCATATAAAGTATCTCTTTCAGAATGTGTTAATCTATTAAGAACTGAAACAGCTCCTACGATTCCTCCTCTATTCAAACCAGCAGGTGCGAACCATTCAGCCGCAATAGCGTCATTTGATGCGTACACAGCAGGTAACAATACTGATGGTGGAACACTTATTAATTTGTTAGTGTTTGAATCAACCATCTTAACCCAAGGGTAGTAAGTACCAGCGTAGTTTGAATCAACTGCTGCTGCCTGAGTAGTAGCTTGTGCTATTGTATCAGGTGCTGCGTTAAAATCAGCGATGTAGAAACAATCTTGTCTAGCTTCAACCATATCAATTACTTTAGTAGTAACCGGAGTGTGTAATCTTCTAATAACACCCGGAGTTACAACCATATTGATATCATATTCATCAGCGTTTGAAATTGCGTTGATTGCTTTAGAGTATGCCTCATATCCACTAGCTACAGAAGTTGATAAATCAAATCCCTGTGAGTTAGCTGCTGATATTGCCGTTCCTAAGTTAATTGGAGTTGCCGGAGATTGTCCGTTAAATCCACCTTGGAAACCTAATATAAATTGTCTCTTAGCCATATCAGTTGAATCAGAACCACTCATTACATAAGTAAGTTGAGAATCAAATCCGAAATCTACGTTTGCTCCAATTTTAGTAGTTGGTAATGGTGCCAAATAATTAGCGTTATCTAATTTAATACCAATTGTTTCGAAATCAAAACCAGCAAAATAAATTGGTGAACCAGCAGTATTATCTACTGAACCAGTTTGGAAAACAACAGCAGGTATCCATTCGGCCTGTGTTGTTGTTGTTGTTTCAATTGGATTAGTATAAGCTCCATGTCCAAATGGTGCTGCTGATACAGGGTATGAACCTTGCTCTTTAACTTCTACTCTAATATATTTTGAGTTATTCAACCAATCACCATATTCAGTAATTTTACCAGTTGAATCAATTGTCATAAATCTATCACCAATTACTCTAGCTATAAAGTTAGGAGATGCAGGGTCTAAGTTTACGTTGTTAAATGTTTCTAATACTGATTTTCTCTTATCAGTATCATTGTATGCTCTTACAGATACAGAGAATGTAGAGTAATCAGTTGCTCCATCTTCACCAGCTGCTTTCACATTAGAAATACCGATTTTAAATCTTGTGTTTTCGTTGTTACCATATCCTAATGTATGGAAACGGAATAATTCATATCTCTCACCAGAAATAAGTTGTGATTTTACATAAGGAGTTTGTGCAGGAGATGCTCCAGCTTGCGAAGGTGCTCCTAATCCTAAATCAGTACCACCAAATACTTGAGATGGTAATGCAATTGCTACAACTGCTCCAGCAGGATTGCTTGTATTGTAATTAAATGCAGATGCTTCATTTTCAAAGTATGAATAAACATATCCATCTTTTGAACCAAATGGTGATTCACCAAATACATCACTTACATCATTAGTTGCCGATGGAACTAAAGATGATGATACAAAACCAATACCAGAACCAGAAACTACAAATGAACCAGATATAGTTAATGATGGTGTTACAGTAAATGGACCAAATCCTACTTCAGCATCACCATTGTTGGTTGAGTGAATAGTAGAGATTAATTTCTTACCAGCAGAACCACTAGCAACTAAACCAATTGGTGTAGCTTGTGTATATCCTCCGGTATCCATTACCCTTACAACAGTCACAGTACCTGCTTCTCTTAAATAGTTTTGAACCGCATACTCTGTGTAGTATGTTCCATCAGGTGTTCCGAAAATGTTTTCGAATTCTGATTGTGTTCTTACGATTGTGGGAACAAACGCAGGTCCTTGTTTGAAAGGTCCTATAAACGCTGCTCCAATTTCTCCGATACCCTGAGCCAAGAACGATAAATCGTTTTCTCTTGTGAATACTCCGGGTGATACAATTCTTTCTGCCATATTTTATTTCTCCAATAAGTTTAGTTTGATTATAATATCAAATACACATATAAATATAAAGAAAAATCCCAAAACATAAATTTTGGTTGTATGATTGGGAGTTTTTCTTCTTTTATATAAATATCAATTATTTTATCAAAGATTTAATCATTTCTTTTAATTCATCAATTTGTTTTTGCTGAGAATTGATTATTTCGGTTTGTTCTTTAATACCTTCAACTAAAAGAGGAACTACTTTAGCGTAGTTTACAGTTAAGTAATCTTCTCCAGATTTGGAACCTACAATATTATTATTTTTATCAGTTTCCGTATCAAATGGTGCTAATGTCACAATTTCAGGTAAAACTTCTTGTACTTCTTGTGCTGATAAACCTAATTGTCTTTTTTCGTTTTTGTATCCGAATGATTTTGCTAAATCATTTTCAACATAATAGAATCCATTCAATTTAGAGATTTTATCTAAAGCGTTTTCAATAGAACCAACTTTAGTTTTTAATCTTTCATCAGAGTAGTATGCAATAACATCACCCTGTGCGTAAACCCAGTTATAAGAATAAACATAATCATAGTTTGTTCTATTCAATCTGGAAGTACCATTCGGAGCCAAATAATATGCAGTATCACTGTTGTGGTAATATACGTTACCATATACTCTATTATTGAAATATGCAATAGGGTTACCACTCTCTCGTCCGATATATGCTACGGAAACTGACTGGCCAGTAGTATTATCATGTATTCTTACATATGAGTTTGCATTATTATCATTTGAATCTAATCTTAAGTTGATATCATTAAATGAGTTAATACTCATCGAATCACTAAACGAACCATTTAAATCAGTAGATGCGATACCATGATTTGAATAAGTGTCATAATTCGCGTTCCAGTCAAATGACATGTATGCCGTTTTATGGAATGAATTTGACCAAGTACCATATCCCTGTGCTCTACCTTTATTAGTATCTGAACCGAAGTATGTTGTATCAGTTATGGTTGTATTGAAACGAGATGTTGATGCAAAATCACCATAGTATCCAGAGTTATTACCATCGTAATATATACCACCATAAACTGTACCTGTTCCGAAATTTGAATAACCAGAATAGTTGTTTGAATTTAGATATCTAACCCATCCGCTGAAACTTCCTCCGGTAATATTTCTTTGATAAATTTCATTTGCATTATCTTCCCATCCATATGCCAATTGAGTTCCCCAATAGTTACTTGAGTTTGCATGTCTCATATTTACCTGGAACCACCAAGTTCCAGATGGACCACCATTATATTTATCTTCACCAAACGTAAATGAACTTATTGGAGTTCGATTGAAATCTGAAACCCAGTTTCCTTCTCCATAACCACTCATATCATTATGAGCTTTTAATGCAGTCTTAGTTATATTTAAACGAGATGTTGATGCTGGGTCTGCATAATATGCACTATCAGCCGAATCATAATAAATTCCAGCATACATTGCTCCACTATTTCCATCATTCACATCAAGCATAGGTACAGTTCTCCAAGTACCAGCATTTGGCCAAGATTGACGGAATCGTAAATTTCCAATTGGACCACCTACCAACTGCCAACCATATGCACTATTGTATGCATTGGTGTAGTGATATGCTTGAGTACCTACCCAATGTGAAGTACCAGATGGTTGATTTGATGGGTTTGACCAAGAATCAATGAATCCACTACCCCATGTCATCATAGTGTTGAAGTCAGTTGTACCCCAACCCATACTTCCAACCCAATAATTAGAGTCGCCCGTATGAATAAATCTTGGGATATTGTATTTCCATGTTCCTTTGGTTCCTTCTACTGTTCTTGCGGTAAATCCATTAACGCTGGTGCTTCTATCACCTGCATAATTACCATAGTATCCAGTATCATCATTATCATAGAATATAGGTGCCTGAACTGAAGTTCTGAACCAACCACGTGATGATATTGCCGCAAAAGTTGTACCATAGTTCATTACCAATAAACCGTGGTCATTTAAGAATCCAGCTTGTCCTCCAGCATTAGGATGTGACCAAGATAATCCATATAAGTTACCAGTACCAGTACCATCAATTGCTAATTTATATGCATTACCCATTGCAAATATACCCTGATATCTAACAGATGTATAAACACCTACAATTGATTGTCCATAGTTGTTATCTAAGTAAAGGTTTTCATTTCCATCAATTCGGATACCACCATTTGCTACTACATATGATAATCTAGCAGTTCCATTAGGGTCTAAATAATATGCAGTATTTGCATAATCATAGTAAAGATTAGCTCTTAAATTTTTATTACCACCACCAGGTCCAATGTAAACATCACCACCATCATAATAGTTTAATTCTAACGGGTCACTACCTCTACCATTTACAGTATCAGCATATACGTTTCTACCAATGAAACCATAACTCGTATCTCCCGCCCAATATAAATTATCATAATTAATAGCGTTTATACGAGATGTTGATGCAAAATCACCATAGTATCCCGTATTATCCGAATCATAAAATATTGGTGCTCTTAATGAGTTACCACCCGTAGCGTAGTTGTTAAATAATACGGTATTATTTGGATACATTTCCATATTAGTAACTCTAGTACCAGATGTATTTGTATTATAGAAATACAAATCACCACCATCACTAAATCTCATATATGCCTGTCCGTGTGCGGTATTTATTCTACCAAATCCGTTTGGTGAACCATTATTATTAGTTACGTTATATCCAAATCCACCCCAGTTCCACGTTACACCAGGTTCAGATACCCACATTCTTAAATTAATTTCACCTGCACCAGCACCATTGTTTCCAGACAATAATCTAACTCCAATTTGAGAATCCCCATGTCCACCATTTACTTGAAATGTACCATATAAGTAAGTGTTACTATTGGGGTTCATATAATATGTAGTATCATCTATATCATAGAATATAGTAGCTCTTGATGAACCATATGCGTAATGATTACCAGCAGTATCATATCCACCAACTGTTCTACCGGCAGTTTCAGAATACATATGGAATGCATCAGTACTACCTAACAATTGAGTTGATGTACGTTTACCAACATACCAACTACTACCACTACCACCAATATAACGAACCATTGCTTCCCATCCGTTACCAGGGTTTATAGTAAGGTAGGTATGTTTAGCTCCAGTTAAATTTAAATTATAAAAATTAGATGTTGATGCAGGGTCTGCATAATATCCTGAATCATTTCTATCATAATATATAGTACCATAAATTGGACCTGCTCCATCTAATGTGCCACCATTCATATTGATACCACCATACAACCAGTTATAACCAGCTGAATAGATACCAGATGGATGCCAAGATGCGTTTCCAGTTCCACCTACGTTACCATTACCTTGATATGAATAAGTTTGTAGAGTATTTAGGTTTGATGCACCATCACCATTTATATAATACGCAGTGTTGGTATCATAATAAATTGGTGCCCTCATATCCGTATCAGCTCTAAATGTAGGAGCGTATGTATTAGATAATCTAATTTCAGGCGTTATTGCAGTTTGGACTGTACCAAATGATGTTACTACTGCTATATTCCAATTTCTAGATTGTGAATCAGCGTTTGAACTTCTAAATCCAGATGTAAAATCAATAACACTAACTACCGGATAACTCCATCCAGTATTTGTTTCACCTATCCAAACACAATCAACTCCGTCCTGATTACCAAATCTTACAGTATGTGCAGTTGCACTTGCTCCACCTATAAAAGTAGCAGATGAGTTATAACCACCTTGGTCATAAGCATAATTACCTAATAGATATTCTGATGTTTGGTTAGTAGAGTAATTATAAATTCGAACCTTCATAGTCCACATAGGGTTATTTCCCCTAAATGGTAATTTAATTCTAATAGCTCCAGTAGAACCATCTGATGAAAATGCTGCTCCTTGTGGTGCAGTTATTCGTGTCACAACGTTTGGTGATGATGATGAATAACCATCACTACTAAATGCTCCACCTGAATGAACAGTTCCACCTATTCTTAAAGAAATTCCAGTTGTATTAGGGTCTAAATAATACCCACTATCATTGTAATCTCTAAATAATGTACCTCTTACTTCTTCAGATGCCACAATTCTAGATGAAATTGCTGCTCTAAATGTACCATTATTGATAATCAATAAACCGTGGTCATTAAGATTATTAGCTCCACCTAATCCACCTGCGTTTGGATGTGACCAACCAATACCATACATATTTGCCGTTGATGTACCTGCCGTATTTGGTTTGTATGAATCACCCATAGCAAATACCAATTGTAATCTCTCTGCTGAATAGTTACCAACTATACCTTTTCCGAAATCATCAAATACAATATTTCTAGCATATGTAATTCTAGTAGTATCTCTCGTATCATGGTAGTGAATTAGGGAATCAGTTCCAGCGAATCTACTATATCTATAAACATTATATCCAGAATCCCAATACCAATGGTCACCATACCAAGATGATGAATCTTCTCCAAAATAGAAATGAGAATCACCACTATCGGTTGCACCAACTCTTAAAGTATCATTAATATGAGTTTCATCAGCGTTACCATTTCCTAAATAAGTGTATCCATTTACATATAAATTATTAGTTACCCTAACATGTGCATCACCAGTACCAATTGAGAATATAAGCGTACCTAAAT